ATCAAACTTACGTACAAAGCCCGAAATTTTGTTACCGCTATTTGTCACAATTTCAATCGGTACATTGTGGAATTTCAGCCACGAAAGGCGCGATTTAATAATTTCGTAATCGTGATTCATTTCTCTTTTTCCTTTAACATTAATCCATTATTGGATATTGTCATTTCCAAACAGGGCTTCTATAAAAACTTAGAGGCTTTCCTGAATTCGTTAGGGAACTGGTCTACGAAAATTTGCTGATCAAGATACTCAAGTGTGAAAACAGCCGAGAAAATCAGAAAATGTCGTTTATCAGGTCGTGTGTCCGTAATTTGCCCCATCACATACTTTCTGTGAGCATCTTGGATTTCATCACCCGAATAGTTGGCTTTTTTGAAATAATCCAACTCAGAGCCATTCAGTCGGGTTTCCTTACGCTTCTCGTTTCTCTCCGTGAAAATCTCCAATAAATCGTCCTGCCACAAATGATGAGGGCGCGGTAATTCACCCCACTCGCACTTTGCCGCTATCGACAATATGCTCATAATGAAATAGCCATATTCGACACCAAGCTCATCCGCCTTTTGTCTGGCTTTCCATAGTGAAGTGATATTTGATTTAGACAGATTAATAAACGGACAACGTTTAAGCCCCGTCTTAAATGGCGCCTTGCGAAAATCCTCCCTGCCGTGTCTCAGCATAATCTGCGAGTATTCACGTTTATAGGCTTCTGCAAATAAGATGGTAGCGTCCATAGGGTGCAGATGCCGGTAGTCAAACCATTTGCTATCAAACAACGCTAATTCTTTGTTAGCGCGTGACAGACCAACGTTATCAACCGTCCACTGGTCTTTGTCTTGTGCCGTCCATGAGAGCATAAATTCCTGCGGGTCACCCTCTTTAATGAAATAATCCAATATTAGGCACATAGATACATTTAACCTTTTACTACATAAGTAAATAAGTACTTTTTATAACAGCGAAAGAAACGAAAATCAATTCCGCTGAGAAGGTGTAAGTAAGAAAAAATGATAAAAAAAAGAGAGCAATACAAATGTCGTGCTCCCATAAGATATATATATAGATTTTGGTATTAAACAAACAACCAAAACAAATTAAGGATCTCAATGATACCGCCTAACGTAGTATTCTCAAATAGATTTAAAATTCCTATATAAGAACTCTATTAATAACTATGAGAGCACGGTAGCTGTCATTAGTGGTAGGCGGATATTCAATCCTAAAAAAAATCAATGTATAATATGCTTATAGATTGTCCAACATGTGGAGGGCAATATGGAACATATCAAATCAACAAGGGAACTCTCTAAGATGCCGTTTATTATTGGTGATGCGGATTTCAATAAAAAACTACGCATGCCGTCAAAGAACGTAGAACACACTCAATCGTTTTTAGATAACGGTGTGACAGACTACACTTTGCCTGAATATGTCGTGCCGCACGGCTATCGCTTGGTCAAATCTTTGAAGAAAGATCAATTCCGTATGATCGCAGACGGCAAAGAACCAGAAACCGTTTACCTTGTTGAAGTATTTTTCCGAGAAGATATTGTTGTCGGCAAAACAACTTGTACCCAAATCAAAGTATGGCGTACTGTTTCGGCTAAACATCAGGAAGTCGTATCCGGTTTCCCGAAGACATTCTTTAAGCACCTTTTGATGAACCACAACATCGTCGTGACCGACGAGCAACAAACTGGTGACGGTAAGCGCTTCTGGGAAGCAATTATTTCTTGGGCGCTGAATATGAAATACAATGTTTACGCCTCAGATGGCACACAAGAAGATAGACCATTAATTATCATTAAGACTATGGATGAATTTTACGACAAATGGGATGAATTTTGTTGGGGACACGATCCTGAAGTTCACACCCACCGCCTTGTGGTTATTAGTAGAACGCCTCTGGTTTAAAATCCCCAAATAGGGGTTCTAAGTGGGGAAGAAGCTCAACAGAACGATTTTAGCGTAATCCATGCTGCTCAACAATGGCTGCCAATTGAGAGACAAAAAATTGGACGGTTCCGATTTATTCCCCAACGTTGAACCTTATCGGGGGATGGGCAAAAATAGCCACGTCAGTATGACAGTCACAGGGGCCATCCATCTGTTTCTTCCGCCTGTTTGAGGGGCCTTAGCTGACCTTTTGTTACCTGTTCCGCAAGCGTGAATGTGTAGTGCCCCAGCATGGGAGTCCGTCAGTAAGGGGGGAACTGAGAGCTTTCAATGAAGATTTGTAATATATTGATTAGTAATATAATGGCTATTTAAATTGACCACTTAATGGCGATTACTGTTCCGCTGCTCCTCAAACCCCTATTTTCATCTCGCGAGATAGCCTAAGACCGGCTTCTTAAGACTCATCCGAAATACCTCAAAACCCATATTACATAAATTAAATTTAACTGATATTCTTGTAAAATACCTCTTTAACCCCATCGACTGTAAACATACATAAATTTTTCCGATAAAATACCGATAAGTAATTAATCAAAGCAGGCTTGCGAAAAAAAGGGAATTCAGCACGTTGCCCAGAGTGAACTAGCCACGTTTATCAAAAATTGAATATCGAAAAAGGAACGATGTGAAAACCTTTGAACACTATTTTCAACACGAGATCGCATATCTTCGCGCACTACAACGATTGATTAGCCAGGAAAAACCCCATCTGGCCGATATCCTCAATGGGCAAGATCCCGATGTGGAAAGAATCAGCGAAGGCTTTGCATTTTTAACCGCACGTCAGCATCAAAAAATTGATGATGGTTTTCCGGAAATCACCCGCCCGACATTGCAAAGCTTACGCTCTCAGACCATTAAAGGCATACCAACTACCAGTGTCATGCAACTACACAGTGGGATTGGCGCAGACTCCGCCTGTTCAGTACCGAAAGTCAGTCAAATGACGACTGAGGCTGAATGCATCTTCGTGACCAGTCGGCAATGCGACATCGAACCGCTGGCACTGATCCGGCGAGAAATCTCTTATCAAGCAAAAGAAACCCAGCTCAAACTGACCTTTCAATATACCGGCAAGGATGACCATTGGCTTATCAACCCCATTAGCCTGTTTCTCAGTGCAGATAACACCGTGGCGGACAGCCTGATGCTGGCGTTGAGGCAATATGCCTATGACATTCGGTTATACCGGGGAGAAACGTTGTGTCCGATGGACGGCATTCGTCTGGAACCGTTGCAGGGGACATCGCGTTTGATCCTGTCTCCCCCGCAAAAGTCAGGAAACTGGGCACCGCAATTATTGTTGGAATCCCTTTATCTGCCGCATGTCCACCACTTTATGACATTGGTTTTGCCCACTTTCATGCAAGACCGTTTATCAATGGCAGAAACCAATGAATTTACCCTTACCATTCAGCTTAGTTGCGAGCTGGATGTGTCTGAAGCGCAAATTGAGCAGGCTTTTCACCTTCATTGTGTCCCGGTCTTCAACCGACAATCGCTGAGGTTAACAATCCCCTTTACGCCGGACAGTGCCCGTTACTGTTTACCCATCGAGAACGGGATACTGGATGTTGTGGGGGTGGAGTTGGAGCAAGAGCCGGGGGAAGCCCTGCACCGCGGCCAGACATGCCAATTCTACCCCACCAGCGTGTTGACGGGGATGGAGCGTTACCCTGATGATGAACCGGCGTGGTTCTATTCACTGGAAACGAGTGTTGATGCGTTGGGCAGGTTGCAACATGAACTGGTGTTTCGCGATAACCGAAACCAATTAATGGCATCACCACCCGCGCATAAATTTGTTTGTCATTTCATGACCTTTGAGCTTCAAGCCCCGCCATTATCGCCCGGGGAAATCTGTTATGCCGATGAAAACATCCCGGATGATTTTCACATCAAAAACCTGACCACCGTCTCATCGCCTTATCCGCCGTTCACCAATAACCACCATTACTGGACATTATTGTCACACTACTCCGCCAGTCCCTTTTTACTGTATTCGGCGGAGGCGCTTAAGCATTTGTTGCTGGGGTACGATCTTTATGCCGATAAAGACAGAAACCAGAGCCGGAGGCTGCGGCGCCTGATCGGAGGCATTGTGACTGTGGAGTCTGTCTCTGGTGACAGGCTCGTGATGGGAGTTCCCCATCGTTGCCTGTTTGTTGATTTGACACTGGATAATACGGCTTATGAATCTGAAGGCGAGTTATTTGGGTTCGCCAATACCCTGTTTCAGTTTTTACCCTTTTGTCTGGCACAAGATATGCGGATGTTAATGAAATGCCACACAACATCGGGGGAAACCTATGTTTTATCTCGGTATCCTGTACAGGGATACCGTCCGTTAATGTGAAAATAAGGACAGACAGTAATGGATGGTTTAGTGTTTACCTGCCAGATAGGCAGATTGCCGCCGGCCACCTTTCAGGTGGTGAATTTCCAGTTACAGGAGCATTTATCACAGCTTTTTCACCTTAATCTGACCGTGATCAGCGCGCTAAATGACATCCCTTTGCGTGAACAACTTGATCGTGAAGCATCATTAACGGTGATCCGCAATGGTGTCGTTGAACGTACCATAAATGGCATCATTGTGGGTGCAACACAAGGGAATACAGACGGCAGGCAGACTTATTACACCTTTATCTTGCGGCCGGAAATGTGGCGGATGACGCTCAATCAGGACAGCCGTATTTTTCAGCGCCAATCCGTTCCCGAAATTCTCACGCAGTTGCTGAAAGAGCATCGAATTAAAGCCGACAGCCAGTTTTATGATAGCCATGGGTATCATGCAAGACGGGAATATACGACCCAAAAACGGGAATCGGCCTATGAGTTCTGGAGCCGTTTGGCGGCGGAAGAAGGCATTATCTTTTGGTTTGAAGAAGACCAAATGTTCTTCAGCAATAGCCACTTGGGAATGACGGCGGGTCTCCCGTTAACCTATAACCCGCAGCCGGATACTGATGATACCGACGCGACCGTCTGGCAATGGCAATACGGGGAATACCTGTGCCCGGATGAATACCGCCATAAAGACTATAATTTCCAGCGACCTTCCCAGCCGATGCTTACCCAAAGTACCTTGGAGCAAGCGGGCAATCATGCCGTGTTCGAAAGTTACGGGCGGTTCCAGTGGAGTAAGGAAGGCCAACCATTGGGGGACATTTATCTTAACCAGTTGAACAGTGAAAGTAAGATCGGCTCTGCGCAAAGCAACTGTATCAAGTTACGTCCGGGTAAAATATTCACGCTCAACGCCCACCCCGCGTTATCCATGAATGACCGCTGGCAGGTTGTCAGTATTACGCACACGGGGTCGCAGCCGCAGGCCGCAGGGATCGGCGGGGAAGGCACGACCTTAACCAGTAATATGACCTTTATCCCTGGCCGCGATGACTGGCGGCCACCGTACCGTTACAAACCCTTGGCCGATGGTGATGAATTGGCAACCGTGGTTGGGCCAGAAGGTGAAGAGATTTTCACCAACGAGTACGGGGCGATTAAAGTGCATTTTCACTGGAACCGCTACGACAAGCCGGGGGATGGCTCTTCGTGCTGGATACGGGTTGCCCAGGGCTGGAACGGCAACGGTTTTGGCTTTATGGCCATTCCCCGTATCGGTCAGGAAGTCATCGTTTCTTACCTGAACGGCGATATTGACCGCCCCATTGTGACCGGCTGCAATTACAACGGGCGCAATAGCCCGCCACTGGATTTGCCGGCACAAAAAACCCGCACAACGTTCAAGACTCATACACATAAAGGTGAAGGCTTTAACGAATTACGCTTTGACGATGCGAAGGGCAGCGAAGAAGTCTATATCCATGCCCAGAAAGACATGAACACCAAAGTGCTGAACAACCGCACGACGCAGGTTGATATGGATCATGAAGAGCGGATAGGACAAGACCAGAAATTGACGGTGGTACGGGATCAATTTGAGGAAATCCAACGCAGCCGTCAAACCCTGATCAAACAGGATGACGACGAGTCCGTTGCCGGTCATCAAACTTTACGGGTTGAAAAAAATCAGTCCACCACCATCACCGGGCAGCAAAGCGTCAACGTCGGTAAAAGCCAGTTGCTGGAAATCGCAGATAACCAGGAAATCAAGGTGGGGAAGCATATTGTGCTGCAATCTCAAAGCGGGCAAATCACGATAGGCAATGCTGGCGGCCAAATCATTATTGATCCGACAGGGGCTATCACGATTTCCGGCACCTCCATCTCAATGACGGAGCACGCGGCCGGGAAAGCCGGCAGCCAGGCACTGTTTGATTATGCTGGTCGATTTATTCTGACCAACAGCAAGAACGGGAATAAGCCACTGGGCAATACCCTGTATGAGATAAAAACCCCATCGGGGGTAGTATCCGGGCGTACCGATGCGTTTGGGCGTACAGCCATCGTACAGACGCCACAAGCGGATACGCTGGAGTTCAGCATCCCCGAAGAAAAAAAGGTAAAGAAAACCGAAACGCTTTACCACGTGGGGGATAATCAACCCGTGGATTACATCATGGAATTTAAGGAGGAATAACAATGGCGGAAAAACCTCAACAATTAAAACCAGGCACCATGTGCCCAGCTGTCACCTCAGTCAATTGCCGAATGGAGCAGATTGAATTCCCCAAAGATGAAGACCAATGCTACCTGGCAAGAAAAGCGGCGTTAGCCATTTGGGCACCCAAGATAAGTTTCAAAAAAGGAAAATCCATCTCCCTCAGACAGGCGACGCTGAGCCAGTTGATTAAAGTAGAAGAAAATGCGTCTGATTGGCAATGGCAATATAAAGCAGAAGTAAGTTTTTACATGAGAGGGAGAAAGAAAACGCCATTGCCTAAACTCGCGACAAGTGCAGGCAAAAAGAGGCTTTATGCAGGTAACTTACCCCACTCTGGAAGCTGGTTTTTAAATTTGTCTAAGCAAGACATCATCAAACATGGTATTACAGGTTTGCGGCGACCTGATATTGTTTTAGTCAAAAATAAGCAGTTTCGCTGGCCGGGGCGTGACGCTCAATATCTTGATGGCTCCGTACATCCCGATAACCTGAAAGTGCTGATTGAAGTAAAATTTCCGGGAGACTCTTTATCAAAAGGACAAAAAAGAGATTATCCCCTCATTGCTGGTAAAGATCGCTTTGGTCTCTTTGTGGTTGAAGATAACCGGGATTCAGAAGAATGGAAAAATCAGTCAGCAGAAGCCAAAGCCGCTGAGATGGATTACATAAAAAAACATATGGCGTTGTTTGGTGGCTTATTTCCGCCGATTGACGGTAGTAATCGCCCTCCATCACCCGCACCAGCACCTGAAGTTAAACCGACACCACCCCCATCCTCTCCATTACCTATTCCGACCCACACAGGAATGGTCAGGTATATGCCGAAAAACCTCCCGCTGGTAAGTGAAAAACCGTGGCAGCATAAACCCATGTTCAGTATCTGGATGGCTTTATCGCATGATCAAACCGTTCCCGCATTAATCACGCCCCCTGATGAATCATCATTTTGGGAACAAGTCGAAGCATTTTATGATCAGGGTGTACAATTAGTGAAAGACGGGTTTACCTATACCAAGGATAGGGTTGTCCGAAGTTGGGAATGGACATGGGATTTAACGGCCAGTGGAATTAATTACCTCACGGATAAAACACGTGAAGCCTTGGCGGCTTGCGGCGCCTGGTTTCGTGAATCGGGGAAATGGATAGCGGATGAAATTATTGATCCAGTAACCAACAAGCTGAGCTATGCCATACATTGGGTGAGTGAAAAAACAGGGGAAATCGTTCGCCTTACCGAAGAAAAAATCACGGAAGCGGTGGAGATGCTATACCAAAACACGGACTTGACCATTGAAGCATTAAAACACGTCGATTGGTATCAGATAGCGGCTGATTTGGGCAATGGAACCGTTGAATTAATGGTAAAAATCGGCGAAGAAATCGTTACCCTGATTGAAACCATTGTCGTTGTCGCTGCTATTGTTTTACTGGTTGGCTTAATCATTTGGGTGGGGAGTATTGTCGGCGGTGTCGCGTCGGCGGTATGGGCGATGTTGACCGCCGCAGCAGCGGGGATGGTCGCATTAACCGCGGCAACCGCATAATAAAGAAAAAGGATCATTATGAATCAAGACGCTTACTTCGAGCATATCAAGGCACAGTTAACCAACTTTACCCTGCAAAGCGAACGCGATGTGACCGTGTCACGTTTAGGATTGGCCATCACCCTGTTTTTCAAACAAGGGTATACGCGAGAAAAAAAGGAGCGTATTCTCGCCTGTTTTCGACGATTTCGAGAAATGTACGGCGACAGATTACGATTCCATGCCCACGAATTTAAAGGGCTAAAGAAGTTTTCAGCCGAAAATATTGAAAAGGTAGAGCAGCTAATTTTAAAAGCTGACAACGGGATATTTGTAGGTAATAAGATATGCAGTTGGGATGTCAGTGATGCGAAAAATGCTGATGACGCGCCTCAATACAGGATGCATTATATTGATACGTGGGAAACTGATGGTAATGAGGCAAGCTCCTATTTATCTCTGGTATTACCGTGGGATCAGTTGGCAACAGATAAAGGGCAAACGGAATTTAACGAATGGCTGGCCTTTCTTTGTGAACAACTCAATCCCGATAGTGGGGAATGTGGTTACACATTAGTATTACCCCTAGACTATGAAATATACATGCCCCTAGAATATCAGCTTGCGATCCGTTATCCAACGATGCAGGTTAATTCTAATGTTTTTATCGACACCATGTATTTTTTTAATTCCATACGCAGTATTGACTGGATAACTTTGCTGTCACATCGCTTTATCAAGCGGTTGGGTGGTGAACAATGGGTAAGAAAAAAATTATCAGCCTATCCGGATATCGCCATTACTGAATACGGCAATGGACTGATAATTCGCGCCGGCGAATACCCTGATTTGACCCCATTACCTGCCAGTGTGCCTGAAAGTTATATTGCGATTAATGAGTTAATTCGCCCTATACGTTATACCTTAAAAGATGAAGGTTACTCTTTACATACCTATGGTGAAGGCCATTTCACAGGTGAAACCAGTGCCCTCTGGTATGCCCGTTATGACCGTGGCGCGTTACAAGTAGAGCCACTAATGGCGGGTGAGCCTGCCAGGGTGGATGGCTACTGGACAACCAAAGGGCGCGAAGGGCTGGAGAACGTCATCCTGCAAGGGGATATTGCCCCGGATGTTGAAGGCAATTCGCCGGGTACAACCGTGTGGCGTTTGGTGCGTCAGATTAAGCATGACGACATGAAAGATCTGAAAGAGCTAGAGGCACAACAAAATGCGGGCCACCATTGACGGAAAGAAGATCATCCTGAAAGGGGACACCACAAATACGGGCGGTACGGTGCTGACCGGTTCAGGATTAACTAAGCAGGGTGAACCCGTGGCTTGTGTGGGGGATGACGTATTTTGTCCTGCGTGTAAGGGCACCGGCACTATTGCTGAAGGTTCCTCACTGACGGTGATTCAGGGGAAGGCGGTGGCTTTGGAAGGGCACAAGGTAGATTGCGGCTGTCCCTCTGGCTGTACCCTTGTTGCTGGGGGATAATAAAATCTCACAGGCGGTAGAATGGCTATCGCCTGTGAGTGACACAATTAATGGTCAAAAAATCAGCTATTCTTGTCTTCAGTTGATGATTGAAGTAAGCGAAAAGTTCATTACAAATAGTATTCACCCTTTTCTGTAGCAAATAGGTATCAGCCGTAGTCATTATTTTTCCTCTCTTAACGATGAGATTAAAGTATAGACACCGAAAAAGAACGAACGCTGTTTGTTCGATAAAAAATCTATAATATTTACGGAATCTTTTTATCCAACTCACTGATTAAATCTTTAATCTGCTCTGGGTTCGTCTCCAAACTCAATTCTAATGCAGCCTTAATATCACCAAACGGCAATGATGCTAAGGTAACTAACGCGGCTCTGAACACGTCTGAACGGCTTAAATTGGCTCGTCTTGGAACGACTCGTAATAGATCAACAAGTTCATGGTATTCGTCTTCCATTGAAACGGTGCGGCTTTTGATTACCTCATCGCTGTTTTTACGACGACCGCGCTGTTTAACCGTTTTTTCTTTCAATGAGGAATTGCTCAAAAATTCCTGTCTTGCTTCTTCACGATCTTGCTTTGCAAGCCCAGCCATAGGGTTCTTAGCCATCTACCTTTTCTCCATATACAAATTCTTTTACTAACAATTCAATTTCTTTCTCAGCTTTTTTGTCGCGTTCTGTTTTTGGCAATTCAAAAATAGTGCGGCCGGCTTCTTCCGCATCGTCATAAACATTGCGGGCATAGATGTTGGTACTTAGAGCTGACATACCGAAGGTTTCACACACGTCTTTTGAAAACTGGATTCTTGAGAACTGGTTCGGCAATGACGGGCATTGGTTCATGACAACACGAACCTTTAATTCTTCATTCAGTATTTGGGCTTTTTCGACAATGCGATCAAGTGCCGCTAGTGAGCGAACGTCACGGCGCTTAGGACGGATAGGCAACAATAAATGAGTGGCACAAAGCATTGCTTCACGCTGTACCTCTGAGTCAAAACCTCCAGCGTCAACGACGATATAATCATACTGATCTTTAATACCATTGAGGTATTTGATCACGTTGTCGGAGCGATAGTGATAGGACAGTTTTTTAATATCCTCTCCCGCAGGCGTGCTTTCACGATCCTGACACCACTGATAGGTGGTTTTTTGGATGTCAATATCGAGAAGGTGTACTTTTTTACCGACCTTAACTAGCATGAAGCCAGCAATTTGTTGTGCAATCGTACTTTTGCCGGGACCGCCTTTACTACCACCCACCAGTATGATTTTTGCGTTCTTACTCATGGTATTTGCCTTATCTGTTTTAGGATTATTCACGTACCGCGTTTATTGTTTTATATAAGATACCTTTGTTGTTTTCAAATTGGAAGAAAACCTATAAATAAAAGCATTTAAAAAAATATATTATTTTTTTATTAATATTGTTTAGATAAATGAGAAAAGGCGACTACTTGTCGCCCTTCCTCCAACCACAGAGCCTGTGACCTATCAAATTGTGAGTGAGTATTTCTCTTGCGGTAAAGTCAGTTAAAGTATCCTCTGACCCTATGTATACTGGGGAAGCAGTTTCGCAGAACGCGGGGGAAGTGTTGGCAATGTTATTTACGCATCCAATCGTTGCGAAGCTCATCAATAACAGCAATGCTACTTTTAGAATGAACCTCATGCTCAACCTCACTCCTTGCATCAAGCGTGACTTTAAGCCGCTCAACTTCATCTTTGCGGCGTTTAATTTCCATCGATTTTCTTACTGCTTTGCCGCCCAAATGATATGCGGAAAAGAGGAGAGCGATAACAGCCAAAGCAGTGTATAAAAATGCTGTCAGTTTATTCAATTTATTTCCACCTTACATAGCGTCAGGAAAAGAATAGGAAAGTTTAACAAAATATGACCTTCCAATACTCTGTATTACAATCCAAACATAATTAACCCAACTCGTTACTCAATACCTTGTTTAAAACGTTTGATCTGCGAATATGAGATAACACACGCTACAGCAATCGTTGCAATCCCGAAGATAATGCGAGCCACTGAACCACTGGATAAATGGCTTTCTGACTTAACTAGCGCGTCAGAAACTTGCGGCATGACTTCGGCAATCTGACCTATTCCCAAAGATGCCGCAACTGTTGCGCTGGCGGTTTCTTTTGTCACAGGCACCTTAGCGACCGTTTTGGCTTTCTGTACGATACCGGCGCGACGTAAGCCTTCGTCGATCACTTCGCGGCTATACCAGCTATTAATTGTTTTCAACCCACCCCGACCATTTTCCTGACGAATAATAGCCTCCACCAGTGGACGAATAATTTCATATTTATGGAGATCAATATTCTGATCAGGACATACACCAACCGTCTTACTAACAAATTGAATGTAGATTTCGGTATGATTTTCGACAACAGGTGCCCAACGTTCGATGATTTTACGAACCGTATCGATACGTGTGCCATTGGCCGTTTTACGTTTGTCATGGTAGGTAATCAACGTCACGGTCAAAGCGCGAATGCCGTAAGCCGAATCTACAAATGAACAAAATCGTTTGTCTTGAGGAGTCTTGGTTAACCCCTGCCACGGCGACCCCATCTCAAGATTGCCGGGATTGTTGTTACGTATTCCACGAGGTAATCCTTTACCAGCCATCGTAACTCTCCTTAGTTACCAATACCGTTCTTTAAGCCCCATGCCGCCAGCCCGAAAATAAGTGCAACGACAACGATAGAACCGATTTTTGACAGAATTCCTCCGTAAAATCCGCTGGATAGGTTATCCAAACGAACAAGGAGTTTTTCTAAATTTGCGTGTTGGATACTGTGTTGTGCCGCGGTCATATCGCCAAAATAGGCTTTAAGGTGGCGTTCAACTTCCTCACCCACTTTGTCTTTTAATTCCTCGCGCAAGTCGGTAGCGATTTCCTTTGCAACCACTCTTGCGATGCGATCAATGATCTCTGGTGTTAATTTCCCCACCTCGTTAGCCATTTTAACCTCCATGTATTCGGCAATCGGTGTGGGGATTTTATAACATTTATTAACTTAATATGTAAGCAATTACCTATTATTTTTCAGCGCATCAACCTGTTTTTGCAGGTCTTTTACAGATTCAACCAATAATCCTATGACACTGTTATAGTTCAAACGCAACAAACCATTTTCATCTTTAGTCACTGCTTCCGGCAATATATCTTGAACTTCCTGAGCAATAAGGCCGGCAGAACGGCTACTATTGTTGTTATCATCAGATATGGTGTAAGTATAACCACTTAATTTTGACAGTTTTTCGCTTGCATCACTGATTGTTGCAATATCTTTTTTGGCTCGTTTATCTGATCTGATATAGACATCGTTAAAATTGCCATTACCTCCACAGTAAAACGATCCATCAGTACGCATTTGCCAGTCGCCACCATTAACACCGTTGTTAAACATAAGATGACTGCCAGAATCTTTATAAATATATCCATCAACTTGTGAACCATTATTAAATATAATATGGCGACGACCATTTCCTTTAAAAAGTAAATTGCCATGTATCTCGCCGCCAGATTTTTCTAAATAACGGCCGTCAGATTCACCTTTGGTATAACTGTCACCTCTATTAGCGTAATTACCTTTTGGCTGATATTTATTGTCAGATTCGCCTTTAGTATAGCTGTCTCCTTGAAGAGCAAATACACCTCCTCTCCCTGGATGGTGAATTTCACCCTTCCAGACACCACCCTGTTGTACTGTCCATCTCCAAACTCCATCTGCTTGAAAAAAGAAACTTTGGTTATTTACGGCTCCAGTTATGACATTTGGCGCTCGCACTTCGCCACTAAAAGTATGGGAAGCGGCATTGGCATAATTTCCTTTGGGTTGATATTTATTGTCAGATTCATCTTTTGAGTAAGCGTAATTCTCTAATGCAATCACACCGGTTTTTTGAGGCAACGCAGCAACAAAAATATTAGCGCCATCTTTTTCACGATAGATAAAGTTTAGTGGTGCGCCACCGTGAGGGGATGTTTCAATAACAGCATAGCGGCCATCAGGCTTGGTTAACTTAACCCCGGTATAATCATTACTCCATGATGCCGTTAAATACCCAACCTTAAGCTCTTCTTTCGAGTTTTTTAAGGCATATTTACCGTCAGATTCACCTTTGGAGTACGCGTCTACGTCACTCGCAGAAGGTTTATTTTTAGTTGTATAAAACTCTGTCCAAGGCTCTTCAAACCCATAACCATCCCTAGCCGAACGATAGGCTATGCTATTATTCTTATATACTGATTTTAACTGAAGTGACGGTGTACTAAAGCCTGATGTCCCCATATTAAAATGAACAATAATTTGTGTATGGCCACCGTAATTTGCATTATATATACCAGATGCCGCATTCCACGGGACGTTATCCTTTGAAACAGTGTCCTTTAATCCTCTATGAAACGCACCAACATCAGCCGCATTCAACGTAATATCTGATAACAATGATTTTCCATTAATTTTTCGGCTATTAGAGACGGTGTTCTGATCGATTGCATAATCACCTTTCGGCTGGTATTTGCCATCTGATTCACCTTTGGTGTAATGCTCTTCTAATATGGCGGCAGTTCCCGATTTTTTGGGGTGTTTGAATTCGCCAACATAGCGATCTCCGAGATTAGCCAGCCAACATGCTTCGCCATTTTTGGGTTCTATCCATGTTCTATCTTTACCCCTAACCCCCGAAACAAATCCGGGTCCATATAGATTTGTATCAATCGATAAATTCCCGCGTTCGTCGACTGCTGAGGCCAAAACGTAATTGTATGTCTTACCTTCTAACACCCCTTCAGGCAAGGTTTCCAGCGGTGTTGATAATTTCCCTACATTTAATACTGTGACGTTGGTCTGCTGTACATTACAAATCAAATCAAATGGATAAGCACCAAAATGAACATAAACATCATATTCATCATCTTTAGTATTGATTGTTGCCACATTATTTGCAGCGCCATTATTTGTTCTATAAAGAGAAGCATTAATGCCTTTGGGATAACCATTACCAGACCGCAAAACAATTTCAGACATGGCAGTTTGTTGATAAGCCCCAACATTATAGCCACTCCCACCCACCAGCTCTATACGTATAGTACTCGGTTTACCCGGATGTTGAGGCATAACTACCTCGGCTATTTTTGTCCAAGTAGGTTTATCCGATCCTAGAGATATTGCAAGAGTCTTCCCTTTGAGGAGATCTTCTTTTATTTGTGCGGCAAGTGTTGCTCTATTGGCTGCATCCAACGCCTTGCTTTCTGAGGCTGCGGCTAATTCCGCTTTTTTGGTTGCCAAAGTAGCGGCTTCTTGTGCTGCATTTATTGATGACACCGCTACGTCTTCCGATGCTTTTGCTGATGCCTGAGAGACGGACGCCAGTTGTGCTGAATGTGTGGCGTTAGTTTCGGAGACTTTTGCAGCATCTTGCGAACTTTTGGCTGCATTGGCTGCATTGAGTGCATTAGCTTCTGAGGCTTTTGTGGTAGCTTCACTCGCCTTTGAATTAGTTTCAGATAATTTTGCAACTTTAGCTGCATTATCAGCAACTTTTGCATCATTCCCCAATTTCGCAAGAGTATTCGCCGCATCTTTTGCCGAATTTTCAGCTTCGAATTTAAATAATTCGGCATTACCTTCTGAAACTCTAGCGTTTTTCTCTGATGTAGCAGTATTAGTTTCTGATAATTTGGCGTTAGATTCGGACGTTTTCGCCGATTTTGCAGAAATTGAAGCATTAGACTCAGAAATCGCCGCACTAGTAGCTGCACCGATAGCTTTATTGGCTTCTTGTTCAGCCTTATTAGCAGAAGAAAAGGCATTGGAGGCAGATTTAGCGGAGGCATATTTAAATGATTCAGCATTGGTTTCAGAGGCTTTTGCTGCTATTTGCGAACTTGATGCTTGTTTGGCTTTTTCAGTCGCGGAATTTTCTGAGGCTTTAGCGTTATCTTCTGATAAATTAGCACTAACTTCGGATGATTTCGCATTCGTTTCCGAGGTCTTGGAGGCAAGTTCAGATAATTTGGCTTCTTTAGCTAAATTAGCCACATTAGTTTCGGAAATCTTTGCAGCCAATTGCGAGGCATTTGCTTCTTTAGCTGAATTAGCAGTGTTATTTTCTGATGTCTTAGCTGCAACTTGTGAAGATGCAGCATCTTTAACTGAATTAGCTGCATTGGTTTCAGATGTCTTAGCATTATTTTCTGAAATTTTTGCCGACGATTGAGATGAGGATGCCGCAATTAGGGAATCTTTCACTGCTTTCGCAGAATTAGTTGCCTTTTCTTCACTAGCTTGAGCTGCTGTTTGCGATTCTTTTGCTGCTTTCGCAGAATTAGCTGCATTTGCCGCTTGATGTCCAGCATCAGTAATCAACGCCCTATTTTTATCAAACCACCCAACGCGAGTTTTGTGCGCTGCATAGATAGTTTCTAGTGAATCAGCTGTAAATTTAGTACCATCATCTCGGATAATAACGACTGGTGACGGCGAAGTTAACCAGCGTCGAATCTCACGGAAATCTGTAGATATTGATTGCAATAATGCCGAGAATCGTGCACTAAACTGCGATAAATCCCCTTCATAAGTGGTAATAATACGACAAGGTTGATCCTTGATCGAACCTCCCTTATAAGCCTCAGTTAATGTGAGTTCTGTATCACTTTGAACACTTTCGATCTCATATAAAAGGTTGTCGGAGCCAATAAGTACCATGCCTGGCATAACTCCATATTTTGCCTGCGACCAAGAAGTGCCAACACCTTTAACTTTTTTGCTTTCTTTCTCAAAAGAATTAGTACCTTCCCTGTACCACATTCCATGTCTCCTCATTCAAATGGATATTAAGTATTTAGATACCTATTATTTAAGCAGTATTATCACACACAATAATGCCATTTACAGCAAACCAAGCCTAACTCGCAAAACCCCCTTTTCGTCATAAACATCAATGCGATTGTTGGAAATGTTTAATCGACCTTGTCCAGACGTTTGGCCGTTCATCTCCAACTGTCCATTCTTACCTAATCTCCAGCCTGTTCTTCCAGATGAATAGTTGTCAGATTGTAGATCACCAACTTTACCACTGCTTATTGAACCATTTTTTATATAAGCGGCATTCATGTAGGTAACGCCGTTCTCGACAACAAACGGAGTGGTCACAACACTGTTGTTTACGTTAACTAAACCAAACCGATCAGCCTGAACGAGAAATTGTGAAACCGTGTTATTTACTCCTAATGCTAGGCCAGCTGCATAGTTTTTTCCGTCTTTGGTGGTCTCTATTTTCAGATTCCAAGAGGCAGAAATTTTCCCATTAATCTCGGCTACTGCTTTTGTAGTTTGCTGAACAATAACAGTGTTTTCATTTAGGTTCGCTTGAACAGTGTCTACACGCTTACCAAGTGCTGAATCGCCGTTAGCACGAGCCGACTGTTCTGATTTTACAGCCGCCTCGTTAGCGTTAGCCTTCGCCAAAACCTTAGAGATTTCCCCTGCTAACGCTTCATCTTTTGTAGTTCTAGCATTTGCTTCATTAGCAACCGCACTGGCAATATCTTTGGTCGTTTTCGCACTTAAGGAATAGACTTGGGTTGCCAAACTTTCATCAGCGGTTGTACGTGCGTTTTTCTCCGCCAACACTGCCGCTTCAATATCCTTGCTAGTCTGTGCCTTAAGGTGTTCAACACTTTGAGCCAGAGCGCTATCTTTGGTAGCACGAGTACTTTTTTCCTTGTCAAGTTGAGCCTTGATATCTGTACCGACTTCACTTCTCAATTGGGTGATTTGTTTAGACAATGCTTCATCTGCATTTGCTCTTGTCTGCTTTTCCTCACTTAACTGCGCCTTGATGTTTTGGTTTACTTCGCTTTTAAGTTGTGTAACCTGCTTAGACAATGCCTCATCTGAATTTGCCCGTGTTTGCTTTTCTTCATTTAATTGGGCTTTGATGTTTTGATTGAACTCTGCGGTCATTGTTTCTATTTTTTGAGACAATGCCTGCTGTCCATCCACTATGACTTTCTGGTCAGTAAATATCTTGGCGTTGGTTTCACGTTGTTCCCTAACTTCTTCTTCACCTTTTAACGCAGTATCAATAGCTGCCTTAGCCACAGCTTCAACAGAACCAGAAACGCGAGCGATTGTCTTTTCGGCACCAATAACCGTAGATTCAGCCCGCTTAATGACTGCGTCATGACTGTTTATCTTTGTTTCAATCAACTCAACTTTTTCAGTTGTCGCTTTGTCACCTTCAATACGAGCATTTTTTTCTTCGAGTAAGACGGTTTCTATATTACCTTTTACCGTTTGAATCGCCTCTAACGTTGAAGCGAACTTCTTATTTTGCTCATCGACAGTATTTTTGATTTTGGTAATCTTAGATGCATTGTCACCTGCATCTTGCAGGGCTTTTTTAGCATTCTCTTTTACCGTTTCAACGGAAGAATTTAGACTCTCTTGAGAAACCTTAATTTCACCCGTTATTTTGCCAATCTCATCAATTTTCTTATCTGATTCATCCACTAAATCTTGAATCGCATCAATCTTTGTCTCCGATTTACCAATCAAATCATGTATTGCATCAAGATCTCCTTTGGCAGCTTTAGTGTCGATTTCTTCTAATAACTCTTTACCGAGTTCGCTTGAAGTAATTTTATTCTTCAAAAAGGACAGAACATCCTTCGTGGCTGCCTGCGTACCTAAATTAGAGTTTACAAGGCTTAACATACCTCGTTTGTTGATCGCCCTAACCCAATAGAACCATGCTATGTCATCATCCAGACCTGAATGTGTAAAGGTTGTTGATGGAATCTTTGCCAGCAAACTCGCTGTTTCTAAGTTATTTGTTTTTGAACCATAAACGTAAATCGTATCTAGATCGATTGAGTCTGGATTTACCCAAGTCAGCACAATTTGTCTGTAATCACCAACAGCAACCAGATTTTTAGGTGCTCCGGGAGGCATCAAAGTACCTAACGTTTTGTAAACAGTCACTAAGGTTTCTGTTCGTCTGCCAGTGATTGAAATTGCAAATACTTCAATATCATAATTAGCATTGTCTGCAACATTTAGAATTTCACATTGGTTATCGGTAACTTCCATGAGAATCCAATTGTCTATTACATCACTGCGGCGATAACGGACAACATATTTGGGGGAACGCCCTTCCCAAGATACAATCAGTTTCACCGCCAAATTACCGGGTGATGAAAGGTAAGTTGTTTCCATCACCTGCAAACCAACCGGTTTGCTGAAAGTCGGATCTAAGACGCTTGATTTAGGTGGAATGAGGATTGCACCACGGTCAATCGCTTCAAACTTAGACGGGTTGTGCTCAACACCGGTGATCTCAAACGTGCCTTTTTCATCGCTCTCTTTCACACTCAGAACACGAATTAAAACGGGTTCTAAATCAGGTTCAGTAACCGTCCAAACACCCATTTCTACAGGTTCATCACCTGCCTTAATGGGTTCTTTAAATGTTACAATCTGATATTCGCCAGCCAGTTCAAGCAAGTTGCGATCTATCATACGGCTGTCAGCCGTTAAAAATGTGATAAACGCCCCTTCTTTATCGAGCCTTACTGATGCATCCAGTGTTATGCTATTTTTGGTAAAAGACTTAATACGACCCGAATTACGCTTACCGGAGCGATATTTATCTTGTAATTTTACCAATTCACCGGGAACCAGAAACGAACTATCAATCCCTGCTTTGAAGATAACAACATCTGTCTCCATTTTCGCAGTGTAAAGCAGCCACAGCCCCGTTCTGTATGCTTGCCCTCGGCTGGTACACCCAAACGCCAGTGATTCCGTTTTACGGATGCCAAAGCGCTTCTTGGCCTCCTCGTCCTCGATGTATTCAACATTTTGTTTGTAAAGGTCATCTTTGTCGTTATAAGTAACAACGGCAACGGTTGGACGATCTTTTCGTGAAGACCCCTTACGAACGACTTTATCGATGATATTTGCTGCCGAAAACTGCATAACAGGTGTAGCTGGACTGTCTTGTCGGAGATTGATCATACCGCCAGCCCAAAACACCATGCCCCGGAATACTGATGCAATGTCAGAGATGACCTTATACGCTTCCTGACGGCTTACAATCACGGTATTAATCGTGAACCGTTTTTCCATCCCACCGAAGCCATCAGGAACTTCTTGATCACAATAGCGCCCTATCTGATAGAACTGTCCTTTGTCTATCATCGATTCATTAACGAAATTCCCTAGACCATATCGTTTATTGATAAGTAAGTCGTAGAGAATCCATGCAGGGTTAGATGACACCTGAATATCAAAGCCACCATCCCAGTCACCTTGGTAGGTGTTATCGGTAGGAAGATAGTTTGAAGGAACCCGAATTTTCATCCCCGAAACAAGGTATGAGCGGCGAGGCATATTCCCGCCAAATTCCCGTGAATCAATGGTGATCCCAACAATCGCACTGTTAGGGTACGCCATTTTTGCAAATACGATTTCTCCGTAGGATGCCACTACGGTTTTGTTATGCAGATAATCGCTATTGGTATCGGGTGTAAATCGAACGATCCGAATACGGTAGTTTTTGCCGGGTTTAGGCAAGTCAATAAAATATTCTCTCTGGAATTTACCGCTCGATTTTTTGGCAACTGTAATTATATTATCTTCATGGCCTAACGGAATTACAGGCTTAAACGAATTATCGCCTATGGCTAATTGAAACTGGAATTTCACTTCCGCCCCATTTATGTCTCCGTTTTCTTTGTCAGTCGAGGTTATACGGGGAAATTCCATAATGATCCGCACGCGATCGGCATCATCATTGTCAATTTGCAACGTTTTAGGTTTAGTTGTTTTAAGCTCTGTTGCAACATTATAAGGGGTTTCAATGTCGCCAAAACCATCTATTGGGGCTTGGTTTTGCTCTCCCCTCCTTTCCCAAAACTTCACTCCATTGAAGTTTGATGAGCTGTCAGGATTCAACAAAGGTACATTGTCCAAGAAAATAGACTGGCCGCCATTTTTCAGACCACCAATTGCACCTTCGCCCAACAGATCCAATATTGAAGCGAGTGTTTTAGATTCAACGTTGTCGGGCGCTTCAACTGACTGCCTGGGGCTGTCGTTGTTCTCGCCACCACCAGCCCCCGCTATGATCACTTTTTCTTTTTTCACCGCAATCTCCATATCACAGTTATTAGGTATTTATCAACTTATTATAATGAATTAATTTATAGACGAATACAATTATGAAACTATAAATAAATAGTCTATGTTTCAGTACGATAGAACGAAAAACACCGTTAGTCAGTGATTACATCACGGTAAAAGAAATAGAAATGAATTTTATAATATTACAAAAAGAGGCTTTAATTAGCCTCTCAAGTTACTGACAAAATGCTGGCTTTTTATCTGGCACTTTGTCAGTAACCTGAGCTGGAAACATTTCCGGCTTTATATTCAACAACCTCTCAAGGATATTTCTCCACCAATATAAGGTGTAACTACACCATTAATATCAAGAAGTAATGCACCTTGTTGGTCAATTCCTCGGGCGATTCCGCAAGTTTCTTGATCACCAATAATTAATTTCACAGGGCGATTAATAAAATTATCTAATTCAAACCATCTCGAAATAAAAGGAGATAACCCTTCTTTTTCAAACTGCACGAGCGCTTTTTTAAGTTCAATGATGATTTCAGCAACTAATTTATTCCGCTCAACTGTCATGCCTGTATGCAATAAACTGGTTGATTTTTGATTAATTATTTTCTGTTGTTCATTACTTATCGAAATATTGATCCCTATTCCGATCACAATTTGTGCAGCATCCCCTGTTTTCCCTGTCAATTCAACCAATATTCCAGCCAGTTTTTTATCATCCAAATACAAATCATTTGGCCATTTTACCTTTACGTTTTTCGCTCCTTGCCGATTAAGTACTTCTGCAATCACAATCCCAACAACTAAGCTTAAGCCTATTGCTGCCGCCGGCCCTTGCTCTAAGCGCCAATACATGGATAAATATAAGTTCCGCCCAAATGCTGAGATCCATTGCCTACCTCGGCGTCCTCTTCCTGCATACTGATATTCTGCAACGCAGGAATCACCTGAATTAAGCTCAGGCAGCTTCTCCAGCAGATATTGATTCGTTGAATCAATAACAGGGATTACCTCAATGTGATCATTTGGAAGATAATCTGCAATAATTTTGCTATCAAGAAGGTCCATTGATATTGGGAAGCAGTAACCTTTTCCCGGAAGGGTCAAAACCTCAACTCCCCATTCACGGATTGTCTGAATATGTTTATTGATCCCTGCCCGGCTCATTCCCAATTCTTGACCAAGTTGCTGCCCAGAATGAACTTCACCATCTGATAAAAATTTAATTAGTTTTAACGGAATACTAATATCTTTCATGAAATACATTCCACCGCATCTATCTCACCCTCACTACCGATAAAGCGTACTTCAGGCTCTAAATGAATATTAAACTTTTCGGCTACTTTATTTCGGACATAAGCAGCTAATGCAACAATATCCTGCCCTGTTGCATTTCCTTTGTTAATTAATACTAATGCCTGGTTTGTATGAATAGCCGCATCGCCAACGGAATATCCTTTTAAATCACATTGTTCAATCAACCACCCTGCTGTAATTTTTACACTATGCTCATTAACGCAATACTGAGGGCAATCTGGGTATGTAAATTTAATTTTCTGAGCTAATGCTGCTGATATGATAGGGTTTTTAAAGAAACTCCCCGCATTGCCCATTATTGCAGGATCGGGTAACTTACTCTGGCGAATTTCACACACCATATTAAATACTTGCTCTGGAGTCACATCTTCTCGCGAGAATTTAGCCAAACCACCATAAGTTAACGTTGGCTCCCAGATTTTATTCAAACGTAACCCGACGGCAGTAATAGCGTAATCATCTTTATATTGATGTTTGAATATACTATCTCTATAGCCAAATTGACACGCATTGGCCATTAGACGAATTGAATTTCCCGTTTTCAGCTCAATAAGCTCCACATACTCACAGACATCTTTAAATTCAACGCCATATGCGCCGATATTCTGAATAGGGGCAGAGCCTACATTTCCGGGAATTAACGCTAAGTTTTCCAAACCGTAAATCTGTTGGTTGAGCAAAGAGATGATCAATTGATGCCAATTTTCACCTGCACCAACATGAACATGCCAAGCTGTATCAGACTCTTGTATATTAATACCAAGAATGCGGTTTAGGATCACAGTACCTTTAAAATCGTCGGTGAAAAGAACGTTACTTCCTCCTCCCAACAATAAAATAGGATGATTCTTTTCCATTGCTTCTCGCCATAAGGTCAGAAGAAATTCAATAGAGGTGGCTATACCGATATGATCGGCGCTGGCTGAAATGCCAAACGTGTTGAACGCTTTTAGTTGGGTAGATTGACAAACAGACATTCACTTTAGGCTCAATAGGTAATTTAAGCCGCAGTCTATCAGACTCTATATTTGAAAGGTAAATAGTTACCCAATACCTACCTGTTAATAAAATATAAGAGAGCTAGAAAAGCCACTCATTAGAGTGGCTTTAGATTACTGACAAAGGGTTTTTTATCTGGCACCTTATTGGTTTTATCTGTGATTCAGCCGTGCATTTATCGGGTCAAAAACCCAATCATGCTCAGGAAAAGACGTGTCGGGGATAAATAAGGAAAAATCGGAAGATAATGGTTGATAATGAATACCGCAAACCCCGCTACTTTCAACGAGGTTTGTCAGCGGTCAGAGAAGCTTTAATTAGCCTCTTTTGTTTTTTAAGCCACGAAAAGACCTTTAATCTCATCCAGATCCAGTTCTAATGGCTCAGTTAATTAATTGTTCTACGGACAATTTAAGACTGATTAACTGAGAACCAACGAGGATTTCTTCACCGTAAATAATAGGCACAGGTGCACCCTGTTCTACTGTATTTTGAGGGCCGTCAAAGTAAGTTGAGTTTTTACGATTATCAGCGCCTCCTGTATAGGGGTTAGGTGTTTTTGTAAGAAGCCCCATAACTCCACCAATCAACATTGATGCTCCTGCTAACGCTAATGCATAGTTTTGAGTATAAAGACCGACCACAATCAAAACAGCCCCAATAACTGCCTGAATAGCACCCATAACCTTAGCGCCAGCCCCCCGATAGATGGGAGTAACGCAAACATGAACCATATCCCCATGATTTTCCATCTGGTATTCAGTTTCACTCATATCTCGTATTGTGCCGTTAGCTCTGGTCACACGGATATGGTATTTCTGGTACTTTGTAGCATTCTGTTTCATCCAGGCGAGCACCCCCTGTCTATTGCAGTTAATGATGCTAATGCCCTGCCGTACCGTAATACATTTGACTCTGTGCTCTTTGCCAAACTTCTTACCCAACACGCCACCAAATTCAAACGTGACTAAATTAGGCTCTTTTACTTTTTCACTCATAGCAATTCCTTATGCCGTAAATGATGGATCGTTGTTTTCTGATACATTCCACCGTAAACTGCTTTGCAGCTTAAGCGGTCAGATTGGTGGTGCAAAATCAGGTTATCACCAATATAAACCGCACAATGATCGGGCATTTTTGCTCCTATCTTCATAAGAAACAGATCACCTCGTTTGGGCTGTGTTCCGTAAGGCAGTTTAACAAACCCTTGTTCAGCAAAGTTTTCACTGAGAATATCTTTATCACCATCCCACCAATTGGGGATATGAAGATGCGAACATGCTCCCACCTGAATATTAAATTCCCGTTTGAGATAGTCACGGCATAACATCCAACAATCAAAGACGCCAAAAGCGTAAGGCCGCCCCTCATAAGGCATCTCAAAACCATTAGGGGTAATAACATTCACATCACTTATAATGAATTCACTGTCAATTTCAGGGTTATAGTTTTTTGTCACGTTAATGATAAACCAAGGAATTTCAGAGGATTCACAGCCAGCCAGATCCGCTTCACTGGCCTTATTTGTTCTATCCGTATGGCTATGCCATACCCCTACGACTTCCCCTTTATTTTCTGCTGCTATTTGATCCTCTGCATCCATGACAAAGAAATTAACAGGGTCTTCCGCAACGTTTTTACACAACACAAGTTCATACTTGGCTCTTTTCGTATTAACCAACAATCCACAAGCCTCATTAGGATAAGTTTGGATTGCCGCCTGTTGCATTGCCAAGTATAAAGCTGTATTCATCATTTCTTGGATCATGCTCGTGTTGCCCCCGGAAAGCCGCCAAACATAATGATGCCATCAGCAAAGTAATTCTTCCGTGCTCGGCAACTGGATAACCGCTTAGGGCAAAAGTCTGCTCCGGGGATAGAAGTCGGTTTGTCATCTTTATCAAAAGCAGGGCCAGTATATCCACACTCTGCACTACGATAATTCCACTGACAAGAATTACGGATCACTTGTCGGTTAGGAAGCTGTACCCCCATTAAGTCATAAACTGACGCCAGTTCAAACTCCACTATTTCGCAGGTCTCAAGCGTTTTCTGGTCGATAAACCATATATCATCAGGAAAAGACTGTTCGGGATTTGCATCAGGATTGACGCCATCAGGGAAATTCTCGGCATCAAGAAAACACTGCATCGTTCGCTTGCGTGTCACCTGACAACCTAACAAATCGTCTTTAGTTTGTAGTTCTGCCGAAATCATCCCATGCAGATTAACGACTTTTAATTTAGGTCTTGGAAGTTTACCTTCTCCACTAATGTCAAATCCTGTTGCCTTGATTGGCATAGGTTGGTAAGTCTTACCCTGCCATATAACAGGTTGATTCACATCATTTGTACCAGCGTGAAAATAGAATCGCCCTCCCCCAGTATTTTGGGGAAGATCGATAATGAAAAATTCAAATATAGAATCTGGTGATAGCAATTGAATTTGCTGTCTGATTGACTTCACTGTCATTATGTTTCATTCCTTAAAATCATGCTATTCCCAGTACGGGAATAGCACAGTTTTATTCGAATACTTGTCTGAATGTCGCTGTTAAGGTTGCACTTCCCTGACCTCTTGTAACATTAAAACCTTCACATACAATTAAATAAAGTTTTTTATCTGGAGATATCCAATTAAATGAATCTTTTCCACCATGTTCGTAAAGAAAATCTTCTATTTCTTGAATGAGGGGATAGCCCCCTTCAAATACCAGACTCCATTCGTACTTTCGCCAATTAAATCCCGACGTTAATCGTTGCTCATAACCTTCATCAAACGACTGTCTACTGATTGCCGGTTTGAAGTTTTTACGGGATTCAAATTTTGGATGCCACTTGAAGGTTTTCCGTTCCATGTGTTACTCCGTTAACATACCACCAGGTCGTTTTTCTTCGGTCATTGTCTCAAGAACAATGGATTTAATTTTCTGAGCCGTCTCGTTCCATGCAGATTCATTGCTTGAGTTACTTTTTTCTTCTTTATCTCCTCCCTGATTGACTACAGAAATGGAGATAACAACATTCTTATCTGAACCTGCACCAATATCATCACCAGCGATGTTCATATTCACGGGAATACGGCGACCATCAGGCAAAGGTACATAGGCTTCATTGTGCGATCCCTCACCGAAGAGTGCTAGTTGAGGTGAAGTTGCAATGCCACCTTTTGAATAGGCTTTTAGCGGAATTTCGCCCAACGATCCCATAATGCCGCCTTTTGCAAAAGTGGAAGTATATGATTGCCAACTGGTTGACATACCCATTGCCCCCGTATTAGCCGCAGAACCTGCCGCTCCTACACCCGCGCTTGCTCCTCCACCATATCCGGCTGCTACTGTCGATCCAATTGTTCCTGCCATTGATACAATAGAACCAGCAGTACTTGCTGAACTACTTGCCGTCAGAGATGCTATGAAACTTATAACGGCACTTCTTGCCAAACCTAGCGCAACTGAGAATGAAGTCACTGTTGTGGTAGCTGAAATATCAGCGGCCGATTTTGTTTGGGTTGCGGTTGTACCGGTGATCATTGCCCATAATTGTTGTGCATAACCGGCAATAGTAGAGAAGATGCCATCTGATTGCATTGTCTTCAATGCACCGGTTGTTTCTGTGGCCGCCTTACCGAGAGCTTGAGTAGATTTAGCAATGCCATCGTCGCCTTCCTTAGCACTAGAGCCACCGAACATACTCCCTATGCTCCCTACAGCTCCACCGATTTTTGATATGAGGCTTTCTCCCGTATCTCCGCCAGCACCTAAGCCTAATCCATTAATCATCGGTGAAATAACCATGCTGCGGATAAAGCTGCGTTGAAGCTCTTTAAAAATAAAATTACCGAAATCAGCAATATTAAATTTACCGGTATCAAGAAATTCCATAAGCTTATCTTCGAGGTTATCGAAAATATTCTTCATGTTTTCGTCAATTAATTTACCCAGATTCTGGTAATCATATGCCATTCTCGCCGTAGCGGTTTCAGTCATACGAACCATTGCTTCCTCTTTGCCAACATGGAACTTAGCCTGCTCTGCTTTGAGATATTTTGAGATTTCAATATTATTCTCATTTGCCTTGATAATCTTGGCAAAATACTCGTCTGCTTCTTGGTGGTTTTTTTCAAACTCGCTACGCATTTCTGCAACGGATTGAGTCATATTGCCTTTAACTGTATTCGCAAAACCCGCCCATTTTGAGATAAGTTGATCCGCAGAATCTTTGGTTAATGCCTTTTGGTAATCGTCCGCTCCTGCGGTGATTTCCGCTAGTTGTGCTTTGGCCTTATCTATCTGTTCTTGGCTTAGGATGCCATCTTCTGGTTTGGAGCTACCCAGTTTGGAAAGGCTTTTGGTTAGTGCATCAATTGATTGTTTATATTTAATAACTTCTGTACTGCCAAAACCGACTTTTTCCGCCACACTTTCGGCTTGATCGAGGATTTTTTTGTTCTCCTCGGCCATTTTCTCTGCAAGCCTTTTGGCCTTAGCTTCTTTTGATTCTCCTTGATGAGAGGATTTCCTGCGGTCGGCTTCATCTTGAATACGAGCATTAGCTAAAGCTACATCGATCTCCTTCTTCTCTGCTACTGAAAGTTTTGCGTAGGCCTCTGACAAATTATCAACGGCAATTTTTTTACCAACCAAAGCCTCTATAATTTGGAAATTAGCCTCTGCTTCTTTCTCTCCTTTCGCAATTCTGCCATCAATTGTGGCAACCTTTTCACCACTATTAATGCGATCACCTAACGAAAGCCGTTCATTATTTTTCCTGATAGTAGATAATCTTTTTTCTAACGCATCATTCGCACCATCATTGAAGTTTCCATCAAGCCCTTTCCAGCCATTAAACATCAATTCTTTGCCGTCTTTAACCATTTGCGCAAGATTGCCGATCTGGTTAGCTATATCATAGTAATGTTTGCCAATTTCTTCTTTTTGCGATATTAGTTTTTGAAGAAATACATCGTTTTTAGCTGCCACAGCATCACCTAATTCGGCTGTACGGTCAGCGATTTTTTTGTTAATTTCTTCTTGTTGTTTTCCAATAACATCTCGAACTTTCACGAGGCCTAATCGTTGAGCTTCCACTTCCTCATCATAAGCGGCACCTAGATCTTCTGCTGCTTTTTTACGAATTTCTGCCTGCCGTTCTGTCGAGTCTTTGTTGGTTTGAAGGTCTGCATCTCTCTGTTTTTCTATATCCGAACGTTTCTTCTGGTAATCAGCTTGTCGGATATTTGCAGCTTTTTGGTTTTCTTCCATTACCAGCTCTAACTTCTTGCGCATATGCTCTTTTGCACGAGCAAGCTCGGAGGCTCGAATTAAATCTTGGTTGTTATCATAATCTTTCTGTGAATCTTGTTGCTTTTTTAATGCATCAGTGTATTTTTTTTCTACTCCTTCAATAACACTATCAGTTACAATCAATCCTGATTTTTTGTTATTGTAGATTTGTTCCCTATGCTCTAAAGCATCATTTAATTCTTTGTTTGATCTATCTAAAACCTCCTTTTGTTCTTTTAATTTAGCCTTAAGCAAAGCAAGTTGTTCATCTGTCACCATGCTAGGCATGTTACGAGCTGCCTCTGTCGCATCTATAGCTTTTTGCTCAGCCTGTCCAAACCACCATGCAAGAGCGGCAACAATTTCAATAACTGTTGTGATAGCAGCAATGATAATATTTGCTTTCATAGCCATATTTAGGCTGCGCCATGCATAAGCCATTTGCCCGATTGCGACAGTTGCTACATTCAACGAGCCTCCCATACGCTGTGAACGTTCTGCAACCGTTGAAATATGTCGCCCAAAGCTAATCAGACCGCCACCACCCCCAGTGATCGTAGTCGCAATAGCTCTATTAAATGAAGTAATCGAACCAATTGTTGTCTTTAAAAAAGACAGGAAGATTTTTGTGCCGCCAATTAGCAACAGGATTTTTAGTAAGGAGGTCAATGCTGACTGATTGTTCACAACCCAAGTAAGCATTTCACGAGCAACATCTATAAATCCTGTAACCATCTCGCCAAATTGTTTGCCGTAATAGGACGCAGCATCACTCATTAGCAGCCTATTAATGTCTTTTAGAGCATCTTTTACCGCATCCATATAACCGGCATCACCGATGGATTTAGCCATTAGCGCAGCGTTGGTTTGCATTTGAGACACCAACCCTGAATAAGTGCTCATCATCCGTTGTGCTGATCCCCGATAAGAAATCTCCATGATGTTGAGCATTCCTTTTATTGCGGTTGTAGCCTCAACTTGCCCTGACGATATGGCTTTCGTCAGTTCGCCCATAGAAAGGTTCATACTGGTTGCCATTGACTGCATGGCAGTAGGAATAGCCTCTCCTAATTGCTGACGAAGCTCTTCCATTGATATGACGCCTTTGCCGGACATCTGCTGAATTGCAATTGTTGCTCGTTTAAGCAATTCACTATCGCCACCAAATCGAGCAACCGAATCAACCATCGCATCTAACGAACCTTTGGTTGGGTCGATCCCCGCCGATTTTAGTTTTACGAAGCTGTCTGAGATAGATTCAATAGAGAAAGGCGCATTTTTAGCTTTATCAATGATAAAATTAAAATCACGCATTGATTCGGCTGCTTTATCCGAAGATGTAGCCAAGCCTTGTAACATGACTTGCAGGCGTTCTAATTTCCCTGCGCTATCAAGTATAGTTTTTTGCCAATCAAAAAGGGCAGTCTTTAGCGTTCCAATAGCAAAAGATGCCATACCGATTGTGGTAATCGTATCTGACAAAGTGCGATTAAAACCTCTAAACCCGCCCTCTAAGCGCTTAACACCCGTACTCGCCTTTGTACCTTGATTAGATAGACGATTGAGTAAACGACCCGCATTATCGATCTTTATCTCAAACTCTTTGCTGTCTAGCGACAACCGAAAACCTAATGAGTCAGCCATCCTTAGCCCCTACCGAATATATTCCTTAATTTCAATTCGGCATCTGGATCAGATTCGGCATGGAAAGGTGACAACACCTTTTTCATGATGACCGGCTGCCCCAATCGTTGCTGTAAACTTTTCTCAAATGCCGTATAACTATCCGCCGTTGCCTGAGCACCCCTTACTGTCTGCAAACGGCGAATATCATCTTCTGACTTGATACGGTCTATGTTCCGACTTAATAACCAGAACCGTTCAAGCGGCATGGCGATAACCGATTCCGTGGTTTCGCCATAGAAAGCAACAACACGACAAAAGTAGAAACCGAAATCGATAGAAATAATTTCGACTCCGTTTTCTTGACGGGTTATTACTTTGCGTCTTCTCCAGCGTGATGCTCATTGGTTTCTTCGCCTTCATGAAATGCAAAGAGGACAATTTGCTGGATTTGTTCTGGCGTCAGGTTCTCTACCTCAGCTTTTGCCATTTCAGGAAGCAGCTTGCGAACAATTTCAATACCCGCCTTTAATTGCTCAACCGGAGTTTGGTTTTCAATATCCTCAGAGTGAAATTGCTGCGCCAGCGCAAACAGACCAACCGTCATTGGCGACATTTTATAATTCACACCACGCAGAGTAACTTCTTTAGGTTTTGGGGCAATTGCATCAAGGTCAAGTAATTTTGCCATCTTAAACTCCATGTAATAAAAAGGGCTTCTATTCGAAGCCCTATAATATAATAGGTATAAACATACTTACCAGATTAAATTAATTAATCTTGATTTGTCTCGTGCTCTGTCACAGATTGACTATTCTGAACCACGCCTCTCTCTAATTCTTTATCTTTAGGAGCATGTTCAGTACTTACTTTTTTTTTGCCATTTTTCCTAATACACCACTGTCATCAGGGTAGGCATTAAATTCAATATTGAACACACGAACATCATCATGCTTGTATGCCATATTGAAGCTACCTGCTGTTGCAGTACGAGGCAAGGTGAGAACATAATCATCTTTGTTCAATGGAGTTAGGACAAGGGATTGAGCAACTTCAACCAGATTGATACCGATACCGGTCTTGATGGTGATCTCATCACCTGAACCACCGACTTCACTGCCCGGCATTACTGTTGCCAAACGTTCCAGCACAGTTTCAGCCAAAGGTACAGTGACTTTGATGTTACGCCCCTGAATCAGTTCAGAAACAGTTGTTTCACCAAACTGATCAACAGTCACTTTCAGCGTATCGGTTGTAACTTCAACTTCAACACCACCCTTGGTATACCCCAAATCAATGCCATTAAAAGAAACATTACACGCACCTAGCTTAATATTCTCTACTTTATTTCCAGCCATAAGTATTCCCTTACTTATTAAGTATATAACAACTAAACTCTATCACAACACCTGCTTCAAAAGAACCCCCATCGTTTTGAGGATAGATAGCCGGTAATGTAACAGCCTGAATAAAATTAAAGTATACGCCTTTTATCTGAACATCCCGCACAGAAAGGTGCTTCATAATTGATGTACTCAGTTCAGTAACCTTACTAATGCTTTCTGCTCTGATCATCAAAGGAAAAATATCTTGGTAATAGCCCGTTAATTCGTTATCTATTGCAATGCCATCATTAGGCGACATAACCAAAAATCCACGTGTCACTTTTGGCGGCATATAGTAACAAAACAGGTCCTTGCCAATCACCCCGACCTTTTTAGATCCAAGATATTCCGTAAAAGCTTCAAGAATCATTTCCATCTACCTCTGCCGAAACCAGCACGTATACCTGCATCTTTCAGATCATCTCGACGCCGTTTCCAAACTGTGTTTCCTGCGCGTTCAATATAGTTTTTTCCAACCTTAACTTTCATGCCTGAACCGTAGTTTTCTACCTGCTTGAGCCTTGACTTAACCCCTAGTCGATACTGTGAACTGTTCATATAACCGGCATACACACCAATAGGTACGCGTCTTACAGGTCTTTTGTTGTTGCCAATGCCAGATCTCATTTTGCTTTCCGAGACATACAGGTTCACATGAACTTCGTTCTTTGAATTCACTACATGAGCGAAAACGGAGCTTTCAAGACTACCTGTTTCACGGGGCGTCATCGCGCGAGCATATTTCTGCATTTCCGCCGCCATCTTACGAAGCTCATTCAAAAGGTTTCGCTTCAACGCATTCTGGCTATGGGTCAGTTTTTCCTGAGCACGCTTAAATGAGCCAATATCTACTGAGATACCCATAAATTAGCCCCCACTTCAAAATGCCCCTCCTTTCCTCTGAGTCCGAATCGGTTATGAACTCTTTTTACTTCCAGTTTCACCCCCTCGATCAACAGCACATCATCCAGTTTTAGCTTTGACGACTTAGGAAATATGATCACCGCATCAAAAAGCTCCATATCTGCTTTTCCTCGTGAAGCCGAGCTATCAGCACGTACAGAAGTCCGGTCGTATTCCTCGATGAAACGAACGATCCCGACATCTGCTTTACCCGCGAAAAACAGCTTTGGCTCTCCGTACATGGATAACGTTTCTGACTTCCGATAAATTGTTGCAGTTGATTGCCGGCTAAACTTCATATCACCCCCTACGAATACGGATAGTGTTGTCGATGTAACGAGCGATAATCCGCCATGTTTTACGTGACAATGAACGGGTAGCTGATCTGCCGCTACGATACATATTGGTCGTCTCACCAATTGATTCTGACAACAAACCATCATCCCGCGCATCAGAAGCCCCACCGTTCTCAACGACAGCGACAGCTTCAATCATGCAGGCTTCCGCCAAGTCTTTAAGGAAATAATCTGGCAATGATCTGAATTCTTCTTCGCTCAGTTCAGCAAAATCAATTATGTTGTTTTTAAATTCACCTGATAGATAAAAAGGCAGGGTGTTGGCGGTCAGTACGTTTTGAGGTCGATCGTACTCGTTATCTGAGATTTTGTAGACCTTTTTGATATCGAATCGCATGTTTTTTAGACGTTTTGTGGCTTCCATTAATGCCTGACGCTGTGTATGGCCGTTCAGCATTAAGAAGCTGTCTGAGGCGTACATATCCATAGCCGCCAGTTTCGCTTCCATCAACGACACAAATGATTCGCCTGGCACTGACAAATCTAATGAGTTGATAATTGCGTAATACTGCTCATACTCAGATACGCGACCGCTCTGTGTCACCGACTTAACGATCACACGACGTATATCCTTTGATTTATCACCAGCCAATTCGTTATGTTCGCCTGAAACTGAGAACGAAATGCTCAAATCACCGCTTTCGATGGCGATAGGAACGTCTTCAACAACAGCTTTACCGGAAATATCAAACAATGAGTAAGTGGCTGATTCGACATCAAGAGCATCAAACACAAAGGTGAGAGATACGGTGTTTCCCGATTTAACCACGTCCAGTTTTGACATTATTCACCTGCGATTTTCAAGATGCTTTCGATCATGGCTTCGATTGATTTTTCTCGCACATCTAGATCATTACCGATTTTACGTAACGCCGAAATGCCGCCTTTATCGGCCACAGCTTCTAATTCTGCTCGTGAATAGCGAACACCCGCTTTTTCGGCAGTTCGTTCCATCGGTTTTACTGGTTGCGCTTTAGTTTCCGCTTCGAGGGCTTGTTTCGCTGTTAATTCGCGGGATTCTGATAATGAGGCTGCGCCACTCATGTTTTTACCGTCGATAGTTTCTGCTTTCATAATTGAGCAAATACGCTGCTGATCGAGGAACGGGATTAGTGATTTACTAACACCGTTTTCAAATTCAACTCCAAACATAACACCGTTGTAACCGGAGAATGCAGATTCAATGAGTTTGATTTTGGCTGGATTCATTTTTTTCTTTCCTTAAAGTGTGTGCGGTCGTCCTGACCACACTTAATTTACTCGCCTGAATCGTCTGCCTTTTCCGGTTCAGGCTTCTTAACTGTATCTGCCACTAACTCTGAGCGAACCGTTGATAAAATACGTTCTTGTTTACGCTGACTTACCGGTGACACAGTTACGCCATCCTTAAAACCGGTCATAAACAAATGTCCCGTGTAACCACGCATTGATCTTTCGGTCAGCTTTACTTTCTTTTCGGCCATAGTTTTATTCCCTTATATGAAAAAAGGGTGGGCTTTCGCCTCACCCTTTTTCGGTCACAAGTACCTGTTACAGTGCAACGCCAGTCAGTGCTGAAATTGCCTTGTCGTGTTTGTTTGCCAGAGAGCAATACCATTTAACACGAGTACGGGTGGCATCTTTGTTCTGCACTGTACCGATGCTTTCAACAACGATACCGGCGTTGTCACCGCCGTACAGACCGGTCAGACCGTTTTCTTCGCTCAGGTGCAGACAGTAAATGTCAGCTTTCTTCGCTTTAGTATCGCCAACAACAGGAATAAAGTCGTTCACAATGAACGGTACACCGTTGTGGGTCAGCATTGGGCGACCAAAGTTTTCGATCATGATTTCTTGTGGGCCGACATTTACAGTACGCAACAATGCACGATAGGCACGAATATGCTCAGAGCGCATCATGATAGCGTCAGCACCTAAATCTTTAACCGCATCGACCAGTTCATCCAGCATGGAAAAGGTCATGGCGGAATCGGCAACAATTTTTTGGTCGTTGTGGATCAGCTTCGGAATACCGTCGAATGACTTAGCGTTTGTAACACTGTCACCTAAAATCAGGTTACGGCGGAATGCACGAGCCAGACCTTTCACTTTAGCGCGGATCTGAATAGCCAACTGGCTATTGGTGTCGGCCATAGTGGTCGCGAGGAATTTATCAACGTCCACGTCACCTGCCATGATTCGCAGTTTAGCAACGTGTTCAGTGAACTTAGCCGCACCTTCCGGTACGACGTCATTCACGTCAATGAAAGTAGCCTCACTCAGTTCAGATTCGCGGTTGTACAGGTACGCCTTAGAATCCACTTTCATGAATGGAAGTACCGCAAACAAATCTTCGCGGTCGATAATAGTTTCGATAACGCCTTGTTCTAAAGTGTTATTCGACAGCTTTTCAGCTTCTTCACGCAGTAATGGCATCGTAAGTTCCCTTTATACGCACACACAAACATTGATTCGGGGAACATCCTGTTCCCCATTTTGCTTTAATTGCCGGAGCGCATTTTTGCCACGCCAGCGGCGATTTTATCGAGAGCATTCAGCTCCTTCAGTGCCGGCTTACCACCTGCACCCAAATCGGTATTTGAACCTGCACCCGGCCTCGCTTTGCTACGCAACAGAGCATCAGATTCAGGGTCGGCTTTTAAAATCCGCTCAATGGCCTGCTCAAACGCTAACGGTGAGCCGTTGCCATCTACCAGAACAGCACGTTCTTTTGCACCAGCAGGTTTGTCATAACCAACAACGATACCGTCTTCACCCACTTCAAAATGCCCCCCGTAAATAACGCGGGCCTTTGATGGGGTAATCAGAGTTTCTTCACGCAGGAAGTTCGAGCCACTGAATGCAGAACCGACCGTTAGCTCAAGAATTTGAGAACGCAGTGTGTCTTTTTCACCTGCAAGGGTCGCAATCACATCGTCACGGCCTTTCAGTTCGGCTTGGTGTGCTTCAATCATCTGCTTTTTGACAGCATCGAATTCACCACGTTTCTCTTGTTCTTCCTGTTCACGGCGCTGTTTTTCTTCTTCCGCAGTTTTCTTAGCAGTGAGAAGTTCGGTAATTTGTTCAGGGGTTGCGTCACCAAATGCGGCCAATTTATCTGTCAGCGATTTGTTTTCGGTTTTGCGCTTCATCGTTTCCTTAACGAGATTCGCCTTTTCCGTTTCGGACGCCTTTAGGCGATTAATCAATTGTTCTTGTGAAAGATCGACGTAATCATCTTTAAGCTCTTCGGTTTTCCTCTCTGGTTCACCAGCAGAAACACCACCGCCACTACCACCCTGTATACCATCGTCCGCAACATCCATTAAGATGCCACGATTCGCCATCAGCATTTGCCATAAATTCATCGTTTACTTTCCTTGTAAAAATCACTCGGTTTCTTGAGTCGATTTCGGATCTGTCTCTCGATCTTTTCCGATTAAATAATAGGTATTTACCTACTTACTTTCAAGCGTTAATTGCGCATTTTTAAGCGGAAATTCCCTTAAATCGCTTTCAAAAGCCGATTTCATGGTTTTTGAAACATTGGGGAAGATCTTGTCAATCAAGATTTCCATTTGGTGACGGCGTACTGAATCAGGCGCTTCAATCTCTTTTAGCTGTTTCGCAACATCAAATTCATCCATCAAACCGCGAACATCGAAGCTTTCGGGGTATGAAACGAGTTGATCAATTTCTTCCTGTGACTTTTCCTGCCCCATCCATTTAGCTGCAAGGTAAAGCATCTGACGTTCCGCTCGTTGTAACCGCTCGGCTTTCGTAATAAGCAAACTATTCACGCGCTGGAAGTCATACGCTTTAGCCGCACCTGAACTATTGTCGATACCTTTAGCGTTATCCTGTTTGGTACGCTCGCCAGCCACACCTACCGAATGGTAGATTTCGTTGATAACTGTCTGGACGGTTTGAATAATCATTGATGCCTGTTTTGGATCTGGTGACATATAAAACGGCTGCGCTCCACCTTCTGCGTCATAAGTGAAAACTCTCTTCGTACCAAACTCTAAAACTTTTTTATGATCATCATCACCAGGCAACATTGACTGAACCGGTATCGCCAATTGACTGAAAGTCTGGTCTTGGATAATGGCATCGAGGTTAGACAGATAGTTGGCCACGGCTCGGTCGAGGTAGGCGATATCATCAATCAGCGACGGGCTGAAATAACGCGATTCAGCATTCCCCATGCAATCCACCGGAAATACGGGTACAACGCCCAAGTTATGCTCACCTGAGTTTTCGATACTGATCTGCGTTTGCTTACCGCTACCTTTCTTCGTTTCCTTGAACAGATACCAGTCATTTTGTGTCCATAAACGGTAACGGTTTTGCTGTTTACCAGATGAATTGAATGGATCTGCATCGTCACGAACTAACTCATGTGTTAAAGCCCAAAGCATGTTGCCGTCATCGTCATAGGCAAAATCCAGCATTTGCTGTGGAGGCATCCAATAGGCATAAGCACGGGCATCGGTTTTCTTTTCATCCGCGACTGATGACACATCAATGTTTTTCATTGTGGAATCGACAACGACCCAAATACGACCAAACACCGACGTTTGAATGTCGATAGATACCATCAGCTCATCAATCGTCATTTGCTCACGGGTGGCGCGATCCCAAAAATTTTTAACGGAGTCAGGTGCATCCTCGCGTTCACGAGAAATGTTCTCTCTGAATATGTATTTGTTGATTAAGTTAACGACCTCACGAGTATGGTTAAACCGATAGGCTCGTTCTAAACGTTCCTTAAATTCAGTGTCACCCTCTTTAAAGTAACGAAAGATGTTATCCGCGAACCACTTTCGGCCGCCAGCGTAGGTGGATGCCAAGAAATTCCAATGTTCAATCCGCCCCTCATATTCAGGATGCCGACGCTCAACCAGTTCCTTTAATTTTTTTCCATCTAGATTTTCATTGTCCATATAAAATCCTTTTAATAGGTATTAAAATACCTATTAATTTTAGCGTGAACCACCGAGAATAGTGCGCTCTTTAATCGGGAATCTTCTGTGAATTGGGTAGCCAATCGCATCGGTACTATGCTCTACGCCTGCTGCCTTATCAACATCCCTTGAACCCGGCTTGTAAATTACCTTTTCAAATGATTCTATCAGGTGTTTACACTTAGGATCTATGTAGAGCCTAACTGTGCCTGCCGCACTCATCAACATACGGTTTGTGGAGTTAACACGATCTGCAATAGGCGGGTGTTTCTTCGGGAAATCGATTCTGGTGAAACCTTTTTCCTTAAAAATATCGATATCCGACTCACCACGCGCATGTTGGCGATAACTGCCAGCCGGGTCAGGGAAAATAACGACCTGACTTTTCCAACGCCAATAACGCCGCTCAATCTCATCACAGACCTCTGCTGTATTTGATGAAAACAGTACAATCTCATCAATCGCCCACAATTCTCCGTTCGGCTGAGGTTGCAATACAACAGACGACATAGGATCGATGTTAAAGTCCTGTCCTATCCATATCGGCAGTTTAGGGTTGAACTCACACTCCCTGACATGTGTCTTGCATTCAAACGGATAGTAAACACGCCCCGACATATTCTCGAACGAAGCAAGGTATTCCTGCGCAAATGATTTAGGGTCCATATCCTCGCGAGCCGCCTCAATCTCAGACTCAGGAACAAACGGAGAATCTGCGGTAACAAACTGCCAGCTTTTCCAGTGCCCTTTTTTCTGCATCGATTTACTCTGCCCGATAGTCCACAGCTTATGAAATGCCGAGTAACCTTTCGGTGTACCAATGATTAACGCCTCACCTTTTGTAGATGAAAGAGTAGGACGAATAACCTTGTACCAAGTATCAGGCTTCATATCCTGAAATTCATCAAGTACAACAAAGTTCAATGCAACACCACGAAGCGTATCAGGCTTATCAGCACCTTTTAATGCCAACTCACTGCCATTTTTCAACACAATGGTCATTGTGGTATCGTTTTTCTTCCTGACCCACTTACGAGGGATCAGCTCTTGCAAATCATCCCAAAGGATTTGTCTCGCCATCTGGTATGTTGGCGCAATATACCAAACACGTTGCTTAGGGGCTTTGATGGCGGATTTCATCAATTTTGAGATCGATAAACGCGACTTACCCCAACGACGGCCAGCACACACCACTTTAAAACGGTGAGGCGACTTAAAGACTGACATTTGACCGCTGTGGAGCTGAACGAGTTGAAGCCCCTTATTAACCTGAGACATTACTCACCCCCGTCACTTTCTTCATCATCGTCGAGGTCGAGTTCTTCTGATAGATCTACAGGTTCATCTGATTTACGCAGCTCAGCCACTTGGCTCTGTGTCAGTTCACCGAACATCAGTGATGGCAGGTCGTCTTCTTCAACATCCACTTTATCCATATTGAGTGCTTTACTGGATACCTCAAAGCACTTACTGAGCGTGATGGATGCACGTTGCAACGCTTTTATATTGGCTTCACGCTCGGCGAAGCCAATTAATCCACCACCCGTTGCAGTAGATTTAGAGCCTTCGGTTACTTCTCGCATCAGTAACGCCGCAATGTTGAAAGCGAAGCGGTCATATTTGCCTCGTCTTTCTTCAATCAATGCGGTTCGTTCTTTTGCCCGGATCTCCGCTTCAGATTTGATTGCATCACGAACCAGCTTTCCTACCGCGTCAGTGCCTTTCACAACCTTCCGTTTTTTGAAATGCCGTGATAGCGTTTCGCGTCTTACCCCGAAACGCTCTTCCAACTGAGATAACGAAAATTCACCGGAAGACCACGCTGCTTCTGCTTCCGCCCATTGTGAAGCAGAAAGCCGTGTCCTTTCTTCTTTGGTAGTCACTCGAAAATTCCTTTTTCCGCAGTGTTAATGTAAAAGCCTTGCTCCCATAATATGTATATTAATTTCTTATTTAAAAAATAACTAAACATTCAATTTTTGTTATTTTCATTAATTACCAATATATATTATTTATATCAAGGTATTATTAACTATACATTTTTGCAACCGCAGAACCGAGATCAGTCAGTTTATAAACGACACGGTTGTATGCACCACCAGCGGAACGTTTTCTCAAACCACCTTTAATTACGAATCCTTTTTTAATCAAAGCACGGATAGAAAACTGCATTGATTGCTTTGTCGTTTTGTAAGGCAGCATTTCCAGTAATTCATCCATATCAACCGGATTCTCTCTTTCCATTCCAATCCATACAGTGCGGATAATCATTTTTTGTTTTTCTGTAACGTCCATGTTGTATTCCTTTCTACAAAATCATTTTTAAGCGTTCTAAATCCATTCCTGAGCGCACTTCTTGATTATCAAATGCCAGAAGTGGTATTTCACTCGGAAGCGTTTTCCCGAAGTCTGGATTGCGATATGCGCCATACAACGGGGTTGTAAAGCTGAGGTTGTGAATTTCCTTGAGTAATTTCACCATCGCTTCTTCGGTTATTAGCGTGTCAAGAATGTTCTGAATAGTTGTGCCACGGTTACGACCCGCTTTCGCCAAAGACGAATTCTTGTGGTAGTTGGCAGTCAAATCAGCCAGTGCTCGGCGACGGCGTGTTTCCGTCATGGCAAACAATTCTCCCACGATTGCCTCGGTATCACCGGCATCCGAACGGAAGTGACGCTGATAAACCCGCAATGCGCTTTCGTAGGTTTTCGGACGCTCCGGTCGAATAAATTCAAATCCGGCTTTCATGGCAAACGGATTGTATTTGCTCATAGAGGATTGAATCTCAATGATCGACTTATCGTGCATACGAGAAGCGATATTGACTAGCCGGTAACTGATTCCTAACCCACGGTAAAGAGTGTCAACCACACAACGACTTATCACTGCAAAGTTGGCATTCACATACTTACCCCAATACTGGTTCGCCACCGTTGTATTGGTTGTTGGTTTCAACTTAGGAAACATCCGGTGGCGCGGTGCAAGCAACAGCTTCGGATATGCCATCACGACAACACCGACCAGACGGTCGCCAATCGTGCATTTGTAGTAACATGGCGCGAATGGCTTACTGTCAGTCTTGTAGTGAAGTGATTTCAATTCATGCCAGTCTTCAATCGTGCCTTTCGACACGATCATTTCTTTCATAAAATCGAGGTGCTTCGGGAAGTACTCCTCATTATAGCGTTGGATCACCGTACTGCTCATGCTCAACCCTCCGTCGCGTAATCAACTTTCACACGCTCTTTGTAGTGTTTGGTGATAGTGATACCCGGACGTAAGGCATTGATCAGGTCTTCATGAGTGGTGGCTACCATCACGGTAGCACCAATTTTACGCGCCGCTCTCTGGAAGTTAGAAGTGACCGCCTGAGCTGTTACACGATCCAATACAGCACCGAACTCATCTGCCGCCCACACATTCGCGCCAGACTCGATCAGTTTTGCGATTTTTAATCGGTAACGCTGTCCATCAGACATCTCGGATGGCTTGCGAATAAACAGGTAAGCATCGTTGAGTCCGGCCATCGACAGCAGACTTAATGCCTCTGCGGTTGTCTTACCGACCTGATCAATGACGTTTTTATCATCGTCAAAGGTAATATCATCAATGGATGCAACAGTTTTTCCTTCATCTTTCATCAGGCGTTGCAATTCACGCAAGATCACAGATTTGCCTGAACCTGATTGCCCTGTGATATAAACAACATCCCCCTGGTCTATTTTGACTGGCAGATTGTCGTATAAAGTGAATTGGTTATCGTCCATTCCTAAGCCGAAAGATTCCGCCACCTCGAGTGTGCGAGTAGTTTTAGTGACACGGGTATCAAATGAAACGTTAATCAGATAGTCGCTCATGACTGCTCTCCGTACACTTCCTGAGAAACTTTGTCAGCAAACGCCAGAAATGCGTCCAGACCCTCTTTTCCCGTAGTTTCTTCCATGTAGGCGAGTAAATCCCCAACGATAATTGCGGAGCTGGCAGGGATGGATTTAAAGCCCATTACGTCACTGAGACGAACGTCTTCTTTTGCGACTTCATGAGTGATTTCGTCGCGTTCCTCTTTCTGACGGTCGGTTTCCAGTGACAGATCAGACACCAAATCGTCGGTAGCCATTGAGCCAGCCATATCTTCAACCAGAACACTTAATTCACGCTCAGAAAAACCGTATACGGCTACGTCATTGTCGATCAGCCCTTTCAGTTCTTCTTGTAAAAGCAATGCGTCATAATCGGTGCTGGATAAGCGGTTATCTTCGAGTCGTTTGGCCGCGACTTCTTTTTCGCCGAGATCGTCACGAATAATGACGGGTACTTTTGCCAGACCCGCAAAAATAGAGGCTTCGGTACGACCATGACCGGTGATAATCACCATATATTTATCAACAGTGATAGGCTGATCGAAACCACGCTTTTTAATCGCTTCGGCAAGGTCTTTAATTTGTTGTTCGTTGTGCTTTTTCGCATTCTTCTCATACGGAATAAGCGTTCGCGGGTCTAAATAAACGATCTCAAATTTCTTTTCCATCAGCGCACTTCCTTGTATTTTTCAGCAATCATCAGCAGAGCTTCGCCGGCATCTTCCATTTTGTTACCGGTCTTAATGACTTCGTCACGGATCACTGCTGCAATAACGGCTTCGATTGTTTCTGCCGCTTCCGTTGTCACTTTGAAACGCATGGTTTGGTAGGCGCTTGTCTCGCTTTTTTCAGCACGTTCACACAGAGACTCAGAGTCGGATTCATCCATCCCTGTTCCGGTGCCCATTTCGCTACTCAACGCCTCTAACTCACGAAACGCAGCTTCGGTTGAAATGGTTGGCATAACATCGTTGAGAATGTCGTCAATAGGAGCAAGGTCAGCAAAGTTGTAGGAGATATCCGCCTGAATGTCCTCCAGCAGTCGGGCGAAACTTTCAGCATCGTCTTCACCGTATCGCTCGTTATCGATAACCGAGATTTGTTTTGCCGTGGAATCATCGATCACGCCTAAATTGGCAATTATGATAGTCGGCATTTTGAGTTCTACAGCGATTCTCCAACGATGCTCGCCGCCCAAGATCTCGTATTTGTCGCCAACCTCACGAACAATGACAGGCTTGAATAAACCGAGTCGTGTTACTGACTCTTTAAGCTTATCCATGTTCATCAACGGAACACTGTTCGTATTCCAGCCGTTAGGAACAAGTAACCCCGTCTTTACCTCTAAAAATTTAGTTTTACTTTCCATTGTATTTTTTCCATACTTTTACATAAGTATTCACTTACTTAGTATAGTGATTTTTTCATAAAACATAAGGTCTTATTCATGAATATCGTTATTGCATACAACGCAGTTAACGCATTAGTCAGCAAAAATGCTGACGAAAGCGTATTGCGTTGTATTCAGGATTCACTGAACTATGAGGTGGATGGGGCGCAGTATAAATCGAGTGGATGGGATGGCAAATCAACGATGTTCAATTGGTCTACCCGCAGTTTTCCATCTGGTTTTGTTCAGGCAGTAAAAAGTAAGCTGGAAAAAGCCGGCCATCGTGTTTTACTGCAAAGGAAACCGATGCTTGAGCCATTAGGTCAGCCAAATCCAAAGATAAATGACTTTCCTTTCAACCCCGATTATCTGTATCAGGATGAGACGGTTGAGAGGATGGTCAAAATTGGCGGAATGATCGCCCAAATCGCTACCGGTGGTGGAAAATCCAACATTGCATGTAAAGCCGCTGCCAGAATCAATCGATTGGGTCTGTTTATCACCACGCGATCAGTGCTTATGCACCAAATGAGAGCCAATTTTCAGCGATCTATTGATTACCGTGCTGAAAATGGAGAACCACACCTTAAAGGTGAGAAAGTTGGCATCATCGGTGACGGATTATTCCATTTTTCACGTCATATCAATGTCGCAACTATTCAAACACTAACCAGCTTCCTTGATGAATACCCACGTTTTGTTGAGAAGCTACCACCGAAAGGTAAATCGGGTAAAAAACCATATCCAACCAAAGAAGAACAGCGGAAAGAGTGGGAGAAGAAACGCAATTTTCATTATCGCAGACAAGTCGCCGTCAAAATGATGCTTAAAGAAGCCGCATTATTGATCCTTGAAGAAGCTCACGAGTCTTCTGGCAACTCGTTCTATGATATTTCTCGTATGTGCATCAACGCTGATTATCGCTTGGGGCTGACAGCTACACCATTTATGAAAGACTCGGCGGAAGCCAATATGCGTTTAATGGCGGTGACCGGCTCTATTGGAATTAAAGTGTCTGAGAAGTATTTGATCGACAGGAGCATTCTGGCTAAACCGTATTTCCTGTATTTGCGAACAGACTACACGCCGGATGAGGTAAATATCAGCAATGACCTGAAAGAAACCGTTGGAAATACCCGTCTTGGCAGAACCTCACCATATACCAGAGCCGCGAAACTCGGTATCACATATAACCTTGCCCGTAACAGTCTCATTGTTCATCAGGTTAAGAAAATGGTCAGTCACAACTTAAGCGTAATGATACTGGTTAAGTTAACCCGTCACGGTAACATCTTAAAAGAAATGCTCGAAAACATAGGTATCAAAGCTGAATTTATCTTTGGCGAAAACAATCAAAAAGAACGTATGGCACAACTCGATAAACTGCGAAACCGGACGATTGATGTACTCATCGGTTCAACCATACTCGATGTCGGGGTGGATGTGCCGGGTGTGGGCGGCGTTATTTTAGCTGGTGGAGGAAAGGCAGAGGTTGAATTACGTCAGCGTGTCGGTCGTGGATTACGTAAAAAAACAGATCAGACGAATATCTGTTTCGTGGTTGATTTCTTAGACTACTCAAACAACAAGCTATTAGAACACTCATTTGAACGCCGAAATATCATTCGTGAAACAGACGGATTCCATCAAGGCATGTTGCCGGAAGGCAGTGAATTCCCTTTTCACTTACTTACTAAATAGCTATAATTTTAAAAAAGGTATTTTTCTAAAGGTATTTTATGATCAATAAAACAAAAGTGGTTCAGTTCAGAGCCACACCTAAGTCGCATGAAAAGCTGGAGCAGTTAAAAACCAGACTTAAAGAGAAAGGTGTCAAACCGAGGATTGAACTGATACTGAATACCATCTTAGAAAATGTAACGCTGGCTGATTTTGATAAATCAACAAAGGCTCTTGTAGAGACAAGTAGCGTAAAAACACGGCTGCTCAAGATGTTCAAAGATGGTCGCATTACTCAGGAAATGCTTGATACACTGCTTAAGAACGCGGAATCAAACGAAGTACAGTAAGCCACCAAATACTTATTTTTTCCCCTTTGTTATCGTTCTATGATCCGCTCCGTTTATACAATACCGCAAAACGGAGCGAGCTATGTCTAAAAATATTTTTGCCAATGATTTAAAAATTTTCTCTTGTTAATAATGATCCTTATTGTATGTTTGCCTAAGTGTTCGTTGCAATACGAGGACGTAATTAACATGTCAGTCCCTGTTGACAATCTGGCATGGTAGGGCGAGAGCGCGGACGTCGAGCATTTTTCTATCTCAAATTGTATAAAAACAACTCATAATGGGGAAATAATACAATCTGATTTTACTAATCTGTTAATGCTTTATTTCAATAATTAGTTAAAAAAGTAAATTTCCCATGATTTCGCCCTGAGATTTTATTTTCTCTTCTCAAGAGACGGATAATTCAACCTTGAGAAATTAAAAATAGTTTGAAAATTCTATTGCGTATGTTGGAATTGCTGCGGACAAACTGTGGTCATACTGCGGTCCAATATTACCATTACCAATTTTTATACCTTTTGTTATGGTTATTTTATTTCCAGTGAATTTATATGCCGTTGCATAATAATCCCAATCATTCCCACTTTTATCCCATAAAAGAAACAAATCTGTTGCTCTAATCATTGGGGATTGTAATGTTGTAGTCACCACATCGGTATGGTTATTGAAAATAATATTCTCTCCTTGAAAAAAAGGAATATATCTACTGGAATAAGTTAATTCTCCCTGTTCATTCCAAATATGTAATCCACAATCATCCTTCTGTGGAGTGAACCCAGAAGAAAAAACAACAATATATAAATTGCAATCATGGGATACCGTAATTTTATTGTATATCCTATCAGTAGAAACGGCGCAATTTGGGTTATCACTTCGAACAAATACCACATGATTTTCAGGATTTGGTAAGCCTAATGGTACACTCCATGATTGACCTGCACTCATTTTAATTTTTTCTCTTAAAATGCAATAGCCAATCTCTTTTTCATCAGAAACTGTTAAAAATTGATCAGCGGCTTTAAAATCTAAACCAAAATTATTTTTTATCAATTGATTTTTCTTGTATCCATATACATCAATAATGTATTCATTATCAAATACCCATTCAGACATATAAAGAAACTCATAAAGAACATCTTTGTCAATCTCCCAAACAATATGCTCCCCTTGAATATCGAATTTTGTGATCGGAACCGAACACATTTCATTAAATATTCTTATGTGCCCTCCTCCTGCAACTCCACCACCACCACCTGCCATATAGTTAACCGTGAAGTACAAGCAAGAACATCTAGGAACTATAACTAATTCATATTTATCAGCATTAGGTATAAAATGTTTATATTGATATTCGATATTCCACTTTGATCCTTTCTGTTTCTGTTTAATTGTTATTAATTTAGTTAATAACTTGCATTCTTCATTTAATAAAAAGTGTTTTCCACCATCTGACGGGAAAACAATTAATCCTGTTTTTTCCATTATATACAACCTAACTACAGCATCCAATGCAAACGACGGTGAGCAAAATACAAGAGCTTTCTACTCTGTTCTTCAATCTTATGTAAGATAATACCACTGCATAATTATTACATAGTGTAAATTACAGCGGTAGTGTTAAGCTCTCAAAAAATATCTGTATCTATTATATTGATTAATAAAAGTTGTTGAATGGAAAACTATCAATTTAGGTTGGCGGCGCACTGTTTTAGGAGATTTATTGCTGTAAATAACATATTGAGAATCCCAATTCTCTACGAACAATCATATACTTGGTCAGATTTACAGTTCAATAACGGAAACTATAACTGAGATATGGAACTGGTACAAAAGCATATCCCGGCGACGGGATATGCTGGAATGGATTCTCCAATTGGTATAACTTTAAATGCGGGACATAATACAATTGAACAGCGCTATGTTGTGTTACGCTATATTTTACTGAATGGACATACGCTGGAACTCTCACAATTTGTCCATCAACTGTCTGAACAATCCCCAGAGCATGAAAATATGTTGATAACTATTGCAGAACTGCTTGAACAAAAAGGGATAGAGCAGGGCTGGGAAGAAGGAAGCTAGAAACAGCCCACTCACTATTACAACAGGGCATCAGTCTGGATATTATTGTCACCAGCACCGGCCTGAGCCAGGATAAAATTGAAGCGTTAAAGCATTAAGTTAATTTCCTCTTTCATCGTAAAATGCCGATCTGAGATATCGGCATTTTTGTTTTATGGCTTTAGCCATAATGCAAGCTATGGAGACACAAGATCTCCATTTCGGTAAAACTAATTCTTATTGTTCACTTATAATTAGGAATCATTATCCTTGATAATCTTCGGTGCAGAACCATCTACTACTGCTATTCTAAAGATATTTGAAGAATTAGGTAATATCTTTACCGCCAGTGAACTGATAAGAGAACCACAGAAAGCACTCCCGCTTAAATATGTAGTGAATGTGTAATTACCGGGAGGCGCATAAAAAGTTACTTTTTCTCCAATTTCCAATTCAGCAACTTTTATTCCGTTAAGTTGAATATTTTGTAGGCAACCTGAGCCAACAAAACCTCGATCTCTTTTTATAATAATCTGACTTTTCAACCCTTCATTGCCCTTATCTGATCCCCAAAACATCCTATTTACTGGTACTTCCTTTGATGCAGCAACGTCAAGCCTTGTGGAGCTACAACCTGCAAGCAAACTAAAAACAACCAGAACAGATGGCAAAATTACCCTATTTTTCATTACATTTCTCTATCATTGATAATGCAACTCATTTTACATATATGTGAATATTTATTACAACAACCTATGAAAATCGGGTTCTTTTGCACCGTCGAGTTTATCGGAAGTTCACATTTCCTATGTTGGTAAGTATAGACAGAAGTAACCTTTCCCTCTATTTTTACAAATCTCCTTCTTGTCTTTGGTATAATATTCCCAAGAGCTTTTAAAAAAGAGAAAAAAAATGAATAACGAATTACCAAAGGTCGATATTACATACGGCACCAAACGATACAATGAGCGTACTTATAAAACTTTTTACACAGGACTTGTACCAGCAATTAAAGGTGAATATTCAGTAAGGGTAACCGATATTGATGGTAACACTTTTGAAACCAACGTACTCAAAACCAATAATCGCAGCGGAGTTATTGTATTTTCAAATCGCAGGATGCTTCTTTGTCAGATTGCTACATTAGAACTCATACCAAGACAAGAAATCGAAACTATCACCTCAAACACGGAATTTTTTGAAAAAAGCTCTTTGCCGAAACCCAAAACTTTCCATCTGATATTGAACAAAGCTCATGCTATGAATCGTAATGTAGCTGTAATTATAAAAGATGGCAAAACCTATAAGGGAAAATGTGATAGATGCGACTATGATACAGTTATTCTCATGACCAATAGCGGAAGCACTATAAATATTATGTATGATATAGTTAAACGTATCGTGCCTATTGAAGCTGATGGTTCTCTGGCTGAATAAGCTCTCTACAACTTAGGACCAGTGAAGCGCCCCTTGGCAATTGGTTTTTTATTAAATCGCATTTCAAAATGATAGGAGTAACCCTTGTCCGCGCGGACAAGGGTTCACCATCTGGAAATACTCTCACTATTATGAAAAGGCATTTAATCCATAAGTTTTTTTACAATATATCATTCATATATTTCTTCCTCTGCAACACCAATATCTTCATCGAAATAACTCTATCAAATAATCTCACCAATCAATCTAATGCATAGATAATCACGTATCTCTTGAATTTAAAATATATATAAGGGCAAGCGTTATTAAATGATATTTTTATAGGCAACATCTTCCAATAATTTATTGTTTTTTCTAAGATTTTTGTTTTCATATTGAAAGCAAAAAAAATATATAAAAAGTAAAAAAATATCTTGATTGGTTTAATTTGTTTGATAATATAATCGCTACCAAGTGATGACAACACTATAAAACAAATCAATTAAGCGTACTAAACGCATAGTAAAGGAATCTACACAATGGCTAACTTATCTAAATCTATTATCGTCTCTTCTGTTGCATCCGTAGCATCTCTATTAGACACACAATATAACGATATAAAACAACGCTTGTCTGATGTTGCTAACTTATCTAGTAAAGATAAAGCAGACTTACAAGCAGCCAGCACAAAAGTTAAATACTTTACTGGTTTATCATCTTTAATCTCAACTAATGAAAAAGCTGTTTCCTCACTGTATTACATTGTAAAGAACGCCAAAGCAGAGCCAGCAGATTTATTAAAAGAAATAGCTATTAACTCTTATAGCTTAAATAAGTTTGGTTTTATGATCCGTGGTATCGCAAACGGATTCTATGACTATGATTTATCGGACATGAGCGCATCTAATATCATAGCAATATTAGACTTTATTAAAGATGATAAAACTAAGTTCACCATGCGCCAATATCGCGATCAAATGACTTCTCACAAAGAAAAAGCAGACAAGAAAGCAGATAGCGGATTTACACAAACAAACCAAGCATTAAAATTATGTGAGCGTTTGGGGATTGTGTCTTACACTGGCGGAAAAATCAGCTTAGGATACGGTGAATATAAAATCAATTCTGAAAATGACTTAGTGAAATATTTAAAATCTATCTTCACCAAAGATAAAGAGAAACAAAAAGAATTAGATCTTGCTATCGCTGAATAATCAATCTCACACTCTATAATATCCGCTACTTGTTAGCGGATTTTTTTGCTTGTTTTCTGCTACTAGTAACACGTCCGACGATCCGCACTATAACGCCACAAAGCATACTATAAACGCTTTTAAATCCTTTCTTATGCAATCCACCAGCTATCATACAGTAAGCGCTTAGAATCGTTATGATCGCGTTTAATCTCTTTCTATCTGTCTTTACTGGCAATATTAAACAACACAATCAACCATAAGAGCGCATAGAATCTATTTTGAGACATTTTAAACATTAAGATATCACATCATATTATCAGTAAGTAAAAACGCTTAGAATGCGAAATATTATCGATTTAGTGCCCAGATGCTGCCGATATATTTTTCTATGAATTTTTAGCGTGATAAGTCAGTATTAGAGCACGATTTAAGTATATGTGAAGAATAAAGCATGATTGATATAGTTTCATCGAGTAACTACTTGCGAGGTAGTAACTTAATTTAGACTCGCTAAACTATTAATCCACACTGATTATCGTCTAATTTTCAAATTCTCCGCCTCATGCGTGATGCGACCCTTTCCCCGTTTCCCGAATCCAGCCGTTTCCCTTTCCCGTAGGCAATCTTTCTCTCTTTCCTCCAACATGTTGCCTTTTCTTCCCGTAGGCGCGATTCGGTTTCCCGTAGGGTTAAACTGGCGCCAAAAAAGTCCCGCTTTTACACTGGACTCTTTAGGGCGGAGAACCGCAGTTACACAACACACACAACGTTACAGAATAAACAAATTACGGCTAAAATCTTTGTTCAAGGTAAACAAGTCATTCCCATTTGAATAAATCGGTGTTTTATCCAGTAGGTAGAATGTAAGTGACAACTTCTCACAAGCTGATGGATGTTTATAGGTTTCACATTCTTTTCGTATTTCATCAGCGATACGCATCTTTAGGCGTAAATGATGACGATTTTCTTCGATTTGTTCAGCAATTTTCTTGTCCAACTCAAGTTCGTGTTCAAGTGCATCATGATCGACAAATCGGTTTTGAGCGTTGCTATGACGATTAAATGCGTTAGAGCGCATATTATTTACTCCGTTTAGTTATCTATCTTGTTATCTTAATGATGTTATTTTCACACGTTGGATAAGGCGAAAAAGCGATAAATGACGGGCGTAAAAAAATAATGCACTTCATGTTATAGGCAGATAATTACTTAACACATACACTCAGGTAAGCATCAGAGTAAATTGCGGGAAGCCAGTCGATAGCCGGGCAGAAAGAGGTCCATTGCCTACGGGAAAGAGGTGGGTAAAAAAGCCGCTACAAGAGCGACAGGAGAATGGCAACAGCCTAATATTATTTTCCAATGGACTTCCCTGTAATCACAGCATTTCAAATATGAAAGCGGATCTTCCATTTTATCCGCCGATAATTCTTTATTTCGCCATCTTCTCTTGAGCTGTTTCCATAATCGCCCATTGAGTTAATGTGACCATTTCGCTAATCGCTTTATTGCGTTCTGACATTGGGTAATGTTTGGCGATTGCTGTAACATATTTGCCACTCTTCCATTCCTTACGAGTTAGTGCAATCCGCGTATCAATAAGTTTGCCATCTGCTTTGCGATAGATCTCTTCTTCTGCCAGCTCAAATTGAGCATGTCCCACTTCTACCTGCATGACAATTTCAACAAGTTCAATTTCACGAGACTCGTCTGGAAAAATCATATTTTCAGAGTTCATCAAGTTCTTGGCCATACTGCGTTCCTTAATTTGTACTTTGTCGTTTTGATGGAAGTATTTTGCCAGTAGCAAATAGGCGAAAAAGTGGAAGCAGTAGGGATGATGAAAAGATAAAGGGCGTAGTTTTTATTCTACGCCCCGAAGGTGTCAGACTATTGACCGTTATTTACCTACATCTACCGTAGGTTCTTCAATCGGCTTTTCACCTAAAAGCGCCAATACGTTTTCCGGCAGATGTAAAGCCGCATCCATATCACCCAATACACGCAAGCCAAACATGCCGATCCACGTTGAGCTATTCAGACCGCTTTCCAGCACATCACTTACTTCAACCATCAGGTTTTTAAATTGGCTTTCTACGTCTTTGCGGTAGTGTTCGATTACCGATGTACAAAACTGATCGTTGCCACGGCTCAATCGGATAACACCTAAATCAAATTTCTGACTGCGATCTTTACCGGTGATACGTTTGAATGTAGTAGTGGTAACTTCTTCACCAGTGGCACGATCACGAACAATGGCCGTGATTTCTGCAACTTTCTCACCAGCCGCTCCGTTCTTGCTGGAGGAGTAGTACATATCGAAAACGAGGTTTGAGCGATTAATCTTTTCCATGATAATTATTCCTTGTTAGCCAAATCCCATTATTGGAATGATTATCTTAACTTCTACATTTTGTTATTCAAGTTGTTTTCTTGTTTATTTATTGTCGTAGGTGATTGGTAATGATTACCCAGCGAAAGACTCGAATAGGTCTTTCGCTGTTATAGTTAGCTACAGCTAATCACATTTGGAGGAATAACCAAGCCATCAAGTTTTGTATACTCTTTTACTATTTTCAGCACCCGCAACCAGTCTTCTTCACCATCAGAGCTAATATTAAAGTAGTTTCCGCAGAAGTGGTGTAACAAGATCAATGCTGCAACAACGTAAAAATCGTATGGTCTTCGGGCAGTTTTACAACACCTAAAATCCTCCCCATTTATCAGCTTTCCTGCAATACGTTTTACGGAAAATGTTTCGTAAGATTCGCCATTTTTGTCATTGCCATTAAATCGTAATGTATCCGCTCCTTTTAAAAGGAAATTTAAATCTATTGGCTCCTCACCGAATCAGTCATATAACTCTGCATTGGCGTGGAATAGGTGGTGCGCATAAACGATAGAGAAATGGAGTTTGAACTTGTTCCACTTAATATCAGGCACAGTCTCAATTTGTGAAAAATAATGTGTGTATCCCATAACACGCTCCCATAATGTATTTAATTAATTTTCTTAATGAAATTATTATTACATTGTGAGAAAGGTAGTAAACAATTTAATGTTGGCAACAAAATATTTTGCCGTAGGGAATCACAGGCAAAACGTCCACCTCGCCAGTTCTCATGTCAACCTGTAATGAACCCCGTTTCTGACCTGTAGCCGCTTCCCGTCGGTGAGAATAGACCTTTTCCTCATTTCCCATAGGCAACCGTAGGGATGCTTCGGCTGACCGGCTCACGGTGGGGAATTTCTACGGTAAAAGTACGTACCCGTTTCTATTTTCCATCTCTTATACTTTCACTGTTCCTACTATCTCTTGCTGCTGATACTTCTCTACGGTTCTTCTACGTATACGACTACCCATCACATGTAACCGTGATTGCTTCTCTTACTTTTCCTACCTGTGTTATTACCATTGATTGTCTACCGTCTTCTCTCTGATGATTGATATGCCGGAGTTCTTATTGTCTCCTGTAATATCCAGTATCGTTTTTATTGTCTTACTGGTGTGATTACTTATCTTTTGGTGATTGTTTTCTTCTTTCTACTAATTTTTAAACATTGGTAATTTTTCTTGTTTAGTTATTATTGTATATTTCTTGATTATTCAGTTTAGCTGCTGATGTAGTTTCTATGCATTACTTGCTGTAATGGTTGACGTGTGGGCTTTCCATTTGGATTGTTGCGGCGATAGTTTCTCTTTGTCTGCTTAGTTTGAACGTGTTAGAAAGTAGCTGGATTGTTCTTCTCTCTAATTACCAGTGGAAACTAGGTTGTCTATTAATATTTGATTAGCTACCTAGTGGAATTAGGTTGAGTATTTGTCTGTTATGAGCAGGTCGGTTCTCTTGGGGTTTGGTTTGCCGTAGTGTTGTTTGCTTTTCTCGTCTTATTCTGATTTGGCTGGTGAGTTGGACAATTCAGCTTGGATTATTTTGGCTCCCTTTCAGGGGAACTTGGTGATTTATTGTATTGGAATTAATTACCACAGCTTGCTTCTCTAATTCTTTCGTCGGTTTCGATTCGAATTGAGAAAACTAGCTGTGAAACCTGTAAGAATTAGTTTGCAAATAGATCAACTTTTTCGTTTTCAAAAGTCGATTTTTTGTTGACTATTCGTTGACCTAATGCCTTATATTCTCACATAGACATATGCAATTGATTTTATTAATTAAATTACATTAAAAAATGTCTTAAAGTATGATCAATTCACACTTATAGAAAACGTCAACAATGATGCTTATTTTGTCGCCATTATTTACGTCATTTCTACCAATCTGGTAATTAATATAAATTTCTTATTGATGTTGTTTTTTGATTTAGAAATAGGTGTGAAAGGTGCTTGGAAAAGCGACCGTGGGATATACAAAATGATTTATATATATCCCACTCTTTTCTTATAAAACTTTAGATTCGGTCGATAGTAAATACCTTTACCATCACGCCGGTATCTTCAAATTCATTGCTGTACGTGGCGCATTCTTCAACCTTAAACTGATTTGCATCGATCCATTGCATACGCTCACTACCAGGCATTACCGCCACGCAACGACCACCAACTTTAAGATGTCTTATAGCTGCTTCTACGTGTACTTTTGCACGTCCTTCTGAATACGGCGGATTCATGGCAATTTTATTAAACATTACACTGGCGTTTTCGTCTGACCATTTCAGAAAATCTGCGTTAATAGGTGAATAGCCTTTTGACTCAAGTATCTTGCAGAACAACGGCGCCAGTTCGATACAGGTCGTTTGTTTTGGTGCATCAATAAATGTCAGTAAATCACCACGACCGGCGGATGGTTCAAGCAGTCGGTCACTGTCTTGTAACTCAATAAGGTCAGTTACTAACCGTTGTAATGGCTCTGGTGTCGGGTAAAACTGATAAGTCTTTTGATCCGGCAAACAGCGATTTTTTAGCACAAAGTCTCTTACCTCGCAGAATTCATACGTAAAGCTCCAGCGGCTGTCACTGTCATCTCTGACACCACCGAGTTTACGCATGATGCCGACATACTGTTTCTTCGTTTCGTCAGTGCTGTTTATCCAATAGCAGCCAGAACTGCTATACACACCTGTTGATTTTTCAGGTTTATCCATAGCAACAATAAGTTTTACCACATCTTCGTCGACCGGAATCAAAATCTCACCAAACTCTTTAGCTGCACGTTTATTTTTAGGCATTGAGCGGAATTCTGGCGGAATAGCGTAAGGCAGTGATGCAGCCAGTACCTCATTCAGTTTCCATGCAACGTCAGGGTGAATTTCAATATGTAGATTGCCATTCATAAACATTTTTACACGGAGAAGATTGCCGTCGATAGGCTCCCATTTACCAAAATTACGTGTAGCTTTATCGGGGTTTGCTCTGTAAACAGCACTCAGGACAGTTGCCAGACGCTCAACGCGACCAAATCGACCGTGCGCAAAGAATTGCAGAACTACCCGCAGATCATCAATAGAGTCTTCACTGTAGGTTGACGTTGAAACTGAATTACCCCAAAAATCACTAATTACATTTGTCAGGATCAGCCGCTCTGAAAAACCGTAGCTTTTGTTCGTCTTGTGCTTCGGACTCAACGCACAGAATACACCGTACACACGTTCATTCAGATACATATTGCGGTCATTCAGCAGCCCCAGCAAAGTTGGGATCACTGAATCCTCACTGAATTCAGGAACGCCTACATATTCTGTCACCGTTCTCATTCTACCGGCAGTATAAGGATCTGGTTTATCAACCTTAACTTTTCCCTCAATAAACTGCTCACGCCATTCATCACGGCGTCTAGCCGGCATCAGTTGCAGAATATTGGTCATATCAACCACCCGCTGCCAGTATTTAGCTCTCAGGTTTCCTCGAACATAATCGAGGTCAATACTGTGGGGGATTTGGTACGCACCGTGGTTTCTTTCGCCAGGCTTGGCACCTTCATCAAGAAGCTGGTTAATCTTTGAAACACGGTCACCCGAAAACAGAATGGAATGAAGCAATTCGCGCTCAGTCACATCACGATGATACTGACCGATAACATCACGGATCTGATTTATTTCCTCGCGGAAAACAAGGTCTGATTGCTGGAAATGTAGTTCAGTAGTAGAAGCGACTAATGCCGTTGTCATTGTTTTCACCATTATATAAATAACTTCATTTTCTTAATGATATTATTATCTAATTCATAAAAAGGTGAACAACAAATTAACAACGGCAATTGACTATTCAGCGATCAAATCCTTTACGACCGTTTTTAATTTGTTCAGGTCAATATGGCCAGTCACATAAGCAAGACGCATGGCAACGTTTGGCCTACCTTTTAACAAGAGCCATCCCATCGCACCAGCGCAAAAAGACTCTTTGCCGGACGCATGATAAACATAGTCATCGTCATAGTATCCACCCGTTGAGAACGTGGTCTTATGGCATTGGAACACTTTCTGATCATCTTCAAATAATCCTTGTTTGATTGATTCAAGTCTTCCCTCTGCAAGTTCTATTCCGTTCTTTTTCAGGAAAGGACAGTTAGTACATGGCTGTTTTACAGCAAAAAATTTTCTTAGTTTCATCGTTTTTCATTTACCTTCCCGCGAATAAACCTCTGACATACGACTTTTGCCTTTTTGCACATTACTTAGAATTTTTCTGTGCAATTTCGGCTGCTTTCATCATTAGATCTGAATGTAGGTGTTTAGGCATTATTTATCCTCACTAATTCTTGTGACCTTCAATTCATCAACGACTCGTTGCAGCTTTTTCTTGGACTCTTCATCGAGGCTGTTGTGGAAAGCGATAATATTTTTTAATTGTCTTACTGAATCACCAAACAAGAACTCCTGACGGTAATCGTTCTCAAAAAAGACAGAGATTTGTATTACTCTGTTTTTGTGGCTACGTTCGCCCCAACGTGAAAGTTCACAGGCTGTCTGCTCATAACACTGCCGATAAATAGACTTCCCTTTTATCACCTTAGTTATAACAGCAAATATAAATCCAACAACGACCTTTGTTGAGTACATAACCCCTATGACAACAAAGACGGTCAACACGATTCCAGTATTCATTGTTCCTCCTGTTATTCTGGTCGTTCAGCTAATGCCATCCAATGTGTTACATCATACTTACACCAATCTTGGCTACCATCGTATGGGTTCTCTTTTTTAATTCTTCCATATGCCTCCTTACGATTTATGTTAGTCGTAGCCACCACGACCATAATCACTACCCGAATAGCTATCACGTAACTATCTTGGGATGACTTACTATGAGCCGGGGTTAATGGCGCTATACTGTGATTCGTTACCAATGAGTGCATCATAAGAGAATCAATAAGGGGAACTCTTGAATCAGAAGGTAATTAGAGTTTTTTTGAAGGTTGAAGAAATCTGTCATGATTACTAAAGGAAAGAGGCTTTTTCCGAGTATTACGGACGAAGTACGTACCGCAGGATTTGATAGAGACAAAGTGTCCGTTTTTTTCTGATCCTCATTTTATCATCAGATTGAACAGCCACCGTGCCATTTTCATATGAATAACGACAACGAGCTTGTCGCTTTCAACCTCGTACTGGCCGCTCTGAGATATAAAACTTCATCTTTTTTGCCGAAAAACCAGCTAAAAATCTTGTTAAACATATTGTCACCTGTAATGGAAAAGCCCACAGTAATAGGTGGGCTTTTTGGGAGTTGGCAATGTCTCGTAAACCTGTTTCACGGACGGTGAGGAGGGAGTCAGGAAACCCAACTCCACTACCCCGATTTTTTACTCATCCTGAGTAATAACGGCTTCCGCCAATGTGCGTCATCCCATGACGAGGACAATATGCAACAATAAACAAACAAATTCAATATGTATTTACTTACCTATTTAAAATTTTAATCATCAAAGAAAGTTTCAGCACCTATTAACGGGATTATTCTTGCTAAAACTTCATCAAACACGCCATCTTCCGCCTCAGTTTCAAACTTAACACTGAGATCTTTCCATGATAAAGTCTGGATTAGGCTTGCAGCCACAACACTCGGCGTATCAAGGTTATTCACAGATACTTCCGTTATTCCGCCTCTAATACTGGTACTGATAGGACAGCAAATAACAAGTCCTGTTTTCTTGCTGTATTCAATACTAGACAGAACCAACGCCGGTCGATACTTACCGATTTCTTTTCCCTTTTTTGGTTCAAAGTCCAGCCAAATTATATCGTTTCTTCTTGGTATGTAAGTTTTATTCATTCGCCTATTTCCATCCCCTCTATCTGTGCCAACTCATCCGAATGGGCATTATAAGAATCCATATTCTTCAGCAGGTAGCTCTCTGAAAATACACGTTTATTCTTCTTGGGTGACAAAACTAAGTTGCCGTTTTCAATAGATAGATCCAGCTTATGACCCGTCTCTACGCCGAGCTGCTTGAGAACAGCGGTTGGTATGATAATACCCTGACTGTTCCCCCATTTTCTGATCGCTACACTCATAATACACCTCCAATAACGCTTAACGTATAAACATAGTATAACTTCTTTTTCTAGGTGAACAAGAGTATTGTAGCAATTATAATCAGTCACCTTTATATACGTATTTACTTATTGATCACACACATTTATATATCTATCATTCACCGCGCTGGTACTCATCCAATGACTGCATAATTACCGCAAATTATTCAGTAAATGGTGACGATGGTTAGGTGTTAGCGCATCCTCCCCTGACAACAAACAAACTGCGCTCAAGACCAGTGACAAATGCGGAAACTTACGGGCTAATGACTTTTGACCGAGGATAAAGCAGGAGAAGGTGGCAGCGATCTAATAACTACCCATGCTTCAAGCCAGTGTGAATCAACTACCACACACCACGATTTTTCGTTTCAGGCTGCATGGATGCCGGGCATGACCTCTCCCAAATGAGGTTCTGCATATTTACCGCCCGTATTTTAAGACAGATTCTTATGGTTGGTATTTAAAGGCTGTAAAGCCAGAAGTGCGGGAAGCTCCGTAATTCTATGCCACCATAAGGTCATTAGACTTCTTCGGCCAAAAAAACAAAATTAGTTCAAATACCGCTTATTGCCTTGACCTACACCAATTTTTAACTCCCCCCCAAACAAAACAAGGAATTTGAACATGGCACCGTTTTGACGTACAATAAAGGAATCAATTTACAAATGGGGGGGCATTAATCATGAGCACAATAACAGAAAGAATCAATCTTCGCTTACAGTCTCAAGCTAAGCAGGCCATTGAACGAGCGGCAAGTTTTGAAGGTAAGACCATAAGTCATTTCATTTTGGCTTGTGCGTTGGCACAAGCTGAAAAAACTATTCACGAGCACGAAGTGATGCGTTTGAATCACCAAGATTCAGAGGTATTTTTTAATGCTTTAGATAACCCAGTCGATTTCAATAATAAACTGACCGCCGCTTTGTCGGAACATAGTCAAAGAGTTACCAATAAATGACCGATAGTTCAACACTTATTATATCGGCACTAGACAACAGCCATGACAGAGCCAGTTTTCATTGCGGTGTTCCTTTATTAGATGAATATATTCGAAAACAAGCCAAACAAGATGTGACACGTAGAATAAGTCGAGTATTTGTCGCTATTAATGTTACAGAACCAAACAAAATCATAGGCTATTACACACTTTCAGCTTTATCGGTTGAGTTTAGTGAACTACCGCCATCTCTCGCTAAGAAATTACCCCGAAGAGCTGTCCCGGCAGCATTATTGGGTAGATTGGCTGTTAATCAGACTACACAACAGGGGGGAGTGGGGAGAATGTTACTGGCAGACGCCATTAAACGCACACTGGCTATTACCGACATTGCGATTTATGCAATGATAGTTGATGCTATTGAGGGGGCACAAAAGTTCTATGAACAATATGGATTTATCCCCCTTACTACAGGAAAAAACAGATTATTCCTTCCGATGAAGTCCATTTGAAAAAGATGCCGAGCATGACCTCTCCCAAATGAGGTTCTGCATATTTGCCACAGATTCTTATGCTGAAAAGCCAGAAGTACAGGAAGCTTCGTAATTCCATGCCACCATAAGGTCATTAGAAACTATTCAGAATCTTTTTAAATCTGAATAGTTTTTCATATAAACTACTGGGATGAGAAAAATTTATGCCAGTGATATTAGTCGAGAAGTGTTCTCGGAAATTGAACCCCTGCTGCTTAGCAGCAGGAAGCGCACACGCCCCAGAAAAACCGATGTTTATGAGGTATTTTGTGCATTATTATATCTCCTCAAGAGCGGCTGTCAGTGGGATATGCTGCCCAGCGATTTTCCCGCCAAAAGCACGGTTTATTACTACTTCAAACTCTGGAAAGAGAAGCCGTCAGAAACAGAACCCAGCCTGTTTGAGCAAGCTTTAAAAAAATGTCGTTGGCGAGGTCCGTATCAGCAATGGTCGGAACGTCAACACCACTTTCGTGATAGTTGACTCGCAAAGTGTTAAGAACACGGACACCGCGCGCGAAAAAGGGTATGACGCGGGTAAAAAGGTTTCCGGTATCAAACGACACATTGCGGTGGACAATCAGGGTCTACCGCATGCGATAGTAGTCACGACAGCCAATGTGACGGACAGAAAAGGTGCCCTAATAACTTTTACCCGGCATAGGAAATCGCTTTCTTGCGTAACGAATGTTTTGGCGGACGGGGGTTACACGGGAGCAGCCTTCGCAGAGGAAGTGCATCATATACTGGGCGCGACCGTCGAGATCGCCAAACGGCGTGAACTCCATACTTTCAAGGTAATCCCAAAGAGATGGATAGTCGAACGTTCGTTTGCCTGGCAGAAAAGTGTCGGCGGCTGTGGAAGAACTGTGAGGAGGATTTGAATACCAGCCTTCAGTTAGTCAACTTAGCATTCCTTGCTTTGCTTTTGCGCAGGAAAGATACTGAATAAGCACTTAGACCCTTATTGTCATTTTAGAACCATCCCCTAGAGCAGCGTAAAATGCCCCCCGCTAGTCCATTATGGTAAATTCCTTGACCGATTATCGTTTATAAACGATAATCGTGTGATGAACGAGATCAAGCATTATATTGATAAAAATAATCGAAACTACTTTGCTGAGTGGCGTAATCAAATACGTGATATTAAGGCAAAGATTGCGGTTGACCGTCGTCTTATGCGAATAGAGTTAGGTAACTTTGGTGATCATAAACCTATTCGTGAGGGGGTTTGGGAGTTAAAAATTGATGTAGGTCAAGGCTACCGTATTTACTATGCCAAATCGGGTAACACAATAGTATTGCTATTATGTGGAGGTATCAAGAGAACTCAATCAGCTGATATTGAACGCGCATGTGTTTACTGGCGAGATTGGCAACAAAGAGATAACTAGGTTAGGAGATTGATATTATGAAAGATTTTTCACATGATAATTTTATGGCTGAAGTTTTTAAAAACGATCCAGCGTATGCGATTGAGTTACTAAATTCTATTTTAGCAGATGGGGAACAAGCGGAATTAATGATTGCTTTACGTCAAATGACAAAGGCATTTGGCGGAGTTCGTTCTGTTGCTGATACCGCTAATTTAAATAATACACAAATTTATCGTATGTTATCTGAAAATGGTAATCCTGCTTTTAGCAGTTTAAATTCTATATTAAGAGCTATGGGATTACGTTTAGCTATACAATCGATCAATGCGTGAAGAAAAACACAGGTCTTTTAAACAAGATGCACTGCGTGCCTGAGAAGCATATCAAGAGAATAGACTACACTTGACGTTTAAAGAAGCGGACAACTGGTTAGTTAAGCTCGAAGCAGGAGAAGATGCGGAGTTACCTGAATGCCACGTTTGATTTAGTATGAGTCAGTACAGATTATGTGGGTCTTGCGTCTGGTGCAACACAGCCAACACTTCAATGCCAGCCGGAACTTCCTGATAGTAAATAATGTGGCTCTCAACGGGAAAACTCCGCACACCAAAATAAAGATCCTCACTAGCTTCTGCGACATTAATTCCCCATCGGCGCATAGAAGAGAGTTTCCTATGAAAAGCAAGGAATTAGTTGCTTAACTTACTTATTCGATTATTGAATTAACTAACGTAATTAGTTAAAGTGAAAAAGCTATCGGCAAAATCCGATAGTCGGGAGGTCGCAGCCCCGTAAGTTCTCCACTGGTAGGATATTTCTACCAGTGCGCCTGCTATCGCACCTTCAATGGCGGTTCAGGCAGGGGAGACTCACGTCTCGCCGGTTGAGAACTCCGGTACTGCGAACCCTGTTTTGAATCGCCACCATCAATAATGAACAGAAGGGGAAGCAGGTATGACTCACACTCAAAAAGACTGGCACCCAGCCGATATTATTGCTGCATTATCCCGTGAATCGGGGTTAAGCTCATCAACATTAGCTAATACACTTTCCCGTCCTTGGCCTAAAGGGGAAATCCTCATTGCAACTCGTTTGGGCGTTGACCCTTCCGAAATTTGGCCGAGCCGATATTTTGATCATAATGGTCAACTCATTAAGCGGCTAATGCGTAAGCGTATTTCAGGATAATTGGGATTTTTCTTTTCAGAAAATAAACTTCATTGATTGGGTAAACTTCCGTATTCCCTGCACAGTCATGTCTGTTTTATGACTGGACAGTAAGACGTTTACTTACTCGACGGGTATTTGATTGATGAAAATAACAACGCCCCGAAGTGCAGCAACACTACCGAGGCGTCTAACCAACAACGTAAAAGAGACTTACGCGATGGCTAATGCAGAGTCTAACCAAACTCGCCTTGAATTAACATTCCTAATTGGATCAGGCAATCAACGACTGATGGATATTTACTCTATGCACCTTATCACCATTCAGGTGGTGAGCCATGAGTAAAAGTTCTCTTTCATTAAAACAGGCGGAATATCGTACACACTTAGCAACATCTGTATTCAGTTTCATTCTTGAAAAATATCAGGATGAGTGCTCAATTGACTTAAATAATTTGATCTTGCTGGCGCGTGATATTAATCAAGAAGTACAGAATACACTTTTGAAACATGCGCCACAGCCCTTGATAGTCACGTTATTGGGGTATGTGGGGCGTACACCGAAGAAAGCGATGCCTTTAGATCAGGCTATGTATCGTGCAGGGCTGGCAATCTCTTTATTTCAGGTCATTATTGACCAGATAGATAGCGATTGTTCGGAAGAATTACGCGATTTGATTTCACTGGCCTGTGATTTCAATCAGGAAGTCTATCATGCGCTTTATGCGGCTGTTTATGAGGAATAATTATGTGATTAGGCGGCTTAATGCCGCCTTAATTGGATTGGCTATTACACAAAATCGTAAACAGGGTCGTGAAGCTCATTCATTTGCTTCCTGTACACTCTCCCATATCACTAATCATCTTGCGCTGGAAAAACACTTCGTTGACCAACACACCGATCAATTGCCGCATGTTATCCTTATTTTCGCCGGTTTCAATGCACCGAAAAGCCCATTCCGCCAGTTCAAAAGATTGACCTTTATCATTCAACCGATGCCTGACGTGTTCGGTAAATTCTGTTTCAACAAAAGCAACTACATTCATGGGTTCTGACATTTTATCTCCGCAGATACTTATCATTTCCGCAGTGTTTATCAATGCCTTGCTCCCATAGTATTTATATATATTTCTTTAAGTGATCTTAGTAAAAATCCATTAAATATATATGGGAGCAAGGCAACTTAACTACACTGCGGCACTCACTGTTTTAGGTTTTCTTTTAACAACACGTTTTGCTCGAACTGGCGGAACATAACTACCGAGCTTCTTCATTACTTCAATTTCCACTTCACGGTTTATACAACCCACGCCACCAGAGAAACCACGGAATACCACCAGCATACTTCCGCCCGTATTCATCCTGCTTTCTTTGAATCCAAGCGCAACGTCAGGCTCAAGGAATGCAATACGGCCACCGACGATCATGACTATCTCATTGGCACTCTGACGAGTTTTGAGATACCACTTTGTATCGATGGATTGGGGGATCAGCATGACCGTAGTCACTCCCTTACTTTGTTCACGAATCGCGGCATCAATCCACGGTTCGATTTTGGAATAGGGCGGGTTCAAAAATGCCTTTGTGCCAGGCGTACCCCAACTGGATTTCAGCGCATCTTTTTCTACGCCGATAAAGTGGGGAAATAAGGCATTGTCTTTGTTACAGGCTACGTCCACGTCAAATTTCAAAGACAGGATTGTCTCGGTGGCATCAATGCACCATCGAGGAGTTCGCCACAAATCTTTGAGGGATTTGTCACGTTTTCTTTTCGCCGTTGTCGTCACTGTTACCATAAGTATTTAATTACCTATTTAAAACAATAATTTTATATCAAGCGATCCGATCTGCAAGCGTTGTTTTAAATATTCGGGGGTGGGGTCTATTTGAGCTTTTAAGACGTTTTCAGACATAAGCTAAGGCAAACGTATTGCTGCTACCACAAAACGTTTCCCTGAGTAGTTCTGGCGCTATTTTGAATATTGCTCTTTGTACAGCTTAACCAGAGGACTATCAGCTTTGAGTGTAACGTTTTTGCCGATACGATCCGCAATCCCAAGCGCCGGAAAAACAGCCATAAACTGACCCGCTTGTGTGCCAGCAGTACCAACCGGATAAGGACGAGTCGGGTTACTCATCATGTGAAGACGGAACACCTCAGAGGATGCCGTGTTCTTCTTAATGAGACACTCGATGCCTAATTGTGTGTACACAGACAACTCATTACCTCGTAAAACCCACTGGGCAATGTTAAGCACCTTTTCCTGCGCTTTTTTCGGGCACTTTTTTACGGCTGCTAACAGCACATCTTTGCTAACACCGATCTTTTCACAATCTTCTTCGGTCAGATCAGTCAGTTCAAAATGAGGGCGACTAGAAATTTTATGTTTACGTTTTTCTTTCTTCCTAGGTTCGGCGAGTTTTTCAGTTTCAATATCTTCTAAGGTGGTTGCCACAACAGGTTCTTCGGTAACAACTTCTAATTTAACTGGTTCAATTGCCGGTTTATCTGCCACATAAGTTTCCGACAAAGCCGCCATCGTCGCCTCAAGCTCATCAGTATCTTTATCAATAGTATCTAAACTAACAGATTCCGGTGTGGAAATAACTGGCTCAGACTCAACCACTTTGACAGGTGACAACGTTGAAAGCAGATCACTATCTTTCTTAAAATCCAATGCACTCAATTCTGCGGCCAACTTTTCAAGCTCATTTAACCCACTCAGGTCGTTATTTTTTGTCTCAACAGTTGGCTTAGATAACTCCCCACTGTCCAGAGCGGCCAGCATAGCTTCTAAAGATAAATTATCAGATTCGTTAACAGTCGTTGCGGTATTCATAGTCATTTACATTTTTCCTCTACTTTTAAGTAAGTTCGTTTGGCGCAATGATTATGGATGACTTGGGTAGGCGAGAAAGGAAAAGTGATAGGTGAGTCCAAATATGGAAAGGCTGGAAATTCCAGCCCTCATTTTAAAAAATTCCGCTAAGTGAGCTTAATGATTTACGATGGTCTGCGATATTTCGTTCTGATCACCGTATAAAACGATCCCAGACGTGTCGATTTGGTTTTCCAATTGACGAAGGTCATAAGCAGTTTGGAGACGTAACCAAAACTCAGGAGTGCTTCCCAATGCGGCAGCGATACGAATTGCTAGCGGTGGAGTTAACGCAGTTTTACCGGCAAGCAAGCGTGATATAGTCGCAGGCGTTACCCCTATATTGAGCGCAAAGCGACGGCCACTAACACCCATATCAGCCAAATCTCTGGCGATAATCTCTCCTGGATGGGAAATTTTAAACTGTCTCATTAGTGATAATCCTCATAATTCACAATGTAAGCATCACCGTTGATGAACTGAAAAGTAATGCGCCAGTTAGCTCGGATTGTAATAGACCAGTAACCTTCACGATCGCCTTTCAGCGGGTGAAGCTTGTAGATTTGACGGTTTAACTCGTTTATTTCATTTGCTGCGTCGATGGCTTGTAAACGGTCGTTAATCCTCTCGGCATCTTGCGCCAATACTCCTGAAGTCACGCCTTTTTCAAAAAGTTGCTTCAACCCTTTGTGCTTGAAAGATTTAATCATTATTCCAACCATATTACACTCTGTGTAATAGTATATTTCAATGTTGCACGTCGTGCAATGTTTATGATAAATAGGGTTAGCTTAAATAGGAAAGTTTTGAACCTGAGCCAAGCGGAACTATATTGGATTTAATTTGATCTTCGTTGGGTAACTGAAACAATCCATACTTATCACGGGCAGTAAAGAAGCAATCCATCATGAGTTGTGTATCATACAAAGCCCCATGAGCCTTTTCCTCGTCATATTCAAACCCAAGCGCAAAAGCCAACTCTCTCAGGTTAGGACGCTTACCGTCCTGCGTCGCCCATAAACCTTGAAGCATGGTGTCCATCCAGATAAGATCTTGTCTTAACGTCAGACCATGTAAACCTAACTCATGCTCAATGAATGGCTTATCGAAACCAAGACCATTATGTGCCACAATCACAGTGGCATTGTTAAGTATCGAGGCTATGGCATGTGCTTTACTTTTAAATAACGGCTCTGCGACCAGATCCGACAATTTAACGCCGGTAATTTCCTGAGCCTTTGCAGATAGTTCACGCTGAGGGTTGAAACGCAGTGCAATATCTTTAATAGCAGAGCCCGTAAGCAAGTCACGGGCGCATAATGCCACTTCAAAGATACGATGCCCGTCAGCGTATTCCAGACCTGTTGTTTCAAGGTCAAGACCAACGACGGTATACGTCATAGTTTCACAGCTCCATTTTTAGTGAATGTAATCGCTTTTGTGATCGCTGATTTCAACGCGGCCGGCTCATCATCTAAGACTTCTGACTTTTCCATCTTAGAACCGTCAGCTTTTACTACCATGTATGTAACTGTGCGAGAAAACATATCCAGTTTTAAAAAAACCACTGCACCTTTATGAGCAAATACCATAGGAAACTGATCTGCTTTATCGTTTTTCTGAATCTCTGTTAACGTCACATTCAAAACTTCACCAACATCACTATTTACCAAACCTTGAACCGCATCAAATACCGCATAGATAGCCATTTTCGCTTCATTGCGGGTAATAAAACGTTTCTCCAACCTAATTAGGATATTTTCAATTGATGCCAGCGTCTTGCGGTCAATCTCATCACGCAGATCGATCAGCTCATCTTCTGCGTTAGGGTAATTATCGTAGTTCATTGCTTCATCTGACATTTGTAAAATCTCTGTTATATGGTCAGCATATTTTCAGCCAACCACATAGGTATTAAAGGATTAATGGGAGGCGATGGTTTCGTACCCGTATGAATCGATATGCTTTTCGTAAACACCGATCAGTGAGTCCACCCGCTTCGACAAATTTTGAATGTGAGAGGGTATTGCCTGAAAGACGACGCCGGCAGTATTCGTGAACTCAGAAAAACGTCTCATTTCTCCTTCTATCAGACTTTCAATTTTGAGTCTGTAACCTAAATGAACAGAAGCTCTGTCCGTGCGTGTATCTGTCTGACCAGAAACAAAAGTCCCTCTTGCCATCACGATATTGCTAAAATGCTTTTCGGTCGCTAAACGTGATTCTGAAATGATATCGATAAGGGCAAACTCGATGTCATGACCCTCTTTCGTGTCAGTTGATATCGTCGGTGGTACATATGCCAGCGTATAAGCCATTACATCAATGGGAGTGCGGTCGGTGACAAAACTTTCTGTTGGATAGCTGGCAATCAACTCTTTGCATACTGTTTTCTGCATTCTGAAATATTCTGGCAGAGTCATTTCCGCCCGGCAGTCAAAACCGTTGCACTTGAGAATATGCCGTACACCTGAGTCAAAATAAGGAACGTCGGTTTGTTCAGAAAAGGCTTTGGCCAAAGTCGTTTTTCCCGACCCTTGAGCGCCACATAATCCAAGTCGAAATTGATGATTCATTCTTTTTGCTTCCAATACATAACATGATCAAACGCAGGTTCATTTTCTAACTCGTCGTAATAGTTCAACGTCATACGGCGGTTGAATGCGGCTTTAAGCTCATCCATCGGAAAAAAGGTGTCTGCGTCGGGCGTGTCATCTTCAATATGGGAGATAAAAGCGCGGTCAGCTATATTGATAAACTGACGATAGATCTCGGCACCTCCGATGATGTAAACAGAGTGCAACCGAGCCAGATCTTTCACTTCACTAGTATCACGAATAATCGAAAAGCCAGCCGGAACCCGATTAGGATCGCGTGATAGCACAAAGTTGAAGCGGTCTTTCAATGGCTTACCCAAACTTTCCGCAGTTTTGCGACCCATCACAACAATTTCACCAACCGTCTTATTCTTAAACAGTTTCAGATCGCGAGAACTATGCCAGGGCAGGGCGTTATTCACGCCAATGCCGTTGCCACGTCCTACAGCCGCAATAAGGGAAATCACACCGCACCTCTTGAGATCGAATAGACCGTTGGCCGATGCGGGTGGTTGCGAAAATCGTGTTCGTCCTGACGCTCAGTACAAAGCACAGCAATGATCTGACCGCCGTTCTCGCGCAGATGTTCTTTAACCGCTTTCATTTTGAAATAACGACCCATCTCTTTCGGTTTAGGCAAATACAGATAGTCAAAGAAGACGCCTTGCTCTTTAAGCCAAGCCTCGGTTTGCTCCTTATATTCAGCAGGGCGGTCGTCAACAATCAGAATGTCACAGCCAGTGCGCTGAAACCCTTTAAGCATACGAACGGAGGCAATGATCGCATCATCGCGCTCATGTCTTTCGTTGTATTCAATAAAACTGCCTTCTTTCATCAGATGAAGACGGTCTGAGTTGTCAGAAAGCACACCGTCTATTGTGCAAATAACTAAAGGTTGCATATGAAATGTCCTTATTTTGCTACTGGGGCTTTAATCCACGGATGAGATTGATAACCAAAGATACTGATCCCCTGCCAATTGAAGTCACTCAGCTCTTTCCATGACTCAGGGAACACAACGATAGGATCGTTTTCAGCAATATCTTCACGCTTCATATACGTATCAACGCCTTCTGCGTGATTGTTATACAAGTGAACATCAAAGCCGAAATGCGAGAAACCCGCCGCCATGTGATCGGTAATGTGGGCTAAAAAATGCGTAATAATGCTATAACCAGCAATGTTAAAAGGCATACCGACAAAGGTATCAACGCTGCGCTGAACCATTCCGGTATTTAGAACGCGACGAGGGATGTTGTAATGGTCAAGCCATTTGTGCGTTAACCCATCCATAAAGCAGTTGTAATCGTGATTGTTGCTCTCCATCACTGGCTTAATTGCCAGCGCGAAAGAGGCATACTTGGAATCGACGTTGTGATCGATATGATTTACGCCGATATTGAATGCCATCATGAGACGATTAACGGGATCTAATTCACGACTCCATGCGCCGAAAGCAAAGTGACAAGGAGGCAAAGCCATATCTTCCAATTCACCCACATTCCACGCTAACATAATGTTACGGCGGTTTTCAGGGTCATTACGCAGATTGTCCACAATGCGTTGTAACTGGTCGATTTCACGGGTGACAACTAAACGTCCGTCTGTCAGTTCGCCATCGACCACATAACCCCTGTGTTTGATTTGCTCAAACTGTTCAGGGGTAACTACGCGAGTATCACGCCATTTACGCCATTGCTTTCCGTAGACAGGCCCAAGGTCGCCATTTTCATTTGCCCACAGATCCCAAATCTTCACGCCATTTTCATTCAGGAAACGAACGTTTGTCAGCCCTCTGAAATACCACTCAAGTTCAACCAAAAGAGGATGCTGATTAACGGCTTTGCCTGAAATCATCGGCACAAGACCACCGTTTAAATAGTAAAAGCTCGGAATAAAAGAGATGCCAGATGTACCGACACCAGTTCTCTCAGAGCTTGAAGGAAAGCCGTTGACGACAATATCCGCTACGATATCGCGGTATGACTCGTCATTAATCAGAGACAGGTTGTTTTTTGGTGATTTTTTTTCAGTCATTTTTTATTTGCTATAGATATGTATTTACTTACTATATTTTATATAAGTTAGTTAGGCAGTAAACAAAAAAAAGCACACTCGAAAAGTGTGCTTACAATCGGCTATCGCTATTACCGGAACGACAGCAAAATTAGTTCAATTCAAAATAAATAAGGCGACACAAATATAATACGTATTTACTTACTTATCAATAATTTTATGCTAATTCTGTGCATTGTTTTAAGAATGGTGTTAAATCAACCGGTGTGTAACTCGGTGACTTCAAAATCTTGCCGTCAGAAATACGATAACCGATCAGCCCATCACGAGAAATACATGTACGAAATGCCAAATCATCGGCGTCATACTTACAGTTCTCAACTTGTTCTTTGCGAATCGTTGCGTCACTCGACCAAAGTTTAGACATGTTAGATTCATGAATCGTGGTCGTCAGTTCAACAAGATCCACCCCTGAAATACCTAACAGGTAATAGAGTAAGTGCAGAGCATCTGCGATAGCCGCCGGAAACAGAACCAAATCCTCTATAGCCGTTGCTACATTCCCTCTATCCATATTATCAGCCAATAATTCCAACTGATCAGCGATACAAATTGAGTGCTCGAATGCTGACTTCATATCATCCATAAAGCCAGATGAGAGGTTATGTTGCGTATTTTTTGTCAATGATTCTTTCTTGTAATCAAATGCAAGCGCGTGGCTTAAAGATCCGCCTAACATAACCAGAGTACCGGTCAGAACGTAAACGGTATCACCGGCAGCGTCCAGTATTTCAATGCTGTCATTTTCGTTAATCGCCTTAACACCCTCTTTGGCTTCTTCACGGATCAAATTGGCGCGTAGGCGGAACATATCAGCAGTGACCTCGTTACTTTCAATAGGATGCTCAAACACCTGATGAAACTCTTTAACCATATCGTAAAAGCTACTGATATACCCAGAATTTCTAATCGGCTGTTTTTCAGTTGGGTTTAGCTTCATGGTTGCGCTTGTTTTCTTCATTATATTATTTCCAAAAATAAAATATTTTTATTATTTATTAATTTATATAGATAATAAATGAACGACAACTCCCGTCACTCATTTATCGCAGGTGTCGTCAGATTTCAAAGCCAGACAATGCTCCAGTGTTGACCTGAGAGTCTATTTGACCAGTCAGATAATCCGCTTTCTCCGTTTCTTGTGGGGCAACCTGAACGTTATCTGATAGTAACCAATTGTTCACCCAAGGTAACGGGTCGTGGCTAATCTCTGCAAACACCGCATCAAATCCAATTCGTTTCATTGCGACATTGGCACGGTATTTCACGTATTCTTTGAGCATATCGGCATTCAGGCCAATCATAGAGCCATCTTTAAACAGATAATCAGCCCAATTCATTTCCTGTTCAGCCACCGAAACCATCGTGCGAATAACAAAATCACGGTTCCGTTCCGCAATTCGCTTCCACATTTCACCCTCGCGGCCGTTGTACATCAGTTTGAGCATTTCCTGAGTGACATGGCAATGCAACGCTTCATCACGGGCAATAAACTTCATGATCTTTGCGTTGGCTTCCATCACACCACGCTCACCAAAAGCAAACGTACAGGCGAAGCTGACATAGAAGCGAATAGCCTCAAGTGTATTGACCGCCACCAATGTTTTAAATACCTGCTCCTGAATCGTCTCTTCACCGTACTGACGCTCAAATTCCTCAACGCCAAGATATTCACGAGTAACAAACAGCTTAATCAGGCGATCATATTCTTCTGACACGGATGAGGCGCGTGCGAGGATCATTTCATCTTCAACAATGCCGTCAAAGATAGTTTCAGGATCAGTAACCAGATTACGGATAATGTGCGTGTAACTGCGACTGTGAATCGTTTCAGAGAAAGACCATGTTTCGATCCATGTTTCCAGTTCCGGCAGTGAACAGATAGGCAGAAAGGCAATATTTGGGGCGCGTCCCTGAACAGAATCCAGCAGAGTTTGATATTTCAGGTTAGCAATAAAAATGTGTCGCTCATGTTCAGGCATATTTTGGTAGTCGATGCGATCTTTACTCACATCCACTTCTTCCGGTCGCCAGAACAGGCTCAGTTGACGTTCAATCGCTTTTTCAAACAAACGGTGTTTTTGCTGATCGTAACGAGCCACGTTCACACTCAAACCGAAAAACATAGGTTCTTTAGTAGCATCATTCTTGGCTTGTCGAAATACGGAATAACCTGACATATTTTTTCCTTTTTGTGTAAATCTTTTGTATTTTGTATCAGTCAATTAGGCACTCAAGATGAATAAAAAGGTGAGCATAAGCCCACCTTTATTCCGTGCATTCAGGAATTAGATTTTGCAGGCATCGCCACAATCATCACCGACCGGCGCCATTGGGGTTTCACGCTCATCTTCCTCACCAGAGCGGTCACGGGTATTGTGGTAATAGAGTGTCTTAACGCCCATTGAATAAGCCATCAGCAGGTCACGCAGAAGCTCATCCATAGGTACACGACCATTAGGATAAATTTCAGGGTCATAATTAGTATTCGCGGAAATGGACTGATCCACAAACTTTTGCATGATCGCAACTTTTGTCAGATAACCTTTGTTACTGCCCATCTGCCAGAGGTATTCGTATTGGTCTTTCAGACGCTCAAACTCCGGCACAATCATACGAACAGTGCCTTCTTTGCTCATCTTCACTGACATAGGTCCACGAGGTGGCTCGATACCATTGGTACTGTTTGTGATCTGGCTTGAGGTTTCGCACGGCATCAGCGCCGAAACAGTTGAGTTACGTAAACCATACGCTTTGATATCAGCGCGTAACGCTTCCCAATCCATTTTCAGCGGTTCAGTTACACCAACAGCCGCCTTATCCAATTGCTTCCTATAGTGGCCGATTGGTAGCTCACCATTGGCATAACGAGTTTCATTAAACAAAGAGCATTCGCCGAATTCTTTAGCCAACCGATTAGATGCTTTGAGCAGGTAATACTGGAATGCTTCAAATGTGTCATGAACGAACTGATCACCGGCAGTGTCAGAATATTTGAAACCGTTTTTCGCCAAATAATAGGCAAGGTTTGTCACGCCAACACCAAGACTACGGCGATTCTTGGTCGAGTTCTCAGCCGCTTTAACAGGATATTTCTGGTAATCCAACAACGCATCAAGCGCCGACACAAGCAAGAATGACAGGTGTTCCAGCTCATCGAGGCTTTCAATTGCACCCAAGTTAAACGCTGACAACGTACACAGAGAAATCTCACCGTTTGGATCGTCCATGTATTCAAGCGGTTTTGTAGGTAACGCAATTTCCATACAAAGATTGGATTGACGAACAGGAGCTACCGCCGGATTAAATGCCCCGTGAGTGTTCATGTGGTCTACGTTAGCAATATAAATACGACCGGTAGAAGCGCGTTCCTGCATGATTGATGAAAACAATTCCACAGCCGGTACGCTAATCCGTTTAATGCTTTCATCAGCCTCAGCCGCTTCATACAGACGGGCAAATTCAGCCTGATCAGAGAAAAAAGCATCGTACATACCAGGCACGTCATTCGGACTAAACAGAGAAATGTTTTTGCTTTCAGTGAGGCGTTTATACAGAAGACCATTAATCATCACACCGTAATCCATGTGACGAACACGGTTTTCTTCAACGCCACGGTTATTTTTCAGCACCAGCAGATTTTGTGTTTCACGGTGCCATAGTGGATAAAACGCAGTAGCCGCCCCGCCACGAACACCACCCTGAGAGCACGATTTGACAGCCGCTTGGAAATATTTCAGGAATGGAATGACGCCAGTGTGGTTTGCTTCACCACCACGGATCTCACTGCCCAAGGCACGAATAGCACCGAAGCCAAGACCAATACCAGCACGTTGAGATACATAGCTCACGATTGCTGATGCCGTTGTGTAAATCGATGGCAGAGAGTCACCTGCTTCCATCACCACACAAGAGCTAAACTGCCGGGTTGGGGTACGTAAACCCGCCATAATAGGCGTCGGCAAAGAGAGTTTGAACGTCGATGTAGCGTCGTAAAAGTCTTTCACCATTTGTAAGCGAGTGTCTTTGTTCCAGTTTTGGAAAAAACACATAGCTGAAAGTATGTAAACATGCTGAGGCGCTTCGTACAGCTCGCCAGTAACACGGTTCTGAACCAGATATTTGCCGCGTAACTGAACGGTGGCCGCATAGCCGAACAAATCATCACGCTCAGGATTCAGATAATCACCGAGTTCGTTAATCTCTTTAGATGTGTATTTAGTCAGTAGTTCTTTATCATACTTTTTACGATCAACATTACGCTGGATATGCTCAAGCAGATTAGGATAATCGTAACCACCAAAGGCTTCTTTACGGATTAAACCTATATTTAATTTCGCTGCTACACGGCTATAGTTTGGTGAGTTGACAGAAATTAGATCAGCCGCAGCTTTCACCATGAGGGAGTGAATATCCGTTGTTTTAATGCCATTCTTCGCGCTGATATGCACTTTCATTGCGATAGCTGATGCGCTAACACCATCGATTCCCTCAGTTCCATACATAGCAACACGATTGAATTTCTCAGTATCGAACGGTACTTGTGATCCGTCACGTTTAGTAACAAATAAGGTCATTTACATCATTCCACGTTGTTTGTATTTTATTTATGATAGGTATGTGATTACGTATTATCAACCACACAAAAACAATATCTTGTGTGGTTGATCTATAAGTGTTCAATATGTGGGTTTATAACAGAGAGGAAATAACCGTAGAAATTTGACGATATTGATCAGTTTGAATACCGGTATGAATTGCCGCAACAGCATCGGCCAGATGTTCATTTTTATTTACCAGCTTAACAACGCCTTTTTCCTTTCTTCTGAGCCAAGGCGCTTCTGGATGCTTGCCAACAGCCCATTCGATAATTTCTTCTTTCGTGGTTGTTTTTTTATTCGCCACAAACTGCTTAATTTCGATAGGCGTTACCTGAATCAATGGCTTATCGATACATGCCAGAACACCAATGCAAATACCGTATGACGTCTGCGCACGGCTTGATTGGCTACCAACAGGCAATTCACAAAACACTAATTGAGCCTGATCGATAATTGGCTTTGCTGTTTTCCAAATCTCGCTTGCACGGCGTAAATCGTCGCTGTTTACACGCACTGACTTCTTATCGCTGGATTCTGTCTGTACCAGCTCCATACGTTCAATTTTGACAATCTGATTAGTGGTGATATCCAGCTCACCGAATACAACACCGAAATTACTCATACTCGGATCTATGCCAGCGATTTTGATTATTTTACTCATGTAGTTACCTGTTTGTGATTGATTTAAAATGAACCGAATGCGAATGAACGACCGTTAACCGATATACTTGCTGACTCATTCATTGGTTTTGGTTTAACTGCCGGCGTTTCTTTTGGTAAAGATAATTCCTGCTCTGTTGATTCATCCGATAAAATTATCCCTGTGGAATAACCATCGGAAAGCAACGCTATTTTCCCTAACTCACCCGTTATTTTTGAATTCTCGTGATTAACGACAGCTTTAAATGAAAAACTCTCTGTATGTAAGCTGAATTCGTTGCTTAAATCCGTTTTACAGAGTTTTTCTGGTATAACTGGCGTTATCCCATTCTCAACTTCATAAAAGCTGTCTGAGAGCGATTTAGACATATTCCCGATAGCTGAATGGTAATAAGCGTCATACCCAAGTTCTTCATTCAACAAAAGATGGTCTGCTTTCGCGTAAATTAACTTGCGATTATCCTCGATATTGTCTGCGTCAAGATCGGGTGTGTATGCCATCAGGATAAAATCACTTTTACCGCCTAAAACGGTATGAATCCGTGTAATGGAAACTAAAAGATCTGTAACACCGTCCAGCATTTTCATTGATAACCAGTTGTCAATTTTATCTACAACCTCTTTACCAAATACTTTTCTGAGCTTTGAGCTATGCCAGTTATTATCAGTGATCGTAATCCGACCTGATTTATCATCATCGGCAAAATCCAAACCCACCTTGGCTATATGGTGATTTTCATTTGCTGGCTGTTTGTATTTCACAGCCGGCTCAACAATGCCTCTAATGTCAGCGAAAATACGCGGCAAGCGGGAAATATCCGCAACTGCTACCGCTAAAATGGTAGCTTGTTGAATTGGTAACTTAATGGACATACGAACGACCGCCTTTAGATTCAACCGTAATTGTTTCTCTGAACCATGATTTCATTTCTTTGTGAGAGATAATCATCACGGTTCCGCGTTCACGGGCTTTGACTTCGAGGATTGCCATTAATCGCTCAAGACCAGCAATATCCAAGGCATCATCGATTTCATCACCGATAAATAACTGGATATTCTTAGTAGCTCGGCTGGCAACTAAATCCTGCAATGCTAAGGCGGTGGCAATACGGACTTTACGCTTCTCACCACCGGATAATCCGGCAAACGACTTGGAGGCACTTTCTTTAGAAACAGAGATATTGAATTTGTCTTTGACTTCACCTTTTTTTGTGGTTTCCATCGTAGACCAAACCGCTGTTATCAATCCGTCTGAAAGCGTATTAAGATATTCCGCCGTTCTTGCATTCAGGAAAGGAGTAACATTGGATAAAATATGGCTACGGACACCAGACGGAGAAAACACTTTCCGTGCATGTTCCAACAAGGCACATTCGTCATCTAATGTTCCTTTGTTTTTCTTTAAAGTCTTTAAATTATCTTTCAGGAGCGCGGCTTCGTGTTTTGTCTTTTCAATAAGCGCGGTAAACGGATTTAACTCAGCTTCAATCGTCTTTAATTTCTCAATTTCAGCTTTCAAGGCACGCTTGCCGGCTAGTTCATCGTTGGTCGATTTTTCAATGTAAGTACGCTGTCTTTGGAATACGGCGATCTTTTCCATTTCTGTGTCAACGTTAGGTCGAGTGGCTTTCAGAGCATTAAGTGCCGTTTCTGCTCTGGCGATTTGGTCGGTTACGGCGGTTATTTCAGGCGCTAGTTCGGTAGTAATACGTGCTATATCAGCTTTCGCTTTTTCGATATGAACTTTTTTTACCGTTTCTAAATCACTCTCACAGTATGGTTTCCCGCATTCAGTACATGGCACACCCACTTTAGCCGAAACCTCGGTGGCGTTCGTCATGGCGCGTTTTGCCTGAGTTTTCAGACGGTCGATTTCGTTTTGTTTAATTGTCTGCGTTGAACGAGCTTTGGCAATTGCAGATTCCAGTTCACTGACTTTACGGTCATGCCCAGTTACGCCAGAAATACTGGCACGTAATCCCCTTATCTTTTCATCAATCGACTCAAGAGTAGGATTGTCACGGTTGGATAACTGTAGTTCGGCTAAATTTATTTCCGCCGCACCAATTGCTTTCTTCGCTTCATCAATCCGCAATTTGCGACCGGCTTCCCATGTCTCAGCGGAATTTAAGGTTTCTTCCGCAGTTTCGAGGGCACTACTGAAAGAGCGATCCATAATCGTAATCTTGCCGGCTACACCATCACGCTCTGCCAATTTTGCGTTATGGCGATCACGGGCAATCTCATAGGAATGAGTTAAACGATCCACACCAGCAGCCTCTTCAACAATCGCTTTCAGGTTCTTATCTGTCATGCCGGGTAAATCGGGCATATTTTCCTGACTGGCATAAATTGAAGCCAGAAAGACGTCTTTTGAGGCTCCGATTAGTTTCTCGATAAATTCCTGAGTGAGTTTATCTGTGCCTTTGGTGAGATCGCCATCTTCACATGAAACTATCAAACGGTTTTTATTCGCGGTATGAGCACGATGTCGCATGATTGAGTAACGTTTCCCGTCTTCATCTTCGACGATGATAGCGACACGACAGTTCTTTTCATGATCGGTACTGAGCACATCATCAGCTTTTAAACCGTTGGCTGTTTCGCCATATAATCCCCAACACAGGGCGTTCATTAACGTTGACTTACCGGAACCATTACTGTTCGCAGAGGTATCATCGGTGTTTTTGCCTTGGATAAGGATCAAACCACGGTCGTTTAGTTCGACTTTTGCTTCCGCTATACGCATGAAGTTTTCTGCCGTCATTTTGATAAATTTCATTATTCTTTGCCCTCTGCCTGAGATAACACATCGTCACAAATCGCTGTCAGTTTGGTTACATCAATCGAGGTGTCGCTTTTTCCCATTAGAATGCAGTAGTTGCCAACCGATTCTTTCAAGCTGTCAATTTTGGCTGTACCCGCTGTTGCTGTCGTCGCGCCAACCAGAGCTGATTCCTTAGTAAAGTTTCTCGTTACACCGCTTGCGCCGAGTAATTTCACCATTTCTTCAATTTTTTTACCTTCTTCATCGTCTTTGATTACGGCGCGGATGCGAACGTAATTCCCTTTGATTGCCGATTCTTCCATATCGCCGTCTAATTCGAGGAAAACAGGGGCTTGTGTTGAGTATTGTGAATATGATCCATCAGCATTAATCAACATATAACCCGCTGTAGTGCCAATATCGCCCCAATTCTGATGCGTCAGTGCTCCGATAGAGATAACGCCGGGAATGACCTCTTTGTGGTTGTGATAATGGCCGGAAAGGACATAGCGGAAACCCAAACCTTCAAATTCTTCGGCTTCCATTCCAACATCTGGCATACCCGGTATCGCTTTATTGATTGAGGTATGGATGATCAGGTCATTTGGAACAGTGGGATCGAGTGTTTTTGCCAACTCTTTAACGGTGTTTAAAAGCTCTTTGTGATCGTTGTACCAGCTAATCATGTGAACTTTAACACCATCGATATCGAACGTTTGAGGTGTCTTAGAGCACACAATCTTCGCGCCAATTTTGGTAAATGATGCTGAGGCGTTGGCTGAGAACACAGAATCATTGGTTTCTAAGTCGTGGTTGCCAGCGAGAATATAAACATCTAAACCGAGCGTATTTATGATCCAATCATACAACTCAGATGTGAAGTGCAGGACGGTTGGGGCAATTGAACCACGAACATGAAATACGTCACCACCATGAAACAGAGCTTTTGCACCAGCTTCTTTAGCGGCAACTGCGGCTTCTCGCGTGGCATCTAACTGTATTTTTAATCGAGAATTCATACCATCATGAGCGGTTGAAGCAAAGGCATCCCATACATGGTAGTGCGTATCAGATATTAAGCCGTATAACGCTTTCTTCATCTTTCTTTCACCTTTAAATATGTAAATAAATACGTATTACCATTCAAATGGTATCAGAATAGAAAAGGCGAGAAAGTAAAAATATAAGGCACTCAATATATTGAGTGCCTTTTTAGTGTATAGGCTGGCTTACAGGTTCCTATGCCATGAAAGATTAATTACCTTGCTTTCAACATTTTCCGGTGTATCACCAAGCTTCTTATCAATTTTATCGATGAGTTCATGCGAAACGTTCTCAATATAGATTGCGGTCAACTTGGAATCTGGCTTTAAGAAGTGTCCATAAGACTTACGGATCACTCTTTCGACTTCATCAACTCCTTTTCCGGCCATAGCAATGTGGTTAAATTGAGCGTGTACTTCCAGCATCTTATCGATTCCACCTGAGATAACGCTTTTCACTTTGCCAAATCGAATGATATCGCCAGATTTTGAATCTGTAAGAGCTACAACTTTCCCTTTTACCAATCGTTCCTGCCACGTTGTACCTGCTCTTAATGTATTAAATATTGAGAAGTGAAGACCAACGTAAGGGGAGCAAAAGGGGATTGAGGGCACGAATCTAGCACATGTTCTGATAACTGCCTCAGCATGACCTTCTGTGAACGATAAAGCGCGTTGGATAGGACAATTTGAAATGATAGAACATACCTGACACAAGTGGTCATTTCGGGATCGTACTGATTTAGGCTCTATAGTGTAGACGCCTTTTTCTAAGAGTCTTACACGTTTATTTTTTTGTTGAGAGTCAGTCATGATTTACCTTATTTGTATTTTACTAAGGCGATCATAGCTGAAAAGAAATGGCTTGTGCCGATTTGCCTGGTTTTAGTCTTCCTCAATACAAGATGGTGATTGTCAATCAATTATCATTTCCTCCCTGATTTTGATCAATGATATTCATAGTTTTTCCTATAACGTATTTTGTTTGATTTGTATTATTTGCCAATGAGTTAAAGGTTAAATTGGGATACGACGGTATTTTATGAATGTTATTCACACGACCGATCCAATAATAAGTTCCAAATAGATCATTATAAAGATCAATAAAGATCCCCGATCTCCGCAGAGTTTGTGGCACAAGGCCTTAAGTGGTATCAGCGACCACTGTAGAGAGGTAATAGACCTCTAAGGAGAGTGAGAATGACTACTGTAGTCAGCAAAATGACGGCTTAAAAGAGCAACTGTGACCACTATAGGGAGAGGCTCCATATTTTTATTCACTAGCGAGTTATTCAGATATCCACAAGATAGATCCAATAATAGCTCCTATGAGTTCCCAAAGATCCTTGTTGCTGATTACGTATAAATATCAATAGGTTTAGTTACTTAATGACCACTATAAAGTGTAATCCGACCACTATAAAGAGTAAATAAACCACTATAAACATTAGTGACACGACTACTATAGATAGCAATAATAAACCACTATAGAGAGTGTTCTACTCAGAGTGTGGGAGGTAATTTATGTCTGAAAATTCAATAGCTAATGTCAATCTAGCTTCTGCATTAACAGAAGTAAACAAAGAAACCGGTGAGCTAATTACACTGACACCGAACACCAATAATACCGTTCAGCCTGTCGCATTGATGCGGCTAGGATTGTTTGTCCCTACTTTGAAATCCACGAACCGAAGTAAACGAAATCTCATGTCGTCAATGGATGCAACTGAGGAATTGAAACAACTTTCTCTTGCAAAATCAGAGGGATATAACAATATCAAGATAACTGGAGAACGGCTTGATATGGACAATGACTTTAAAACATGGGTCGGGATCATACACTCGTTTGCAAAGCATAAAGTGATAGGCGATAAAGTCACCCTTAAATTTGTCGATTTTGTAAAACTCTGTGGTATTCCGTCTGCCAGATCATCAAAACGCCTGAGAGAACGTTTGGATGAATCACTCCGGCGAATAGTCTCTACTACACTCTCTTTTACTAATGATTCAAAGTCTTATCATACTCACCTCGTTCAGTCAGCTTACTATGATATGAAAGAGGATACGGTGACAATTCAGGCTGACCCGAAGATATTTGAGCTGTATCAGTTTGACCATAAGGTATTACTGCAATTACGGGCAATTAACGAATTAGCGCGTAAGGAAAGCGCTCAGGCACTTTATACGTTCATCGAGAGTTTACCCACCAGTCCAGCTCCCGTATCAATGGCGAGGCTTAGGGCACGGTTAAATCTCAAATCCCGCCCCAATACTCAGAACGCTACTGTCAGACGAGCATTAGAGCAATTAAAAGAGATCGGCTATCTAGATTGCACAGAGACTAAAAAAGGTAATTCAGTTTACTTCCTAATCCACGAACGGACTCCTAAGCTCAAGAAAAACAAGCCAATTAAAACAGTTAAGAAAGCAAAGACCACTAAAGGAAGTAAGACCACTATAGAGAGCGATGATACTATTTTGGCTGAATTGACAAGGGAAGAACTTGAATTGTTAAAAAAAATCAGAAAATCAAATAAATAGCAAATTAACGACCGCTATAGAGAGTAAAAACAGAAGACCACTATGGAGAGTAATTTCTCATTATAGAGGTCTTTTTTATGCAGCATGGGTTGCAATTGAGATAACGTACCTTGATTTTTGGAATTGTTACGGTGTAACCATCATCTTTCTTGCTATAGTGGTTTTTTATAACATGTTGTTATATTTATATTTTTATCAAACAAAGCAGATGATGAATAATACGGTCACTTATCCTGACAGTAAATCGCGTATCGGTATCGACCACTATAGAGAGAATAGGTGCTCTTTATAGCGGTCTTACAAATCAAATATTTTTCAAAAGGGTAGGGTGGTTGACGCATTGGCTGATGAAGGCAAACAAAATGCTACTGTGCCGGCAAATATCCAAAGAACAATAAAGAAAGCAAAGGCTACTTTACGCATCTTTCTTTTCCAAAGCAGCTCGAACAAGAGAGTCTTTTGCTTCTAGTAGTTTTCGAAGGCCGACAGACTTCTCAGCGGAATCAGGTAGCATTCCGTCCATTTGAACAGCCAAGTCACCAACTGGCTTACTGACAGACTGTAAATTAGCTGGAAGATGGTTGTACGCGAAGTATTTGATAATAGGTGATGCCATGTCATTTCCTTATTCTGGCTATTTCCGATTTAATATGAGGTGCACAGAAGAAAATCCACAACCAGCATTTTAGGAATGCTTTTGATATGTTGCGGCGAACCAATGACTCGAACATTAATCCGGCACCGCCGATGTAAAGTAAACCCATCAATACGATAAAATTATCCATCCTAGCACCATTAGGTAAGTGAATACATATTTTATAAGTTGTGAAAATAAAGGTAAAGTTACATTGTATAAACCTGCACATTCAATGCTTGTTTAAATTCTTATTTTTCATAATTAACCTCATTTAGATAAGTTTATTGTTTTCTTATTGATGTTATTTTCTCAAAATAAAAAAGGCACTCAATAGAGCGCCTTTAAAAAGTGAGATTAGTTTTGAGAGCCAAATCTTGCGTCCAATTGCCGACTGATTACTTGAAGTGTATACTTAATATACACATAATGGAGGTATACCTATGAAGCATAGAATTAGCGTAACCGTAGATAGAGAGCATTATCAGGTACTTAGTTCTTCCGGGATAAATATTTCTGGTCTAGTAAATGACGCCATAGGAAAAGAAGCCCGCAGGATAAAGGCCGAAAAGTGGAAAGCAGATAACCGAGAAGGTATGGCGGAAGTTGCAGAATTTATAGCACAATATGGTTCGTTCGCTGAAGAAAACAGGAATTGGTGATATGCAATTCATTGTTTATGAATACAAGCGGGCAAGCCATTACAAAATGTTTGTCGATGTACAAAGCGATATCATCGATACTCCTGGGCGGCGTATGGTCATCCCTTTGATTGAATCCCGCCATCTTTCTGAAAAAGTGAATAGCTTATTGTTTCCTTTGGTTAGAGTCAACGATGAGGATTATCGGGTGATGACGACCGAACTATCAAGCGTGTCTGTAAACGTTATTGGAGAGGTCATTACCGACGTTAGCAGTGCCGCCGACGCGATTAAGAACGCCATCAACCTCATATTCCCCAGAACATGAGGTTGATGGCGCAATTGACCACTATGGTTAGTAATGTAATGGGTTTTGTAGCCGTCATCACTTTTATTATCTCAGATTTGAGCTGACAGCTTTCTCATGCAGCACACAACACACAATCAAATCTTACAGTCAGCTCATAGCTGACTGTAAGATTACAACACCTATCCTGTTGCTTTAATACCAGCCATTCTCTGCTATTTGGCATCCGAGCGAAAAGATTTCATCTTGGTAATCTCTAATAACTTGCTCTATGGATTGCTTTTGTTCAGTCGTTAAAGAGTCCCAAATTTCAATAATAGGCTTATCGTGTTCTGACCATTCTATTGGGGGTTCATTATCCTCTGGAGCAGTCGGAATTTGCGTTTTTACGTTGATATCAGGCGATTGACTTGACGGAGTACATGAAATATCACCCACTATCACTCTTACAATACCTGTTCTATCACGAAGGATAATGTTGTTGTTATACAGCTCCATACGCTCTCCTTTAGAGCAGTAAACATCAGTTTCTGATTTTTTCTGTTTTTCCACTAGTGATACCGTGAAGTGCATGAAGCCTGATGGGGCAGTTCAGATGTAAACAAATCAGTACCAATTGAGTTCGTTACACTCATCGATACAATCCCGAAAGAAAGAGACTGTTTCATTGTGTAACCCAAGCTGTCTATGCAATTTGTTGGCGCAGTTCTTTCTTGATTAGCCATTGTCTTTCGCCTTTTTGTTCAATTGAATAAGTGATCGTTTTGCATTCGCGGCATTGCGAATATAAAAAAGACGTTCCTGAAAAAACTCTTTCTCTTTAGGTACATGCTTCAAAAATGAAAGATTTGCTTCTAACGATTGCCTATACATTAATATTTCAAACATAATTGTAAGTAAGTGAATACATATTGTTTTGGTATAATAATGATCTAAAGCAGGTATACAAGAAATTTATATAAGAGTTAAAGGCGGGAGCAATAGAAAGGGCGCCAATTGCGCCCCAGTGTAGACAATAATATTGGTTATTCTTCTCTTTCTTCCGCTTCGTCTTCTGGAATGTCCTTAGCGTCCATATCCATAGCCGCGTCAGCCGACTCAGAGTTTTCGGTGTGCCATGTTTCAAGTAGCTCGACAATGCGATCTGCCGGCAATTTCTTGAAATTAACAACTACTTCTTTACGTGAATAGGCTTTATCACCTAGTAATATACGACCGGAATCATTCTTTTTCAGATAACCCACTGCCAGCATGTGATCAACTAAAGACTCGGTAGCGTCGATGCCGATCTCTGTGTCGTAGTAGAAACTCCATGATGCAGTTTTAAATGGTGGAGCTACCTTGTTTTTAATGATTTTGGCAGTTACAACGTCACCAACTCGCTCCGTACCTTCTTTGATTTGGGATTTGCTTAACTGAACACGAACAGAAGCGGCGAATCCCGGTGCTTTGCCGCCCGGTGCTTTGGTGTTGTCGCCAAATGTCACGCTCAGATCCTGACGGCACTGGTTGAGGAAAATCATACATACATTGTATTTATTCGCCCACTGGCTCAGAGCAGGGAAGTGAGAAGACGTACAACGTGCTAGCGCCGTATTATCATTCATATTCAGATCATCTTTCTTTGTCGCTTTGCCACAGGCTTTATTGGCGAATTTCTCGAAAATTTGCTTCGGCACCATTGTTGCCAAAGAATCGAAAACAAGGACAATAGGCGCTGTTGGTGGAATAATTTTCCCGTCGCGGATCTCTTTTACAATATACGAGGCGTATTCGAGAGATTCTTCAAACGTCTCAGGCTGTTGGTAGATCCAGTTTCCGTCTTCACCTACATTCAAACCACATTTTTCGGCTAGGAGTGAGTCGAAACTTTTTTCATGATCCATAAACATCGAAATACCACCGGCTTTTTGACCTGAAATCATAGCTTGAGTAGCAATATATGTTTTGCCTGACGACTCCCATCCAAAAATTTCCACAATACGACCGCATGGGAAGCCGCCATTGTACTTACCTGAGATTGCTTTATTCAAATGCGGTAAACCAGTATCAAGCCAGACCTCGACATGCTGTTGCTTTGCATTGGATTTAACTTTGCTTTTAAAAAACTTCTTCATCTTATCTGCTGACATGGTTAGGCACTCGCTTTCTCTAACGGGTAAATAGTTGCCAGTTGCTCAGGCTCGAAGTAATCCTGATTTAGCTTTCTACAAATACGGTTATACATGGTCATACAATGGCCGTGGACTAAGGCTAATTCCCGTTCAGTAACCTTTATTTCATTCTGGGAAAGGATGGTGCGTACACGGCCTAATCCACTACGACCGTACATAGAAACGAATTCTTTCGCTAAATCTGTAGGGGAGACTGTTATGCCTCTATTAATTAAAGATGTGATCATGCGGAAACTCCTTTTAGCCCGTATCGTTCAAATGGAGTCAGAAACACCTCTAAATCTTCTAAAATTGTCTGGAAGTTCAGCTCTAACATTAATTGCCGTAACTTTTCAGGATCGTATTCCATCGGAATAGAGGTGATTGTGTCTGGCTTTAACGGACAACCACGTAACATCATTAATCGTAGGTTACGTTTGAAAATATCCATCATCCCCATACCCTGCTTCTCGTTAAATTCGTTGAGTGACAGTTTCTCGAACGCTTTACGTGAACGATTTTTCATCAATGCTTCTCCAGACAGAACGACACGACGGATTTCTGCAACTGAGCCATATTCAGCCAAGAATTCTTTTGCGCCTTTCTCGCCAATTCCACCAACGCCAGGGATCGTATCGGACGTATCGCCTTGAAGTGCTTTGCCTTGGATAAATGCTAGTGGTGTGTGATAACCAGTGTCTTCAAAGAATTTATCGAGGCGCAAAATGGAATCGTCGCGCTGATTGATAAATGACACATTTTCATCAACTAATTGCTTGTAATCCCCGTCACCAGACAGCAAATATATATGCTCGTATTTGCCTTTTTCTGTACTGACCAATAAGCCGGCCAAATCATCCGCTTCGCCGTCTTCGGCAATAAACTGTTCGACGCCGAGATAAGAGAATGCCTTTTGGATATATGGGCGCTGTAGCTTAAATTTCTCTTTCATGGCCTCCATGTCAGGGTTTGGCTCACGCTTCTTGTAATCCGCATAGATCGCGTTGCGTTTGACGGTTTTACCATCCCAAAGAATGACGACACGGGCTTTTTGGATAGAAGCGAGACGTTTAACAGTGCGGAGTGTGTTGTAGACAGCCTGAGTTTCCATGTCACCGACTTTCAGCGTAGCCGCTGATTGCTGGTGGTAGTAACCTTGGCTGTGTGCATCAACTAATAACAGGTTCATATTTCCCTCCAATGATAAGGGCGCACGAATGCGCCCTGTTTCACAACCAAAGTTACGATTAAATGCCTTCCAGCTCTTTCATCATCTTTTCAAGTTCGTTGGCATCCAGAGAGTCACCGATTGGCTCAGCAATAGGTGCTTCACTTACTGCCGCAGATGCTTTTGCACTATCAACACCAGTAAACTCTGCCTCAGATGCCGCAGCCGCAGCCTCTTTAGCGACGTTTGTTGAGCTGGAGAAAGGTATATCGTCAGACGCAGGAGCGGAAAAGCCCGGTAAAGCTGCTCCAGTAGTGCCAGTTGCAGGTAGTGCCATTGTGGAAGAAACTGAAACAGCAACACCGGTTAATGCGCCAATTGCTTTACCAGCGATAGCTATTTTGTTTACGTCACCCTGACTTGCGACAAAATTTTCCAAACTGATTACACTACTTGTTAATTTGGCAGGAATTTCGCATTTGGATTTACGATTAGGAGATACTGAGTATTTGGTATCACGGCCAGCACCGGTACGCTCAATTTTAAACGCATAGCCCGCGGTTGCAGACAGAGGATTGCCGATTTCGTCAGACAGATGTTCTTCAATGCCTTTCAGCACATCGTCAAATACCGTTTGTGGTAGTTCAACTAACTGAGCTTTTTCAGCGGAATCTAGTTCCGGTGAAGTGGTGACGACGCCGTTAACAAGGAAACGTTGACTGGAACGAATATCTGTGATCAATTCTTCCATTTTTTCGTTGCCTTTATGGATCGCTTTCGCTTCCATCAGTGCTTCACACAATTCACATGGCTCACCGTATGATGCGCTTTTACAAATAGAGGCAACTGTTTTCGCTTTACCACCTTCGTTTGTTTTTACAAAATGCATACCAAAAGCGTGATAAAATACACCGTTTGGATCTGTCATATTTGGAAACACACGGAGATAAGAAACACCGTTTTGTAGCTTAACTGTATCTATGCCACGACCCGCGTTTTTAGTTGCAATTTCTTTACGTTTACCGCGAATAAGCTCTAATAAAGATGTTGACATACCTGTTCCTTAATTTGTTTCGTTTGTCTGTTTTTGTGTTTTGTCTATTTAGTGAGTTCAAATACAATTGTGTTTTGTTGCTCTAGTTTTCTGAGTGGCTAGATAATAGATCAGTAAGTACATACATAAAAGCTATTTTTTTAGGTTGGTGTTATTTCTTCCGGCAAACGTACCTGCGCCCAAAATTTCATAATCCAAGATTGCTTTCTTAGAGGCTTGCACAACCATGTCACGGCGATGGCGTAGGGCGTCAACAGCACCTTTGTAGATATCCGTCATTTCTTTTGTATGGTTGTAATTGTTTCGCACCTTAGCTAACGTTCTGGCGATCACGGCAACCTTTTCAGGCAATTCATCCATGAACGAATTTTTGAGGCTAAGTTCGGTGTCAGAGCCAGAATAATGCCGCTCTATCTGTTTAACCATTGCTTCAATAGCAGCCTCTGAACTCTTTGTTCCGTTCATGTTTCTTGCTGTTCTAACTACGTTGTAAAGAGCCGCCTCAAGTCCCTCAATACGGTCCTTTTCCTCAGCGCAGATTCTTTCTGATTCGGCTTGTTTTGCCGTGTATTTAATCACCAGTTTTGGCTGATTAGCCCAGACGGAATCAAGGTTATCTAGATCGGTTTCTAAGTCAGATATAACCTGCTCAATTACTAATTCTCTCAAACTTACGTTTGTGTCATTCATGCTGCTCACTCATTATTTAATAATTTAATTTGGTAACTAAATACCTATTATCGTTCACCAAAGTTATTTGATAAAGAGCCGAAATGATGGAGTGACTTGGTTAAGGTAGCCGGATACGCGATTGGCGCGTTAAATTCACCATCCGCATAGAATTTGCCGTTCGGTTTAAAATACGTCATTTTTAGTGTGATTTTATCCATTATGCAGCCTCTATCTGTGCAAAAAACTTTCTGAATTCAGATACTTTTTGGGTCAACTCCTCAACCGGAACTCCTTGCTCCATAAGCTCATCGAGATCGCCGCCAATATAATCGTTCATTAAGGCGATCCGCTTTTCAGCGGATGAAATGAATGAATCCCGGTATGACAAAATATTGAGGTAGGCTTTATCTGTATTGGTGCTGGTGGCGAGATCTTTTAGCAGACAATTAAGCTCATCAAGCGGATATTTACCAATGATGCTCTTGGCAACATCACGTAAACGACGATTAGGTCGGTCACCGTATTTTATTGCTATTGCCCTTGCTAGCTCTAAATTGGTGGCTGTGCTGATAAATGGGACAAATATGGATGACATAATCATCAAATTAGCCTTTTCACGGATCTTGTCTGTGATAATTGGTTCTACTTTTTTCAGTTCCATTTTTATTTTTTCTGTACTTGCTTGAGACATAAATAATAAACCATTCAGACAGGCAATATACCCAATCTGAACGGCTTTACAGGTGGTTAATTCTCGTTTACTGTGGTGGCAACTTCTTCGACAATCTTGATTAGCTTTTCGTCTTCTTCTGGTCGGAAATAGAGAATATTAGGGTTGAATGCATAGAACACCGTGGCGTCCATACCCGCAAAGTATTCCTTTCTGCCGACTAAATCTGAGGGTTTAGATTTGTTATTGAAAAGTGAGGAAGCCAAGCTACCACAAGCCAGAATGTAAGTAGGTTTCGCGATTTCAAGCTCAGCTTTCATGTAATCAGTGAAAGCTGAAATATCCTCTTTGGAATATGTTTTAGCTCCCTCATCTTTTTGCTTTTTCAACACACCAGTAATATAAATGTCACCCATCAGGAAACCGGCGTTTGTCAAAATAGCTTTGAACTCGTTATAGCCGGATTCCATGAATATCCCGTTGTTCACATCACTTTTACTTGCCCCATCAAGGATGATCATGAATTTCGGCTTTCTGCCAGTACGTGGTCTTACCAGACTATCGGTTAAACCTGTCTCGGAAGAAATACGATTCATCAGTAAGCTAATATTGGCGTTTTTCTTTTCATCCATGACAAACTCACGGGATGTTTTAACCGCCTCGATAACCAAGTTACCCATCAACTCAGCCTGATTTTTACGACGAGATTCATCAGATGCTGGCGGCTGATCTGCTTCGATAGAGGCGAATGCCCCGACTAGATCCAGCGATTCAATAACTCGCGCATTGCAAGAACGTTTGTTTACAACTTCGACAAACTGAGTCTTGCTTTCAAACTTACCACCGAGTTTATTTCTGGCTTCAACAATGGCGTTACTTCCGTTCGATGAACAACCTTTGACAGCACTGAAAGGAGCGAACAAAGTAGGGCCCCCGTCAATGTCTCTGATTTCCATACGATGACTGGAAATATTGATATCTGGTGGAAGAATAGAAATGCCGTAATCTAGCGCATCAGCTACCAAATCCTGATGCTTGTCCTCGCCTAAAATCGTGATGGCGGCGGCGAAGAATTCTGCTGGATAGAAGGTTTTTAGCCACATTGATTGATAACTAATCAGGGTATACGCAACGGAATGTGACTTGTTGAACTGATACGCACCGTTCTTTTCCAGTGCATTCCAAATCTCATTTGCTTTTTCTTTCGTCAGTCCAGCCTGTTCAGAGCCGACTATAACGCCTTTAACCAGTTTACCCTCGATACGGATCTCAACTTCTGATCCCAAAGCGTTTTCAATAGTGAGTTTAGTGTCGCCGCACTTGAAGTGTTCCGCTCTGTGAACGGTCATTATCGAGCCATCTTCAAACAGAACATCGATCCAGCCAGCGCCAGCCTGAGCTTTAAATAACTCACCCATAGACGCCATTTTAGCAGCGTCCTTTTTACCAATCGCTTTACGGACAGCATCAGCCTCAGCCAAAGTAAATCCACCAAGGATCTGCACCGTTTTCATGGTCTGTTCCTGATAGAGAATAACGCCGTTGGTTTCTCTCGTGAGTTCGTCAAGTTTAGGGTGAAGTGACGCTGGCTCAGAAAAGCCTTTCGCGACTGAAACAAACGTGTCTAACATGCCTGATTGAATAGGCCCAGGTCGAAACAGTGCGGTTGTCGCAACGATAGTCTCAAATGAGATCGGATCTACGCCACCGCCCAAGTCTTTCAGAAGGTTACGCATAGGTGCGGATTCAAGCTGGAATACACCTTTAGTCCGGCCATTGGCAAAGTTTTCCATTACCTTACTTTCATCGAGTGACACTTCATTGAGGCGCACCACACCAGCCCCGTGACGTTCATCGATATAATCGACAGCCAATTGCAATAAATCGAGTGTAGCCAACCCTAAGACGTCTAATTTGATTAACCCCATGTCCTCACAATGGCGCTTATCCCAATTGATTACACGCTCGTCACCACGACGTTCAATCACCGCTCGTTCACGAATTGGCACACTGGAAACGATCATACCGGCTGCGTGACGGCCATAGCTACGCATCATGTTTTTTAACTTACAAGCTGATTCGAATGCTTTAGGGTATTTGGTTGCGTATTTATCCAGAGAAGCAAGTTCAGAACGCAATTCTTCAAGCGGCAAATCATCACCTTCTTTGACAGCCCACCCCACCTCTTTTGATACAGCTAAATCGGCGGTCGGAACGTTAAAAATCCTCGCTGAGTCACGAATGGCAGATGCCGCGCCAAGATAGGAATAGTTAACGATGCCGGCAACGTAATCCTCACCGTATTTTTCGTACAAATATTTAATTGCGAGGTGGCGTTTGGATTGTGAAAAGTCCAAGTCAGCATCGGGTAAATCCAGACGTTCTGGGTTAATGAAACGTTCAAAAAGTAAACCGTGTCGAATTGGGTCTACATCGGTAATACCCACGCACCACGCAACCAATGAACCACCTACAGAACCACGGCCAGCTCCGACAGGTATTTTTGTCTTGATAGAGTGTTGCATCAGATCGGAAACCATGAGGAAGTAACCGCAAAACCCTAAACGAGTCAGCACCTCCAACTCATATTTCATGCGACTAATGTATTCTGGCCACTGTGTTTTAGGTGGTGTGTAGCCAAACGATTTGCCGACCAGTTTTGCTTTTAATCCATCAATAGCTAACGTTTTCAGCGTAGTAGCCTCATCCTCTGCCATTTTCGGTAATGCAATACCCATCTTGTGCCAGCGATAATTACATTTGCCTATAATTTCATCCTGTATTGTTGAAACCATAGCAGGGGAGACGGCTGTTCCGGTTCTCTCATTGAACTCTTTCAGATGCTTAAGCAGATGAAAACGGTCGTTAATCGCATTGTCACGCACATAAGGTATTCTCATGCGGTGAACTTGGTCGGATTTGACGTTGTTACACACCTGATACGCAATATCTTTAAGATCGGCATCGTCAGAAGATTCGTAATAGGCCGGATAGAAAGCAACGCGCTTTAAAGATAAAGTTTCCGCTGTGATAGATGATTTGATATTAATCTGGTCGAAAAAAGGCGAATTCATTGGGTAAACGGCTGCGTATAAATCCTCACGGTTTACGGATGCCAGTTTTTCCATTACAGCCACATGGTCACGCCGACGAAACACACTGTCAAAATCCGCTGTCGTTAAGACAATATTGCCTTTGCTGTGCGTTTCAATGACTTGCGATAGATCTAAACGTGGGATCTTATAAAACTGATTTCGTTCATAACCGTAGCTCAGTAAAGAGCATAGATCAGAGAACCCCTGTTCGTTCTTTGCCATAGCGATAAACGAATAGCCAAAGTCACGATCAATTGGCAGTAATTCTTCTCCTTTTTCCTTACGTTCTTTGTTTTCGGATTCAATAAAAGGATTATCTACGATAATTAGACGTGTACCGAGTATGACTGAAACGTCCTCAGAAGCTGCCGTTTGCATTGGGATAACAGCGGATATATTCATGGTATCAGCGGATATAATCGCTTTGTAGCCTTTGTCCTTTGCGATTTGAACAGCATTAGCCGCCTTGATGGTAGACTCACCTAATGAAAAGTCAGTTCTTACGAGTAGAGCTTGCATTCTTTTTACCTCGCGTGTTTCCGCCATCCATAGGGAAACACTCAAATTTACCGAATATAGCGATCATTCTGTTTTGTGCCTCAACGTGACACGCCTCTCTGTGAGGACAAGCCTGACAGAGAAGCGATTTTTCGGAGGCGGTTAGAATTGAGCCGAAGCACCCAATCATGCGGCTTTTCCGAATAAGCGTTGTGCAAATTCAAGCGCGGCAACAGCTGACGCAGATGGGAGTTTATTGACGTAGGCTTTCTTCAAGCCAAGAATAGGATCGTTGCGCATTACACCGATTGTGCCGGCATTCAGTAATTCACGAGGGCCGATAGGTTGGGCGATTTCATGAGCTTCATAAGCCTCGCGACAACGTTTGGCGAAATTCACCAATTTTTTAGCAAGTTGTTCAGGTATACCGTTGGCAACCAAAATTGCAATTTCTTGTGCTTCTGGCATGTATTCGACTTTTGAAACCAGAGCAAAGCGTGAGTAGTTTGCGGCGTTTTGTTGGTTTGTTCCTTGATATAGCCCCGTTTCGTCGCCAGAGCCGTTTGTGTTGCCGGTAGCTAAGAATGCAAAATGTTTGTGTCGAACCGTTCTGCGCCATTCTGGTGTCGCTTCTTTCAGGATCAGCGGTTCACCCTCTAATACTGGCTGATACAGTGACAAAATTTGTGGATAGGCAAAGTCGTATTCGTCGGCCAGATAGATAAAGCCATGCTTCATTGCCAAGGTTAATAAACCCGGTTCAAAGTATGTGCGGCCATCTTTTGCAAGGATCTGACCGGTGATATGAGATTCTTCGGTTGATGCCGTGTGTTGTGAACGAATGACAGGGCGCCCAAGACGTGCCGCGATTTGCGTTGGCAATGATGATTTACCAGTGCCGGCGTGGCCCCATAAATAACCAGGCATACCTGTGGTGAACATCATCAGAATATCTTTAATTAACTCAACGTCATTAAAAACATAAGCCTTGTTAACTTCCGGCACGAATTCAGGAAACGGTCGGTTGATAAAAATATCTGTAATGATTGGTTTTCCCAAAGCATTCATCAGATGCCCCGCAGGAAGTCCAAGAACCTCATGCAAAGCTGCTTTCTCAGTGGTGTATTCAGTTATACCGGCATGACCGTGAGTATGCGTTACCGTTGCATCTAGAGAGCCAGTGCCAGAAGTTTCTGTGGCTGTTGTTGCCATACCTACTTTGGAATGAGCAGTAGATTCTTTAGCTTTCATTTTAGATTCGGCAGCTCTTAGTGCTGAAGTAGAAACGGTTTCCTTATAAGGATAGAGGCGTTTGTATTCAGCCAGAGCATCGTCAGGATTCATTGGTTCGCCATTTTTGTATTTTGGATGCTCAAGACACTTTAATGAGCCGTCTTCTGGTTTTGGCATGAAATGCGTCTTCATTAACAACTCAGGAGCACCGCAGAGAGCACAATGAATAGGCGTAATTTTTGGGGCATCAACCGCAGATGATTCGCTGACTTTTGACATTTTCTGTATAACCTTAATTTGCGTTGGTGTTATTGTTAAAACTTATATATATCTTACATAAAATAATTAAGTAAGTAATTAGATACCTATTTAAATTTAGAGGTTAATAATTATGAAAAATCTCTTTAAATACTATGGGAGCACGGCTTCAAAAAATACATAGGATTGAAGTTAGAAAACAACACCGTTTCCAAGTAAAACGTTGCGGATTCCTGTTATGACTGTTTTAGGCAAATCCTCCACAGAATCAACTCGTGTGTGGTACTTATAATAGCGGGCAGGATCATCAGTTTGTATTCCAACAGCTAATAACTCTAAATTGGCGGTTGACGTTAGAAATTCCGCAACTTCAATCAGATGATTGCCAAAACCGTTTCCTTCAGCACAAGGCGCTCCATCCGATAAAACGAGCATAATTTGTTTGTCTTCTGTTCTGCCTGCATGATGTCGTGACAGTGCCAATATGCTTTCACCGTCAACGTTATTACATAGAGGAATGCTATCAACAACGGCTCCTAATCGACCCATGCAGGTTGTGGAATTGGCTTTTTCATTCCAGTTTTTGAGTGTAGGTAAAAACAGTGGTTCATATCGATTAGCTGAAATAGCACCGTTCATACATCCGACAGTTGTGAATCCAGAAATAAGATTCGGCACGCGAATTTTATCCAGTGCATCAGACAGTGCATAAGCCGAAGCCACCGCCAGTTCAATACGTGTCCCCCCCATAGAACCAGAAAGGTCAATAACAATCTGAACCGCCGCATTTACCGCTTTATGGTCATATTTCTTTGAGAATACACGGTCGTCGTTGATTGACGGTACAGTGATTTTCCAAAGACTTGATGAATTGATCTTGCCACGGCGCAAACCATTTACTTTTTGCACTCGGTTTTTACTTGCAATCGCACGTTCGAGATCTTTTGATAATGTTTGATACTTGTTGGATAAATAAGGTTCTACGTCACGTCTGAAAATAGCAAGATCCCTTTTTTTATCCAATTCATAATAGGAGGTGTGCTTCTCAACCCAATCAGCGCTACCAACCGTTCCGCCTTTTCTGATAAAATCCTCTGCATCTTCCAAAAGCCCCATAAAGTCGTTGGATCGGGTGTATGGTGTATACGAACCATCTTTAATTGACTTAATTTCATCGGAGATCATTGCACTTGTTACATCCTCAGTGCTTATTGTCTCAGGGGCATCCTCGGAGTCCAATTCTTCTAAGTCGCGTTCTGTAAGTTTTTCATCGTCGGGGTGAACTTTATCAGGCTCATCTTTTTTCCCCGTTTCGTGAGACGTAACTTCATCTTCTGTACGGTCATTGCCTCCCATGTAACTATCGCTACCAGTATCAAAATCAGAGCTATTTGTTGATTCGGATGAATTTCGGGTTTTACTGCCAGAGTTGGGTGTTTCTTCATCACCGCCTATAAGTTTTGATTTGTCACTATCTGACTCCCGATCATAGGTTGATTGCTTAGATATCGTGTCTTCTTTAGTACCCGGAGCTATTTCAGGCTTTCCAGTGATGGTTTCTTTGGTGCTAATGTTATCTGAATCATCCTCGTATTCACCAGAGGTATCTCCTGATTTTTCTGATAGAAAATCGTTTGGTTTTTCCTTATTTTTAAGATACGTATCTGAATACGTATTATTGGTTTTATCAGAAATCGGAGGTTTTTCTTTTTTCTTTCCTTCTAATTCACGGAAAGCTCGAAGTAGGTCTGCGGCCAATTTAGCAGATCCCTCAGAGTTGTTGATTCGGTTCAGTCGTGCTCTATAGCGAATTGAATCAAGTACGGACATTTCGTCTTCAAACATATCCCAATAGGGTTCCATAAAATCTATAAATGGGATGTGACCACACATTGCACGAGAAGCTGGCATTAAAAATACATTTAAAAATAATAATTTAGTGTTGCATCCATAGTGCTTGATATGATCGCTAATGTTGCCTTTAAAATAGTTTTCAATAATATGCTTTTGGGTTTTCAACAGGTTTTGTTTACTGCCGGCGAAAATGAGCGCCATTTTTCGCTCGATGTAGGTATCTTCAATAACGTTCCAGACGTGGTGAGCTTTTTTACCCGCCATTCTTTTTGCCATCGACGAATCGGTGAATAGAACGTGCGCGACTTCATGATCGATAAAACCACGAATAGCGTTCAATAGATTGTCCGAGGCTGTGTCTGGTATTGACGGTATATTGATATATTCTACTTTGCCAGTCTTTTTATTATATGCGCAATATGCTTGATCGCCGAAGTCTACTACTCTGATTTTTTGGGAGGAAAGTAAACTAACTACCGTTTGAACTGATTCTCTAAACGACAAAACTTCCTGTCGTATTTTTCTGGTTTTTTTCATCGTATTTTGCCTTTTGATTGACGCTTTGTGTGCCAAAATAATAAAAAAAGCGTATAGGCAGTCAAGCTATACGCTTTTTTTACTTAGGTTGTGTTAAGAAATACGAGAAAGAACTCTGACTGAACCGTTGTCTGCAATGCTGTATGCTGTCTTACCCACAATGATCGAATGTATGATCAGGTTCTCGCTAGAGAAAACCGTCTTCATAGCATCAGAAAATTCAGTAACCACTTCGGCAAATTCATCTTCGGTCAACATAATTGAATGACCAACTCTTACACTGTTAACGTTATTTGCTACGGTTACCATAATGGTGAATGCCTCGATTGTACGTAATTATTTACTGACTAATTATATTATATGTTATATGTCTTTAGGCTTTTAATTATATAAATTACCTAGTGAAAAAGGCAATGATTTTTATTCTCGTGAGTGAAAATAGAAAATTTCATTCAATTTTTTGTCTTATAACACAGATTAGCCAGTTTTATTATTTCATTCTGTAACCTTAAGTAGATATGTATTTACTTATATATTTCTTAAAGTGTATATTGTTACAAGAGCATATTTAGTATAAAAATTCCAATAGATAAGGCAAAATAATGAGTAAAAACGTAATTGGCGACTTTTTGACAGCTGCGATTATAGCAAGTGGAAAATCGCAGGCTCAAATTGCGGAAGAGGTCGGGTACTCCGCACATAACAATATTTCCATGTTGAAATCAGGAAAAATGCTATTTCCGCCTGAAAAAATTCCTGCTTTTGCAAAAGCGTTAAATTTGGATGAAGGTGTTCTGTTTCGCGTGGTGATGCAAACTAGATACCCTGATATCTTTGGTATCTATATCCGCAATTCTGACGTTCTTTCTGCCGATGAAGCACAAGTGTTAAATGCTTACCGTAAATTTCGTGGTAGTGAGATTACCGATAGCGCAGCAGCAACTATGAAAGCCGATGAATTCATCAAATCAGGCACATCTCAAGGTTAGTTTTCTACTTCGCAGTAGACTTTCGAGGTTGGTGGCAACTTCAATCCATCAACCTCGAAATCATGATTTAATTCTCTGTAAGATCCAACATTCACAATTTGTTTTATCTCGTCAGAATACAAGGTTAAAGCTTCTCTCATTTGTTCAAAATAATCATGCCTGTCGTACACTTTGTCGATACCTTCAAGAGCGTGATTCATGATCTTACGAGATACGTCATTCTGCACCCCTAAAGAAGACAGTTTAGTTCTGGCTGTTCGTCGTAAATCACGAGGCATAAATTCATCCAGGCCAAAATGAACTCGGTCACGAACCATTCTACGGATTGCCTGAGCCGGAGCACCCTTCGACATTGGATGCGAGATATTTTTAGGTGATGGACAAAGCCATTCGCTATTTGGTGTACTGGCAAACAAGTTGTCGAGACACACTCGCATTAAGGGGCTGATCGGCAGAGTGTGGTCGCGTCTTGATTTGTTTCGATTTCCTTGTCTCCATATACCGGAATTTAAATTAAACTCAGATTTTTCCGCTCTAAAAACTTCATCTGGTCTTCTGGCGCTTAATAGGCAAAGCCTTAGTCCCCATCTGATTTGTTCACTGAAATCCCACATATCAAGTCCATGCCAAAAGCACCATATTTCGGCATCAGAGAGTGAACGACTTCTGGGTTCGGCCGTTTTTCCACCTACATCTTTACGTGTCATAGAAGCAAGCGGGTTATGTTCAATATAGCCTTGATGTTCGCACCATGACAGAAATTGTTTGGTTAATGCGAAGACCCTCTTTGCTTCATTTACCTTCCCTTCTGAAAGTAAGTAGTTAAATACTCTATTCAATTTAATTTTGTTGCATTCTTCAATGTTTATGTTACCAATCATAGGTATAACATGAGTAATTAGCGATGAAACAGCGATTTCTGGTCTTCTGCGTGTTAAAAATAAGGAAACCTTTAACCATATCATTATAATGTCTTTTACTAATCGACCATTATCCGCTCTATCTTCCAATGTAATAAGTGATGTGATACCTATCACATTGATATAATCTATAGTTATTTTTCCGACATGTTCAGCCTTGTTATATGGCTCATTATTTTCATTTCTATTCATTTTTTACCTTATTTATTTAAATGCTCTTTATAAGAACAAATATAGCTCAAAAGTGAATGTGACTCCAGACTAACTACGTCTGGAGTCACATGGGTGTGTTTTAGTGAATTATGATTCGAAAAGGGAGTAGGACTCCGCTCGTTGTTGCCGTGAATGATTTAATACCCTATGGTGATAAAATGGACAGATATCAATACATCTAATTACATAGATGTATTAGTGCCTAGTATATTTTGGCACATTAACTACTCAATAAAAGGAGGCCATAATGGCAGTACAGAGTGGAAATGTTGGCAGTAGTGTTGTTACTGAATTTGGTGAGCGGTCTATGTTAGTGGCGGGTGCAAAAGCGGGTTTAAAGCCGCCATTTGCTATGTCTGCATTTGTTAATAAATCTGCGGGTTCAATTGTTACTTTTGCGTCTGGTACTTGGTCTGATTATTCAGATGGTTACGCAGACAAAAAACAATTCTGGGGGTATTCGGGTATTTCACCACATAGAACTATCCTTGTGCCTGATAGGAAAATCGGAAATATAAGCCCGCAATTGTACTATAAAGGCAATCAATTGGTTTTTTTGGTCGTTCTCGAATACTTAACTGATGGATGGAATACGGCGGAAGGCACTTATCTAGGGTTTAAGGATTATGCCAATGTAGGCGGTTCTTTAACGCTCAGAATCAATGACCAACCTTATGTTTTTACTGGCGGTAATCACAGTGCTGGGCCGAATGACGCACGTAGCCCTTATATATATATTTGTAACAATAAGAGCATCAATTCGGTAATTAAAAGTGGTGGTGAAAAGAAAATATCTGTTTCATAGATATAAAGGGGGTTTGCGTCAAATTCAGCGAAAATTTCCATAATTTTAAAATTATCTAACTATTTTAAAATGTTGAATGCACATAATCAGCCAGCTTCTCCCAGTATGGGCTTTGCTAGAAGACTTATTACCCACTCTATCTAGAAACGGCATTTGTATTGATAAAAGTGAACCTTAAATTATATTAATTCATAAAGTTTAAAGAAACTTCTCAAAAAAATAGAAAAGCCGATGTGTAAACTTCGGCTCCCTAACCTGCTGAATTATAGCAGCAAGAATATCAGCAAACAGGGGCTTTATATGCCAGAGATTTCATCTGTTCTTCCTTGTGAATCGATTTGATGGACTTTATTGTGTCCAGATCATTATTCTTATCCATGTTTGACATGGATAAGAATAATATGCTCATCTCAAGAAGTTTTTACTGAATCTACAGCCTTCTTTACAACATGGGGTCGTGACCGACCACAGTGCGCGGGTCGGTGCAGCGCAGGACATGACCGAATCGGGAGCCTCGCCCAGATCATGCACGAAAGGCACTGGAAAAAACCCGAAACCGTGTTGGGCTATATTCGCAATATTGAGGCGAAAAAGAGCGTGATGATTGAGTTGGTGGAGGGGCGTGCTCCCGCGGAAACACGTCGAAGGGCATAACGTATTAATTCGAGAGCCTTATAGGCGCATATGAAAAATCCCCGGCTATGCCGAGGGATACTTATTCACTTTTGGCATTAAGTATTAATTATTAAACAGCATTAATTATAATACCAGAAATGTAACCATCACCATCCCCATTTATATATGAGGTGGTTTTTAATGTAACATCTATAGCTTGAGATAAAGCAAAAAGTAAAGTGGTATATACTCCAATCCCTTCTATTTGTTTATCAGGATAAGCCAGAAGAAATTTGTCATGAATTTTTCCAAATCTGTCCTTAAATGTTACTCTAACATTATTATTTGCAATACCCCCTAACTCAGTTTCTAGTCTAATGATAGTCACTACATCAATAACATTATTTTTTTCAGAGGTTACTTTATTCATATTTTTTCCTTGTTAATAACATAATCTTTGTTTATGTTGTTTTATAATGTAACTGTATAACTATTGATTTAATTCTATTTCTTTGTATGCTGCGCCACTACTTAAAAGCCCAATTAAAGTAGTAATTAATGTAATTAAATTTTCACTTTCATATTTTGAATAATTTTCTTTAATAATAGGTTTTATAACCTTACTGACATTTTTCCAATCGTTTCTTTCTAATGCCCCTTTCATGCCTTTCATCATATCTTCTAAATCTTTAACTTTTGACAGAATATGAACAATGATGTCTTGATAATAAAGCTTTATTCCATAAAGCGCATCCGAAAGATTTAACAATCCATTATTTATCACATGAGAAATTAAAAACTCTTGCTGACTTTTAAATAAATTTTTTGTCTTCCTAGAAGATTGTTCTAATACTACATTGTAGCTATCTGCTGCATTCTCTAAGTTACGCTCAGCAATAATACTAGTAAATAAAAGACCAACTATACCAACGCAAAGCATTGCTATAGTGACACCAGCAGGGGCTGGCGCAGGCACAATGTTATTATTGATATGCTCAGAGGGACGCAAGTGATATCTTTCTATATTATTTATAAATTCTGAAGTATCTCCGCCATTATTTAGATAAAGCTTGGCTTTAGCAATTTGTCTAATAAGAGTTTGGGATTGTATTTTTACTTTTGCTAGCACGTCATCAAGTTCATTAATTTCCTCTTTAAATTCCAAAGATGCTTTTCTTAATAATACTGCATCTTCACTTTTGGATTTTGCTTTAAATGTGTCAATAAATTTTTTTGTTGAAATTAATTTATCAATTAACACGTGGTCGGTTTTAAAACCTTCGATTTCTTTCCTGGCTAGATTAAGTTCCATAACAGCATCATTACTATACCCTCTTATATCTGATATAATTGGCCACCAGCTATTTAAACTGGTATTGAATTTTTCCATTGAAGAATCAATTCTTTTTAGGTGTTTATTTATTATGTTAAACTTATATAGAATGGAAGTATAAATATGTAAATCACTATCTAAAACGCTTTTGTTATTTAAATGAAAATCTTTTCTCTCTGAATAAATATTATCATCGATAGAATCCTGTACATTATTAATTATTTTATTTAATACTCTTGAAGTAGGAGTTTTGGGTGATATTGCTAAATTACCCCTTTTTAAGATTATTACACTTTTGCTAAGTTGATGGCAGGCGCTGATAAATTCAATGATTTTCCAATTATAATATGGTTGTTCAAATTCATTATTTTCCATACTAACCCCTAGCTTTAATTATAAAAAATTCAGTGAGATTTAATTTTTTATGATCTTACATTGAAATGTAAATTTCAATGACGTTATAAATGATGTAAAAGAATTTCTTTTCATGATATTTCATTTTTTATTTGAACTTTATGTTTTTTTATTTCTATCTTTCTTTTATCTACATACAAAAGCTCACAACCGGGAATTATTTTTCTGAAAGGATTAGTCTTCTCGGTATTAATCGAATTGGTTGGATTAGAAACACTGGTAGAAATGTCCTACCAGTGGATTGTTGTTAACAAAACCGTGTCGCCTGAATCATTGAGTTTTTCGATGAGATTTATTGCGCTTTAGGTTCATAAATACTGCCGCCATCATCCCGCTCTAATAATGTCCAGCGTACCTGATGCACTTTGCCATTTTTGTCTGTCCATTCAGGCATGATTTGTTCCTGTTGCAACTGGGCATATTGCAGGCTGCCATCAATAAAGGCAGACCACCGTCCTGTGTGGGGGCAAGTTTCACCACTTACGCCTGTTATGCGCACAGGCTCATCGACAGTGGATTTTTTCTGTTCCGGTATTGCTGGCGGCAGCTCAACATCAAAACGTCTTAACCACTGCGCGGTAGAAGCTGTATCAAAACGAATTTCGCCGGCGATAGAGCCATAATAAAGGTAAACCAATTGATTGAACGCAGGTCATGGCGATTATGTTTATTGGTATTTGAATTAGTAATATCAACACCTAAAAATTCTTGGCCTATTTCATATTCAAGGTGTTGGTATCTTTCTCTCTCAAAACCCTGCTGTATACCCAACCCTGCCAAACCATGCATCGGATTTAATATTATGCAGAACTTATTTAATAAATCCTCAAGATAAATTCCCCCTTTTGCTTTTAATTTACTCAAAGGAAGATAAAATGAAAAATAACTGACACGGCCATGTATATATTCATACCAATCTGCGGGTGATCCCATTTCTATTTTATATTGACTAGCATAATGATAGCCTTCTTCCTCCCCCAGAAACAATCCATATTATCACTGTCACCTTCCGTAATACGGTGACAATGTTGTTCCAGCGTGGTGTCATGGTAATATTCAGGTTTATTCGGGTCATGAAATCCCCAGCGCAATTTATCGCCAAACTCCCGGTGGTATAATGCAAAAGCGTCAGCCATCCGTTGCCGATTTTCGGGTAAGTACCCCTGATCCATATAAAAATAAGCAACTAGCCCGACCTGAAGCGCATTATAGTTATCCGGATCATCCTCAGCACCGTAAGTAAATTCCCATTCTGCCTGCTTAAATTTTTCAAAGAAATCCATATGCTGTTTACCTTTAAATTAATCGGGCCAATAAATATAATCCTAGCTGGATTGTGACGGGTCATTTAAAAATTTCATGGTTTGGGCAAGGCCTTCATACTCCGGCGTCATTTTGTACGCTTCTGAATGGGTTTCGGCCACAGCATAAGTGCTCGCCGCACCACTACCTACCGCGATGCCAGTGCCGATTGTCCGCGCATACCGGATAGCCTGAGCGCCAATATAACCGATTAAAACGTCTGCTTCGGCGGCGGCTCCGGTTACTGCGGTTGCTGTTGTTGTTGCGGCGGTAGCAAGGGCGGCCCCGCTACCAGCGACAAACAGAGGTGCGCCCAATACCGCCCCTAATTTTCCTCGGGCCTCTTCCAGTTCCCGCTCCTGTGCAATACGCAAGGCAGGGTATATGCAAATCCATTTAGCTTCCCGGTCACTATCATTGATTGGGAAGAAAACCCATGATGAGCAAGAGATATTGACGTCATTGCTCAGCAAACAGCAGAGTGTGTTCGGATTGCATTACGTTAAAATAATTAATCGTAACAAATGACAGGTGGTGCTTTTTCAGAAAGAAAATGTACTCTTTTTATCCGGTTAAAACCATAAAAATATGGACTGAAGGAGAAAGGGGGAGGCGCGTCCACTCACCGTATGCATACGCCCGGGTATAGAAAAACCGATGTAGATACATCGGCTCCTCAATGCACAAATCCAACCCAAACAGGGTGTTTTCGCTGAATTATCGGATTAAGAATATCCGGAAAAAGGTATTTTGTTCTCGCAATAGATTTAATCTTCGTGAATTTGCGTTTTCACATGATCCCATTTTATGGAATCTATGGTGTTTTTAAAGTCTTCCATAGTAATTTTGAAGCCTTCAAAGGCTTTTTCGTATTTCCGTGTTTTTGTTGTCAGCGTAGCAATGAGTTCATTTTCGAATTCATAGTCATGGCAAAAATTCTTTTTGTACAGGAGTAAAACTTGCTCCGCGAAGACATCATCATCGATGTAGAAATAACAGGGTGGAACATCTAAAATCGCAGCAATCTTGCAGGCAACATCATATGGCGGGGATAAAACGCCTCTTTCATATCGACCTATTTTTAATTTTGCCTGATCTTTACTCGTTGCTCCCAATGCTTCACCAACCTCTCGCTGTGAGAGGTTTTTTGCTTTTCTTGCATCTATCAATCTTTGTGGGTTCATATATAAAAAATATTAACCTTATCTACAGTTGTATCTTGATTCTTTTTTACCATTGTTAGAGAATACGCAAAAGACATCTTATTTTGACTCCAGTATCAAATAAAGATGCCTAGTGGAGTGAAGGGTTTCCTACAACCCGATTATTCACCAGGGAATATTAAAAGTTACACAAATAATTATAACGAATGAAACTATTTTCATCTGACTATTTTTGTTAAATCGCGAGGTTTATCTTGAAGAAGGAAAACACGTATTTTCAGGTCATTGATTTTTTAAGCACATTGAAGTGGCAATCTGAAAGTACTCAGGCGTTGTCCGGGCAAATTTATCAACGCATTTTATGCGCCAACAACCCGGTTTTTATCGGAATGTCTTGTCTCTTTGTCTTGTTAAAAGACTGGCTTGATGCCGGCCAGGCTTGTCCTTTGCAATCCAAATACAACAAGGTGGCTGAAGAGCTGATCCAATTGTTCTATTGCCCGGTCATGTTGCCGACAGACGTAAATGAAATAACCCATTGATAATCCGTTTTATTATTAAAACCGAGGGGTCATTACCCCTTATTTTCATAAGGCAGGAGAATTTTATTCTGGCACCCGCATTTTGTTGTCTATACTGCCTCTCTCAGTATAGACAGCCATTTTTTAATGACCTCTGAGAGACACATTTATGCATAAAATTATATCAAGAGCCATTGGTCAACGTATCCGAATGCGACGGGAAATATTGGGTTGGAATATGCAGACATTAGTCGAAAAAATGGGTCTGTCTCAGCAACAACTGTCCAGATACGAATCAGGTGATAGTCAAGTCACCGCGCGTAGACTATTTCATATTGCCGTCATATTAGACACCGATATTCATTGGTTTTTTGCGGATTGTAATCTCCATGTAGAAAAACATCGCCATGAAAACCATTGGGATCGTCATTCCTAGCGTAAACGATAATGATACCACCTCTCATCAGCAGGCTTATGTATGCTCAATCGATGAGTCAAGAGCAGCGTTTCTGAATATTTTTTTTCAAATAGCGACCAACAAAGGGGAGTTTTTGATGACAGTACCAGAAAATATCTTCAATCGGATATCGACCTGCGCATCACCAAGGTCAGGGCCTTAATTTTAGACCGAACGCCAGCGGAAATCTGCCAGTTAGTAACTGATTCTGTTTCTGTCCGTGATTTAATGATGGCGCTGAACTATTTTAATGCTTTAAATCGGCAAAGAGACCGATCTGACGATAAAAATCTGCATTACGATTTTTCAAAATCCATTGAAAATCTCGAAATCGCGCTTTCGGTACTTGCCGATACACCTCAAGACGAAGCCCTAACAGAAACGGGTATTATCTTAAATCAGAACCACCCGCATAGCGGGCTGTCTCTTGATCACAAGTCTTGCTCGATAGACTGTGCCAGCTCATAACCTTCAAGGATGGCTTGTAATCTTAGCCATCCTTCCCACAACGTTTTGACTGAGGCTCTACCATTTTGCTTGCTATTTTTCCAACCGCCTAATTTGGCAAGGTGCTCGTAAGCCCATTTAGCCGTAGGTGGGATTTCAGGAAGCGCTATGTTTTCACTTTGAAGCCAAAGGAGTTTCCAAGCTTTTGGTGACAATATTTTTTCACAGTGAATATCTTCATATTGTTCATTAGCAAATTTTAATTGGAATAGCCTGACCGCTAAAAAAGCATAAATTGTCGCTAATCTATCGAGATTATTTTTGCTTTGAACTCTGAGTTTTTCTACATGAGTCCCTTCGCTTTTCCAGATTTTATGATATTCCTCGATTAGCCAACGTTTTTCGTAATAACCCACGATTTTAAGGGCATCATCTTTATTATTGATTGGCTCATTCGTTAAGATATGCCAAATGAGCTTCTTATCCTCACTGCCTATTTCTGAGCAGCCTACATAGTAGAGAGGAATTGCACTCCCCTTTCTATTGGACGGGGTTTTCAATGTGACAGGCGCATATTTTATATCAAGCGTCACGGTTTTTGCTTTCCGTCCCCCTCTTTGAGCTAACCGTATTTGTCGTTGCCCGACACTCTTAAGCTCGGAGGCAAATTGATATAATTTATTTGAGGAGCCATTGGTCGATCCGGATAGTTTTCAATGGATGGATCGTAATGGTCGTAAAACATGATGCGACTGGCTTTATATTCCGTCAGCATCATTAATAAAGCGGGGCAAGCGACGTTATCCAAAGCATATGTGCACTCTTTAAACATGCCAGCCCTCCCAAGGCGCTTTTCTTTCTTAGCCTTAACGATGTGCTGGCATAGTGTGTATGACTGTAGATTTCCGGTTGTGTCGCAGTGGATGCGAAAAGCATTGGTGGGGCATAACGATTTATCTACGCCTTCTGGCAAATTTGTAACACTTTCTTTTACTTTTAACTCGTACATAATTATAGCCTTATGATAGTTATGCGCTTACGTATTTTATAAGCGCATAATATCGTAATGATAGAGGCGAAAAACTAATTTAAAACGGTTTAGAACATGCCAGCCATGCCAGCCAATTTTGATCCACGTAACTGAATATCCGCAATAGAAGACGAGGCCGCTTTCAAGCCGTAGGAAATCGCTTGCTCTTTCATCATCCCCATCTCTGCAACAGCTTGAGAGGTAAGACGTGCAGAGCGATTGATTATATTGTCAGCGAAAGAGTTGGCGAGCTGAATTAAGTCTAAGCCAGAGTTCAACTGTGTCATAATTTGCACCCCTTGATGATCCTTAATATGTCGCAATACATCACCTGATTCGCCTTTAACAGTATGATAATCAGGCATAGTTGCCGATACTTTATTGTTAAATAGCAATTCCAAAGAGGCAAAGCCTGAGTTTTCCGGTAGTTTATTTTCATGTAATACGGCGTGAAATTCCGCCATTGGCATGCCGATAAATTCTTCGTCGGATTGTTTTCTGTACTCACGGGTAAACGAATCAAAAACCTTCAGTGGTGGCTTAGAATCAAAATCAGAAGTAACGGCCACCAGCATATTGTCACAAAATCCAATCATGTAAGTGAGAGGCGTTCTGACCTTTAATTTGGCTGATTTCTTAATAAAATCAATCATATAAACTAAATCGAATAAGGAATCTGAATCGCGCAGACGGATGTGCTGAATCTCAAGACACACTTTATCAGGGCTGTAAAAAAACGTTTCTGACGTGAGGCGTTCAAATTCACGCTCCATTGTTTCGATACCAGTACTGATAATATCTGGTTGTTCGTCAGTCTCAACACCGTTGAATCCGTCAAGAGCCTTAATCTTTTCGATAAAAGTGGAATTATCCATTTTGCTTCTTACCTCTTTCATTTTTTTACTTATCTTATACATATAAGATGTAAGTTAATACCTATTGTTGTGAGCAAATAGCGTTATGCCCTTTGATTAATAATTCCAAAGAAAGGCGTTGATTGAACGGTTTCGAGCGGTAATAGGCTTCAATAATCTCACTATCACTCGATCCGCCGGCATCTTGCCCCTCATTTCTGAACGCCGCAATTTTGACGTTAAGACCGATTGATTGCAGTTTCTTGGCAGCTTTGATTGTGTTCTTAACAGCTTGTTTCTCTGAATCCCACAGCATCACAACGTTTTTTAAGCCAGTTTCTTTTAATGTGAGGAAGCTACCTAACTGATCTTGCCCTTCTTCTGCCAAATCACCAGAAAGGTGCATACCAAACGTACCTATAGGCTCAACATGTTCTCTAAATGATTCTTCTTTGAATAAGGCGCGCTTAACTGCGAATACGTCAAAAACACCCTCTAACAGTACAACGGTAGATTTACCCATTGCGTTATGTCCGTTATATAAAAAACGCCCGGAAGCTGGCAGAGTGGACGGGAACAGATATTTCTTCTCTGCTGTGTTGGTAACGTCACGCCCCTGAAACGTACAGAAGTTGCCGGCCAAATCATAAATAGGGATCAGAATCCGCATCGAAAAGTCTTGTGTTGTTATTCGTCCACTAAAATCGTGATATATGTGTGAACCGTTAACGATGAATCGGAGGTCAAAGTATTTGACCAATTCAGGCGATATGTTCCTCTCAACGAGGTAATCAGGTATACGGCCATCTGGTAAGGGTAGAAGATAATGAGGTGGAAGATCGACCTTACGAGTCAAATCAATCTTACTTTCCAACCTCACTTCTTTCTCTTTCGGTCGCCAGCCCTGCTCTAATAACTGAGCATCGATGTAGTTTGTTAATTCACGCTTTTCTAACCCTGAATATCGTTGTAGAAACCGGTAGACGTTAAACTGATCATCAATAGGATGGCTACCAGCGAAACAGACACCAAGTTTTGTTTTCGGGTTAAAGTAGACTTTCCAATTATGACTACCACATGTAGGGCATTCTCTTAGGTTCAGCTCAAGACCCGTTTTTCCGGTGGTTCTGCGGTAAGTAATGCCTTCGAGATCAAAAAACTGCTCTATGTCGAACTCGATTAACTTCTCTTTTAGATCATTGTTTATTCGCATAACTTACTATTTCTTTTGACTTATATTAAATAGCAATAAAGTCACTGATGCTGAGTAGTATCACTGACAGTTTGTGTTTTTTATAGACTTTTTATGATCGGGAGTCAGACTATATAATATCAATAATACGTTTAATAAATCGCATCTGATCGAGGTTCTGCTCTATACGAACGCTCACTTCACCTTTTTGGTTACGGGAACCAGCGATATACAATCGAGCCTCACCTTTGGCTTTTTCTTCTTCCGTTTTGTTGATCGTGATAATCAAGTCAGCGATACGCACTTTCTCAACGTTATCTGCCGCATGCATCATTGTGGCCACCTCGGACGAACCACCCTCACGGTTAGTCTGTGATGCCGTTATGCCTGCGACATTATATGTATCGAAAATAGCACGGGTATCGGTGTAGATGTTTTTCACATCCTCACGTACATCACCGCTTCGATAGTTAGGTTTCATCAGGTCAGCGTAGTCGATGATCAGCATATCGAGCGTTACACCGGTAGCGATAATGCCCTCAACCATACGAACAATATCGTTCGGCGCGACCGTACCTGGCGGACGCTGAATGACGAACATTTTGCCAACCTTACCGGTTGCCCCAAGTTCTTTAAGTTTTGCTGATACACGCTCTCGGCTATCGACCAGCTCGTCCATATCTGTTTCAGATAATCGGGCATCAAATCGATCGGCCACTATCTCCTTGTGAACTTCCAGAGACACGTAAAGCACGTTAAAACCCGCCAGTGCCGCGTTGACACCAAACTCACCCATACCCGTTGATTTACCGGACTTAGCAAACCCCATAAATAGGGTCATTTCTTTACGACCCCATCCTTTGTGATAAAGCAAAGCATCGATTGCACGGTAACCGGTTGTGATACCTTGTGGCGGAGCTTCACCGCTAGCGCGTTTTTCACGAGCCTCAAATCGCGTAGCAGATTCAGAGAAATAGTCGTATACCTCGGTATTTCCCTGACCGCCAAGGTGCTTAACCTTATCCATGATTTGCATGGCTTTATCAAAATCACCTTTGTCTTTGAACTCAGCCGCCTTAATCATAGCGTTATCGAAAGCAACTGAACGAGCAAATAACGTTACCTGATCAACCATATACTGGGAGTCGGTCAGCTTCACATCGTTGATTTTCGCAATAGCTGTTTTCACATCAGGCACGTATTCTGGCCTTATTGCCTTGGCCTTTACATCATTGGTAATTAATGTAATTAAAGTCGGCATCGATGGCGGTTGCTTGTACATTTTGTAAAAGCGTCCGGCGGCCGAAACCAGAAACGACAGAGCCTTGTTGTCAAACTGTTTTGGCTCAACCAAGTCATGAGCCTGAGTTACAAAACGGTAATCACGGCAGTAATATGCGGCGAGCATCGTTTGGAAATTCTCGTCAAAGCGATCCGATAATGAAGCGCTTGTGTGTTCCAATTCTAATTCTGATGAAGGCATTCAAATTTCCCTCAACAAGCGGAAGAATGAAGGTTTTGGACACTTTCAATAGATGAGTAGTTCACCGTTTTGAAAGTATTAAGATCGTTGTGACCGGCTTCATCAACCAGAACTGACAGATC